GAACTGGCCAATCGGGCATCGTTTCCAGAACTGGCCAATTGGGCATCGTTTCCAGAACTGGCCAATTGGGCATCGTTTCCAGAACTGGCCAATTGGGCATCGTTTCCAGAACTGGCCAATTGGGCATCGTTTCCAGAACTGGCCAATCGGGCACCGTATCCAGAACTGGCCAATTGGGCATCGTATCCAGAACTGGCCAATCGGGCACCGTATCCAGAACTGGCCAATTGGGCACCGTTATCGCCACTTGCATTGACGGACTTAACAATCGCCATTGCATCAATCAGTCGATGTCGGCCAGAGTTAATCAGATTCCAAGCCGACGAAAACGACCCACAGTGAATCACGTCGCCGCGACGGATCTTGCATTTCGATTTGCCTTCGAGTTCACCGACAATATCATCCGGGAAGGCAGCGATGATCAACCATTTATCGATGATAATGTCGTAATCCGATCCTTCACCGAGCCCCATTCCCCACGGCCATCCATGCAGACCGCCGCCGCATTGAGTTGACGGCTCGAAGTCAGGACATTTGACCACTCCCGATTCTGGATATTTGAAATCGTTGCTTGATGTCATATCCGCATTGCAGCGGCGGAGAATTAACACCTTGTCGCCACCATCGGTCCAGAGATGAGGTTTCTGCATTTCTGCAACTGTCGTTTCGTCGGCCATTGTTTTCTCCATTAAATTTGTGATTCAGTCGGTTTGTTATATTCGTTCAATCCTACCCGCTTCGATAATGCCTTCGTCCGATTCTACATCCCAATCGCCAGTGCAGACGCCAGCGAATCGTCCACGTCCTTTTGCTCTCGCGGCTCCCATTGCAGCCATGCGAGCCTTCCCGGCGGTTTCATATCCACGAACCATTTATCGAGGCCCAGCGGGCTATCTTCGAAGATAGTGTCAATCTTGTACGAGAACTGCTTTTTGCAGGTCCTAACATTGCATTGAAGTTGTGGACGGCCCTTAACTGGAGTCACCGATTTACCGCCGCATTTCGGACAAACAATCTCACCATCAGGCCACTTCAGGTCGGCCATGACCTCATTGCATCGGGCCGGATCAGAGAAGTACCGGACGGCTTCGATCAGAGTTTTTGGAAGGTCGGACATTCTTCATTCTCCAGCAAGTTCAATACGGGTTACATCCGTTCCACCAAATCGGTAGCCACTCTTTTCCAAAAACTCCACTGCTTCGGAAAACTTATCAAATTTTCTACCCAAAACGTGATAGTGCTGCCCAGGCTGGAAGCGGGTTACGCGAGTCATTGGAAGGCCATTCGGATTGCTCCAGTCGATCACAAATTGGAACGCCGCTTTCCGATCATGTCGACGCATCGTACTAATCAGCATGTAAAACAGAGCACCGTTGGTTTGGAGTTCCCTCTTCAAATTGATTTTCTCAAGGATGCTCCGGGAAGCATACGCTGCAAATCCCGGAGTGCATCCCAAAGCAATAAGCCCCTTGATTTCTCGAATGTTCATTTCTCAAACCCTTGGAAGAAGCGTGATTTCCAGCCCGAACACCATCGCGATTCCAGCGTGCTTTGTTCCCTTGTGTTGCTTGATTTTCCACTCTGGCTCTTTATCAAGCCGAACAGTGACACCGCAGTATCCGTGTTCAACGAAATAGCTTTCCACAACGCCTGTGCCCAACGTATTGAAGTTAATCCTGACCGACTGTCCGATTTGCGGAATTGGATAGCAGCCAGACCACTTAATCACCGACTCGTCTCCCGAGTTTTCTTCAGTTCTCAGGACGATCCCTTCAGGAAGATCCGTCAGACCGTACTGTGTTGCAGGATTGGTGGTTGTCGTCATATTCAAATTCCTTCGTTTACTGGAGGTTCATTTGCGAATTCGCCGCGTCTGTTTTTGTAATCGTTGTAGATTCGAATCTGTTCTTTTGCCCATGCCTCAGCAAAGTGCCAATTTCCGCCGAATCGCGACCGGAACAGTTTCGATTGCGTTCGCTTTGGCGTCTTGATGGTTGCTCGAACGCAAAGCTTTGTGTGTTTAATTACGGCTTTCATGTTCCCGTCTTCACTGTAGAGTTCCATGTCATCAATCTCCAGAAAACACTGCGTTGGACCTCGACAGGATTCGACATCCGCAATCGAGAAGCAGAATCCGTCCATCGCCGCCAACAATATCCTTTTCAGATCCGCAGTTCGGGCAAGTCATGCTCGTTCGGCATTCGTCTGGAATTTCCTCTGGCGTGATTTGATCGAGCGGGACGCATTCAGAGAAATCCATCGAGAACGGCTCGCCATATCCGCCGACTTCCCTTGGATTGCTGATGAATCCGTGAGTAGGAGCAGTTTCAGACAACTCCCGCATTCGCTCCACCGAGTCAGGGACGAACATTTGTTCCAATGTGCAGAAGTCGTCCGCCATCAAACATCCAGCCCACCAATAATTAAACAGCCCGCTCGCGTCACGAACCAGAAAACCTTTGTCATTGTCGTTCCACACTGTGTAGTCAGCCTTCAACATGATTCATTCCTTTTCGAGTTCCGCAACCGCGAAGTGCGATTGACTGAGTATATTATCGTCTCCCGAATGTTCTGAGTCAACTACTAATCGTGAGAAATGAAAATTATTTCAAAAGTTCTGAGCGAAGTATATCGTTACCATTCGAATCGCGAAGCCTTGGGAGCCAAGCTCCATCGAACGATTGCCGCCTGGACATCTTCCATTGAGCGATATCGACCGATTTCGAAACCGCAGTCGTCTTCGTATTGCGATTCGGAATCAAAGGCGGTGACATGATATCGCCCCATCACGGCACGGACCTCGAAGAACGATCCTTGATGCGTCGCGTTATATGCCCATGCGAATAGCTGTGCCGATTCTGCATAGCCGGTCACTGGATTCGGGAGCCATTCGACCAGCTTCCAGTCGGCTTGGCATTCGACAACATCCACATGATTTCGGTAGTAATTATTCTTGCAGCGATGAATCTCAGCCCATGAGAAGCCCTCAAAGGAAAATGGGCCGAACTCGCCTTGAAAGCCCCAAGGTCGCCTGCCGTCATCGCCGAAGTCTTCCATCGAATCGACATATGCCACGACTGACTTCATGCTGCGAAATGTCTTCATGAATTCGCCGTCGATCAAATCTGCATGAATTCGATAAGTTGCCATTTTGAATTCCCCTCGGTTTGAGTAACGAAACTTCTCGCCCATCAGATCACGACATCGAAACTATTTGTCGTCCGGGGACGGAAGTTGACAGCGAAGATTTTCAATTTGATGGGACTCGCCCTTGACCAACACTCCGCCAATCATCCACTGCCTTGAAAATTCACTCCAATACCGACTCATCCATGACGGACAGTTTCGCACGAGATAATCGTAGTTCTGTCGACTGATCATGATTTGTGACATTTGCTCGCCCCTTGTTTGAGTTTGATTCGCGTTCGGCAGATATATCATAATTATGATATCGTGATTGTCGAGAGCAAGACGGAAAGAAAAATCGGAATTCCCGAAAATAGGAAATTGTTGGCGAGAAGCGAGCGGCCAATTGAAGCCGTGATACCTGCTGTTTTGTCGATAATCCTCTATACATCTGAGAAAATTAAATAAGCCGCTTATTTAATTCGCACTGATTTTTCGGCAGTTTGCGAATAGATTGACACTGGCAGTCGTGACCGGTAATATGCCGCCTCGCAAAACAATTCGAAACAATCGTCATAGGAAAATGGCAGCCGAAACGACAACCGGGGCATCGGAAGTCGATAAATCACAAAAATAAAATGGGCTTTCCGCTCTACGGCCACCCAAAACAACCAAATGCCCTTGGTTATTTTGGGTGCTGTCGTTTTTGGAACAATGGACTGTTCGCATGAAATCATCGGCAATGCGGTCGAAAGCATCAAGATTCGAACCAGCCTGGAATGCCGCGAGACTCGCCAAACGTAAGCGTCGATTGGAAAAGAAATCCAAGTCTTCGGAACGTCGCCCATTTGAGTTGAGTATCGAATATCACGCCTATATGCGATCTGATGCGTGGGCGTCTAAAAGACGTTTAGCTCTCTCGATTCATGGCAGAAAATGCCGTCGATGCCCTGCCACTGAATTTTTGCATTGCCATCATAAAACCTATGAGCGATTCGGTCACGAGAATGTCGCGACTGACATCGAAATACTCTGCAAGAATTGCCACGAGAAGGAACACAAGCGAAAGATTTGATTTCCGACATATCCTGCACGGTGCTTGTCATTGACACCTAAAGCGGCTTAACCAAGTTAGCTTCGACATACAGACACGGGATGAACCGGCTCGTGATACCGGGACTACGCAACCAATCCAGCGACTCATTCGCACCTGATTTATCAGGCGGAACCTGTCGGGGGAGATCCAAGTATTTCGGCAACAGTAAATGGCCGAGCCCTTGGGCGTGACGGCTCTACAGTTCGTCTTGCAAATATACCCCTAATCACGACTTTTTCTTACTTTTTTGTAAGTTTTAGTGCCGGGGTTAGGGGTCTTGCGCGTTCTGGATACGTTCGCTTGCAACAGTGTGTTCGGGGGAAGATTCCAAGAGGGTTGGTGTCGGCAGTTGACCACTCTCGTATTCGATGCCGCCGTGATTTCGAAGGCCAAGCGTGACCTGTTAAGATAAAACGTGCCAGTGTTTCTTTAACGAGAGTGATAATCATGAACGCATGGATTGAGATTCGAGCCGGTGAAGGTGGCGATGATGCGAAGTCTTTAGTCCGCGAGCAACTGTCGGTCTATTTGAAGGCCGCTCGACGGAGTTGCCTTTAGCGTCGAAATCGTCAATGACCTGATTGGCATGATCGTCGTGAAGGTCTGCGGACCGACTGCATGGCAACTCTTCAAGCACGAATCCGGCGGACACCGATGGCAGCGTGTTCCACCGAACGAACGCAAAGGGAAAGTTCATTCTTCGACTGTCACGGTCGCCGTCTTCCGGGATATCACGCCCGCAGAGTTCCGACTCAATGAATGGTAACGACCTACTTGACTCAGAACTTTTGGAATAATTGCCGTTTCTCACGGTTAGTAGTTGACTCAGAACAACGCAGAGACGATAATACTTCTGTCACACACACGAACGGGAGTTTCAAAATGACCTATGAACAGTTTTTGATCGATGTCAAAAGTCTCGGATTGACGCTTGCTCAGTTGCGGTGCGAAATGCGACCTTGCGAAAAAGTGTACGCCATGATGGATCGTTATGAATTTGATTACGAGTATTTTGTAACTCGCATGGAATCCCAACTCACAAAGGAGCAGTCAAGTGCGTGTATTGCTCGGCTGTGAATCTTCAGGACGTGTCAGGGACGCCTTTGCCGCTCTCGGCCATGACGCATGGTCTTGCGACTTGCTGCCCTGCAAAACGGGCGGAAAACATTTGCAATGCGACGTGTTGACGGTTCTCGACAGAGACTGGGACATCGGGATATTCTTCCCCACATGCACATTCATGACAGGCTCGGCGGAATGGGCTTACAAAGAGCCAGACTTCGAGCGATACCCTGAAGTCGGTTATCATCAAAGGATTAAGCCGGGAACTCTCGCCGGAAAAGCACGCCGCGAAGCCAGAGAACAATCCATTGAATTCGTTTACAGGATTCGTGATAGCGGCATCCCACGGCAATGCTTTGAGAATCCTGTTGGTATTCTTTCGACTCGGTGGCGGGAACCAGATCAATACATTCAACCGTATGACTTTGGGGAAGACGCCAGCAAAAAGACGTGCCTCTGGTTGATAGGTTTGCCGACGCTTCGACATACACGGAGATTTCAAGGACGGTTTGTGACTGATCCGAGAACTGGAAAAGTTGTCGAACGATGGTCGAATCAGACAGACGGCGGCCAAAACAGGCTTCCGCCCTCCGATGATCGCTGGTCCATTCGTTCGGTTACTTACGCTGGAATTGCGAATGCTATGGCCGCTCAGTGGGGTTGCGATTAAGGAACAATTATGGCAGATAATGCTCTCCCAAAAACTCTTATCGAAGCCGTCCGCTACTTTTCCGATCCGGCCCGCTGCAACGAAGTCATGGCCGATCTGAAATGGCCAAACGGCGAGATTGTCTGCCCGAAGTGTGAAGGAAAATCGGTGACTCCAGTTAAAGGCCGTCCACAACTTCAATGCAATGTTCGGACCTGCAAAAAGCAATTCTCGTACAAGATTGACACCATTTTCGAGGATTCGCCGCTTGGCCTGGACAAGTGGTTTGTGGCCGTCTGGTCGATCGCTAATTGCAAGAACGGTGTCAGTTCTCACGAGCTTGGCCGAGCAATCGGCGTCACCCAAAAAACGGCGTGGTTTATGCTTCACAGAATCCGCGTTGCGATGGAGACGGACGACTTCCGTAAAATGAATGGCGAAGTCGAATCTGATGAAACATTCGTCGGTGGTAAAGCTAAAAACATGCATGCTGGCCGACGAAAGAAACTGATTGACGGTCGGGGAGCGGTCAACAAAACAGCCGTGCAGGGAATCTTGGAACGCGAAGGAAATGTCAGGACGTTCGTCGTTCCTGCTGCCGACGCTGAGAACTTGGCTGGAAACATCATTCGCAACGTAGAGGCCGATTCGTTCGTCTACACTGACGCGGCCACGGCCTATGGATCGTTGCACAACCGATACCGGCACAGCGCCGTCGACCATGCGATTGAGTTTGTTCGCGGGCGATGCCATACGAACAGCGTTGAAAACTTCTGGTCCCTGCTCAAACGAGCACTGAAGGGAACCTACGTTGCTGTGATGCCGTTCCACCTGCACAGATACTGTCACGAGCAGGCTTGGAGATTTAATCAGCGAAAAGTGAACGACTGCTATCGGTTTTTCAAGCTGCTCAAAGGTGTCGTCGGAAAGCGGCTGACTTATCGTAAGTTGGCCGGAATCGACGATGCCGGTTTCATGGGAATTCAATAGGAGATTGATTGTGACAGACGTACCGGAAAGGAAGCCGCGTGGCTTCGGAGCATTCAAGGATTTGGCATCGAAGCTGGTCAAGGTTCCGAAGGCCGAACTCGATAAAAAGCTGGCCAAGAACAAAGCCAAGAAGCGAAAAAAGTAACGTCGGTTTTTCATTTTCAATTACCTGCAAAGTTCTGAGCGAAGTATATCGTTACCCAATGAATCCGACCTTGAAATCTCAACCTGTCGCGGGTCCGGTCCGGGCGGTCAGCATCGCAACAAAACTGAATCGGCTGTCCAGGTGAAGCACAAGCCGACTGGAATGCTCGTTCGATGCGAGACAGAACGAAGCCAGCAGCAGAATAAAGCGGCTTTGCCCGTTTAATGCCGTTTTGACCTGAATAAACGGGCAGGATTCATATTAAACGGGCATGCCAATGATTGTCATATTTGACGAAGTCGCACACGGCCATCGTTTGATCTTGAAAGTTCGACTTTCAGGATATCTGGATCAGCATTGTCTGATTCAGCTCGTAGATCTAATTCGTATATTCCACATGGAAGTCTACCGATATTTTCGTTTACCTGTCCGCCAAAGGTAGTTCCGTGCATGATTCTGATGAAATCTTTATCCGTCCATGTTTCGGCTAAATCAAAGTCTGAATCAACGGCGAGAGACGGTATGTGAGGATCTGGTTGCGCCACAACATGCGTTTGCTGAAGTGCCATGCCTTTCACTTCGTCGGCATAGTTTTTCCTCGCTCCGCTTGGGTCATCTCCGATTGCGATTGCATTTATGATTTTTACGCGAACCCGAATAGCTGGAATTGTCCCGAGTTGGCGAACGCTGACTTTACACACTGAAAGCGTATTAATCTCTCGATATGAACGGTCCTGGTCTATGAACGCCTCGATTATCGTTCGAATTGGTGATTTGGACTTCAATTCATTAATGTCCGACAGTTGTTCGCAATATATTTTGTACGGAGCTGATGTGATGCACCGCAGTAAATTAATTGCGCCAATCAGCAAGAGTCCGTAGCCGGTTCTCTGCAATGTGTCAGATTGTGAAGCGAATACAGCCCAGTTTCCAGAAGCAAATGCGAGGCAGGAGAGTCCACCAATAAGCATCACGGCAGTTGTCCATACCGTCGAGAACCATTTTGAGATTTCTATTTCCCACGCTTTTTTCAATAACATAAATAGATATTGAAACTTGCTAGGCACAGCAGGCATTGCGAGAACTCCCAGTTGACGGCGCACCGGGAGTTGTTACCATGCATGTCTCACTGCACATGGTTCTTTCCCGAGAACATTGAAATCAGAGGACGCCGCGAATCCCCATTCGCGGCGTTTGTCATTTTCCATGATTCATCTTGAACTGCAATGGCAGATCCGCTCACTGGCAGCCATCGAATCATTGCCGGTAGGATCATTGCCGACCGGAAAAGAACACGTCTCACTTGTCAGACTTCACTGCGGAGCGCAATCGCCATGACGTTCAAAGATTCCACTAAAATAAAATGTTTTATTTTTATCGCATCGGCATTTTTCGTTTCCCTCACATTAGGCCAAGACGACGAATCGAAGAAACAGACCACGGCAACGCCAGAACAAAAGGCCTTATTGGAAAACGATCCGTTTATCAAAAAGTCGATAAGAGGAGTCACTCAACTCTGGAAAAGCCCGAAGGTTGACGATAGAATATGCGAAGCGGTCCCATCAGGAACCGCACGCACAATATGGTCAGAGCAGATTTGTGCCGCGACCGGTCATCGAATGAAATTGGCGTCTGGTCAAAGAATACCAGAACAGCGGCAATAAGCCGTATAATTCAGTAGACATCGTGAGTTTCCATCCTCGTTTTGACAGACTTGCCCTGAGAAAGTTGGGTCTGCCGGAATTGTTGGGACTTACGTAACTAAAGCCCCTTGATCGCAACTTGCATCGAGGGGTTTTTTAATTTTCCATTTCTCACCTGCCCTCCGATACAAAATTTAGAATCCGAAAAATCGACATTATTTGTCATCCTTCAATGCCCAAATGCCATGCCCAGCATTTTTGAAACCTGCCGCCAAAACAGCACCAATACTGCCAATTGGGAGGTTCAGATGCAGAATGGGCAAGTTGTCAACAACGAAACTGGCAAACGAATCCCGGTTGAGAAGTATCTGAAGGGCGATTTGGCTTCGATTCAGTAACAAAACGGAAAATCCGTTGATCCGACCGGCGTTTTCTTGCGTTCATCCAGACAGACCGATCTGCTGAAAACAAAGGAACCATCAATGCCGAAGAAACCAAAAACCTATGCTGATCACTGTGCCAAGCGAACCAAGATCTGGAATGAGATGCTCGGCTCGTTCATCGATCTCTACAAACAGCCAGTCGATCTGACTTCGGTCGACAAAGCCCTGAAGCTGATTCTCTCCTACGTCGGCATTTCACGTTGGCTGGCCTCCGATTGGAATCCGGACGGAACGCCACGTCCGCACGTTTGCACGATTCACGAGCGATTTGTGATGCGTTTGGTAAATCTCCGGCCTGGATTCCTGACGAAGATTCTGCGTTTCACGAAAAAAGAGCGATCATTGGCCTTTGAATCCGCTCCGTGCGTCACGCCGGACGAGGCCCTGCGATTGGGGAATGAATTTGCCGAGTTGAACGGAATCCGACTGTTCAAGGATTACCGCGTCCGCTTTGAAAAGGACTGTCACTTCGAGCATGACAAGACGCAGCTTGAAACGCTGCGGTCGGCTTGCGTGTCTCGGATCATTGACATTGTGCTCAAGGGATCGAAAGCGAAACAGGAAGATCTGGAATTGATGCTGGGGGAGACGATGAAACCGATTCACCACTATCGGCAGCATGAAATGCAATTCAATCAGCGATGGAACGCGGAGGGAAAATGGATTGGTCCGAAAAAGAAGAAGCTGACAAAGCCGCAGGAACAGGAAACAGAGGTCGTTCATGACAACGTCGAATGATTGGCTCTACGCCCACGTTCACCGCGTGCCGAAAATCACAAACGCCCAGATATCGAGAATGCGTCACATCTTCCCGGTGTTACGCGATGCGGACAGTTCAATGTTTCGACGCATTGCTGGTTCTGAATTGCTTCATCCAAAGGATGTTTCATTCTTATGGGACGCAGAGCCGATCGGCGAGGAATTCACTGTTCACACGCTGCCATTAGAGCCATCGTCGATGACTGCACGCCCGCACCGAGAGAGATAATGTGAACAGGTTCTGTCATTCGTCGTTTTCCTCATCGTAATAGGACCACTTACGCGGATCAGGTTCGTCATCGTCGCGTTCCTCGTCCCGCAAATGATCAGCACGGTCGAGCAACATTTCTTCACGTTCTGCGATACTCAGTCGACGATCTGCTTCATCTTCGGCATTTCGGGTCCGCCATTCATCATACCCGCGAGGCAATCCATCTCTCATGATTTCGCCTTTCGTCTGGCCGTTACCTTCTTCGGCGTCTTTCGCTCAGAGAACTTGTGAAGGATCGTCCAGATTCTTCGCTCCAGCCAGCCATGAAGATAAGCAAACGCTTCTTCGCTCTTGAACGAATAAGCCACGCCACTCGATCGCATGATGGCAGCAACCAAATGGACGATTTCATGCCCGACCGCACCAACATCGCAAGCCGCTTCGTTCGTGAAAAACAGCACGCATTCTCGTTCGCTCAAACAAAAGGCCGCATTCGCATAGCTGATATGCGAGTCCGGCTCGCCAAGCAGGTCGTTCATTCCTGCACGCACGGCGTTGATTTTCGATACCGGAACTTGAACAACTGTCACGGCGAAGTCATAGATCGGAACGATGAATCGCGACTTCATTGGAGTGACCTCGCCAATGATTTCCGCTTTCGTTTCGGCGGCAACATCGCCGGAGCTTCACGAACAACATTGACGATCGTTCCCCACGGCACGATCAATTGATGGAATCCTCGCACGAGCATGATGTTTCTGATGCCGCAATCTTCAGTCGTTGCGAGCCAATCTTCGTCATTAAGCGAGACGATCGTGCCCGGTTCGAGGTTCTCGATCAGTCGGTTTTTCTGCATCCCCACGAAATTACCTTTCAAGAATGAGTTCTTCTTCTTTTGTCGGCCAACGCCCATAGCGATTAAAAAAATCTTTCTTCTTCAGCTTCACATGATCCATGCATCGCCCGCACATCGGAACATGCAAATATTCGATGCTTTCCGTCACAATCGCTTTGCCTTTTTTTGTTGAGTAGCAGCCGCAATCGCACCGTACGACCCACGGTCTCCCATGAGTGTTACTTTTAGTGACCGCAAGTCCCAAGACTATCAAACGACCAATGCGACACCCAGTCAAATCACTGAATCCAGGTTGAGACAATTCCTCTCGACTTGGCGGTCGAAAAGGAATCGGCAACTCCTCACTTCGAGACATGAATGGACGAACTTCTTGCTGCATTTGCGGCCACCTCCAGTTCTGTCAAAGGATTTTCCTTGAAGTAATCCGACATCATTTGATGTGATTCATAGACATCGCACGGATCAAGCCAGTATTCATCGTTCGGTCGGTCTCGTTCCATTAAATCGCTGTGGCTCGCTCTCTGGCCCACTAACCAGCGAGCGGGACATAGAGCGGTAATCTCGCCTCTCGAATGCAATTCGCCAACACGATAATCGACAATTAAGTCCGGACAATCAGAGACCAGATGATGGTATAACGTTGCAAACGCGGAATGGTTCACAATTACGGCGTGAAGTCGGTGGCAATTCCACGATTTATAGCAATTTTCCGAGATTTTCTCGGGCGGTTTGGAAAACGTGTCGAGGAGCTGCCCCCCGATATAAGCCATTCCCCATTCCTTGTCTCGTATTTCTGCAAAAAAACTTGACAATTCTTCGTCGAAGTTCGGGCGAAAGCAACAATCGTCTTCCAAGACCATATACGACGTCAGATTTTGCATCATGGCGTGCTCAAGTACGTTCAAATGAGACCTTAAGCAGCCCCAGGCCGCAGGGCCGGATTTGTACCATTTCGGTGGAGAAACGAGTTTTCCGTCGATCGCTGGCCAGCGTTGAGGATTCATTTCCTTCAACGACTTCGGAAGGATCGCTCGGAGTTCCGTCATTCTGTCAGGCCGACGATTCAGGTTGATCACGAACAGATTGTCAATCATCGTTCATCCGAGCAAAAGCATTGTTTCGTCAAATACGCCACCTCTGTCGCATTTGAAATTCTGCGATCAAATAAAATCGACATCGTCCGGGGGGGACATCTCGCCGCGAATCGCCGCAAGGACTTTGTTCGCCTCATGTCCCTTGCAACAATTTTGACAGGATTTGATGACACGAATTCCATCTGCCAGCATTTTCTTTCGTTTTTCACCGTTCCAAATTTCCTTGAACGACATTTGATTGATGTTGCCAAACGAGAACTCATCGAGCGTGCTGCTGTGATATGCACAAACGCTTAGGCTTCCGTCGTGCCACAAAAATGGAACAAACACTGAAGAATGACAGAGTGGATACCCGTGCGGCATCATGTAATCGGAAAATTTATAGGGGGTCAGAATGATTTTGAAATCGTCCGTTTCGAGTGTTTTCAGATACTCCGGCATCACAACTGGTTTTTGCAACTCCCATCGGTCCGCGAGCGCGGGACGTATCTGAAAGTACGCACATTTAGCATCGCGTGCCGCCGTCGCCATCGACAGCACTTCCGAGGCGTTCTCCACAGACAAATTAAAGTTGACACCGCATTTCGTGGCTTCGGCATACTTCGCAACATGCTTCGTGATGACAAATCGCTCAGTGACAGTCACTCGCAGCCATTGAAGCAGATCGGGTCTAGCGATGGGTCGGTAAGCATTCGTGAACATCCCTTGTTTGAGATTCAGGCTTGCTGCATATTCGATCGCTTCGTTGATATGCGAATAAACTGACGGATCGCCGCCGCCAGTCCATGTGACGGCTTTCACTCCCATTTCAGCCATTTCAGACAGGGCAGCTTTCAGAACATCCCAAGAGAGTTCGTCTTTCGAATGATGGGATTTGTATTCCGATGAAACGTAGAAACAATTATGAACGACGAAACCGTTTGCTTCGTAGGATTCCGATGGCTCGCACGAGAAATTGTAAACTCGCGATCCGCCAACACGTTTCTTCGCGATGGAAACGAATCGAAACCGCAGTCCGCGTTCCAGTGTCTTGCCAGTATGCTCGCAGTCATATTGCTGAAGATTTGCGGTCCGTTTATGGACACGAATAAACGCACGGTCACCAACGGCTATTTCTTCCGCAGTCTTCCACCCATCCGATGTCAAAAAAGGATGTTCGCCACTGACGAGAATGTCATGTCCAGAACAGTGGATATGATAAATTTCGCTGACTTCACGATTGCCGAAAGATGTCACGCGACACAATTTTCCGTCATGCCCATAAACGAAATCTCCGACTCGAATGTCTTCGATTGGCTTGAATCCGTTTTCAACGGCAATCATTGTTCCGGCAACTGCACACCACGGGCATTTTGCATTGCAATCATTTGTCGGCGAAATCTCGACCGCGACTGGAGAAAACGACATATCCCCTTTCGCAAACTGAGCGAGTTTCTCCGCTTGGAATAAAAGCTTGCCCTTGGGATCGAATGCGGTTTCTGCTGTCATCAATAACGCTCCGTCTAAACCATATTGCCGACGTCAGGAAAATGGTCAGAGATGAATCCCAATTACAACGGGAACGAAATTGACCGAGTATCCAGCCCGTTGAATTCTGGCAAAAGTTCTGTGATCGTGATCGTACACGGGTTCTTCCGCAAACGAAAACTGTTTGGCAATCTCCGTCCGAATACACGCGCACATCACATCCACATTATGAACCACGATTTCCTTCATATCCCAGTCACTGTCTGGGATTTTTCGCCATTCGTTGAACCCTCGATGAATGCATTGGACGATGCCCATGTCATATCCGATCGCCGCCCCGTATAGGGTTTCGAGAGCATCATGCTCTAATGCGTTCTCGTCATCCGCGAAACAACAATATTCCCCTTCTGCCGCTGCGATTCCCGTATCTCTCCCGAACGCTCCGGCACATCCTTTGTTCTCGGCATGTTCGATGTACTTGCAGCCGAAGTGTTCGGCGATGCCTCTTGCTTCGGGATCAGGCCCATCGGAAACGACGATATGTTCGATGTTCAGGTAGCCTCGTTTCTGACGACGGATTTGATCGCATTGCATCGCCAATGTTCGCGGTCGTTGCCATGTGGGTGTGATTACGCTGAGATGATAACGAGATGTCATTTCCCTCTTTCAAACAAAGTTGACATGACGTGGCGGATGCATGAGGAGTTCGACTTCTCGATTCCGGTCATTAACGTGACAGTCCCGACATCCGCGAGCGTCGAACTGAGCGAATCGCTGTTGCTTGTGATCGCTCTCCCACAGGTCTCGGAACGACTGATTTGCAATCGACCCAATCAAACCACGTTCTTGATAGGAGGTCCGACAGCAACGATAGACATTTTGATCCCCTCCGATGAATGTCGTGAATTGCTGATACCAGCAGGTAGAATAATCGGGTTGCCCGATTTCGGAAACATTCGTTTTTTTACTCCAGTGATTGTGAATGCGAAAAGTGTCGGTTTGGAGTTCTTCAGCCTGTTCAGCCAAGAGCCGTCCTGATTCCAATCGACCACGTGCGAACAAATGCTCGTCGGGAATGAATTCGGCAGAGATTCTGAACGTATCCGCTCCGACATCCCGACACATTGCAACGGCGTTGAGCAACTCGTACCAATTGTCGTCGGTCATGACAAAAGACACGCCGATGGTAACATTCGTTTCCAGTCGTCGTTTCGCTTCGGCGAGACTGCGAATATTTTCCAAAACCTGATCAAATTGTCGTCCGTTCACTCGATGAATCTTCGCGTACATTTCAGGTGAACCAGCATCCAGGCTGATTCTGATCCATTCCATCTTGGCTACCAGATCAACGCGATTTTTGAGTGCGGCCCCATGCGTGACCAGCGATACCTCCATTCCGCTTTCTAGGGCGTGTCTCACAATCGCATCAAATTGCGGATGGAGCGTCGGTTCTCCTCCGCCTGTAAATTCGATCGCTTTGACACCCATTATCTTGCAATCATCAATAATCTCGATGACTTTGTGGAAAGGAATCATCCGGTTTGGGTTTTTCTGAACATTTCCATTTGGTTTGATTTCCCCGAAATACTTCGATGTGTCATAACCCGATGCTCGGAATAAACAGAACACGCAGTCATGGGAACACAGGTCAGAAAGAACAATCAGAACATGCGTGGGATTGGGTTGGCGACCTTGCAATAGTTCGTGAAGTGCCGAGAACTGGAATGCCGCTTTCTTCGATGTGTATTCATTATTCAAAGCGACCGAATCGCGATTGTTCACAGACATAAATAATGGACTCCTCCCAATTGATCGGTGACTTACTATTGATTTCCTGAATCCATCGCAAGTCGGAACCGCGATCGGGGAATGTCGGAACAGGAAATGGCAAAATATCGGGCACATTCGGCATCAGCATTTGCGTGGAAGAGACCTGCGAATCGACAATCTGTTTTGATTGCCAAATGGCGACTCCCTGATGATTCTGCCGGAACATTGTTGGTCGCATGTCTTTCGCCATGACCTGCCGGATTTTCGCCATCGCATAGGGCGGAACAAGATCATCGTCATCACAGAACCAGAGAACATCCTTCACGGCCATTTTCACGCCGAGATTGCGTTGATGATTTCCGTAGACAGATTGCGGATTCGATGCTTCACTGATGATCACCGGTAGCCCCACGCAATACTCAATAGCCCTTGCGTGAGCCTCTGACCCATCGGCTACGACAATAATTTCGTCATTCGAGCCAATTTGAACCAGAAGCGATTCGATCATTCGCCGAATCCAAGGGCGTCCGAGTGTTGGGATGATCACCGAGATTGACGGAGAAACGGCGTTCACATTCGGTTGTATTTTCTTCCACCAGTCATGCATCCTCTGCACAGGTGCGAGAGCATTGGGATCATAAAGATGGCCCACTTGATTTCCGATTAAGCGACCTGCCTCTTCTCGGCTAAACAGGTTTCGTAGCCACATTTCGACGCCCCAACGGTTGCCGCCGTCCGGGTAGGCGTTCGGGCGAGCGAAAACATCTTGGTTGCGAAACCAGAAGAATGTGCCGGAATAATACCAACCCGTCGAATCCGTGCGAAAGAACGGACCGGCACAAGGATGCTCCTCAAGGACCGAAGCAACCCAATAAGGCCAATCCAGACTGGCGGAATAACCGATGCGTGCCCACTCCTTAATTAATTCCGCATGTTCGTACCGAGCCCCTTTCGAGTGGGCATAGAATGTAATCCCCTGATCTTTCGGAAGCGTATTCAATAACTGACGAATAGTAACCATTTCTCCATAGTCGGGGTTATTATTTTCGACGATCCAGTGATCAATTCGATGTCCGGAGAACATCGCTCTCACATCCTCTATCGAATCGGTCGTCGCATCCAGAACAACTCCGATGGAACGCACCCCGTCGAATTGCTCGATTCGTTCGATCAGTTGTCGAACATTCCATTGCCAAACGCCGTTTCCTTTACGGGGCCAGATATGATAAATCAGGTTCCGAACCGGTTTCGGCGGTCGAAGTGACACGGAACGCACGAGACGCAATTTCTCTGCGGCCTCTTCGGCACACCACGATTGAATCGGAATCATCGGGTAAATAAATGTGCTGCGAATTTGCTCCAATGTCAGCAGAGGGTGAAACAAGCAGGCACATGCTTTGCCTTGTTCGCGGGCTTCTTGAATTGCGATAGGATACCAATCGTTCAATAAATGCATGTTTCCGCTGGCCACGCTTTTCGAGACCAACTGATCAATCGCATAATCATCTCGCCAGTTGCCTCGATGCCAACCTTGATGATCGAGATCCATCGCGACTTGAGTTGATGATTCCAGAAAGACGCATGGAGGCGTGTTCATTGTTCGCTGATCCTCGTTCTCGTATTCCCCTCTTGCACCCACCGGTCGAGGTCCGCTCGCGTATTCGCGGCCTGTTCATCTTCCCACAAATGATTGACGCCATTCCCGAACAAACATCCGGCCTCCGCTCGTTCGAGGACGCGACCAATCCACATCTCGACCCCAAAATACCATTCCTTGATATCATCCCATCGTGATCGAAAAACAGGAGTGTTTTTGAACCAGAAGAAGTTCCCGGAATAATGCCACGTTGCATCAAAGGGTTTGTTTTTCTGATGGTCGTTCAGAAATGGTCCCGTGCAGTCGTATTGCGAGAGACTGGCATCAACGAAGGTCGGATCGTCCAGGCAAATCTCATACATCATCCGTGACCATTCCTTGTTGTATTCCGGATCGTCGTATTTTACGCCCTTGGCATGGCCGTAGAATGTAATGGAATCATCGTCTTTCGGAAGTGATTGGAGTAGGCTTCGAAACGTGACGACTTCACCAAGCTTTGGATCATTCGGACAAATCAGCCAATTGTCGATGCGATGCGATCCAAAGGCCGCTTTGACGTCTTCCACCGAATCGGTCATCAGATCGGTTGCGATGGCCACAGATCGCACGCCATCGAACTGATCAATGCGTTTCAGTAGCTCTTGGACATTCCATTGCCATTTCCCGTTCCCAGATTTTGGCCAGATGTGATAGATCAGGTTCCGTGTTGGCTTTGTCGTTACAGTGGGCGGCGCTTCGATCTCCGCGAATTTCTGCCGAGCCTCTTCAACTGTTTTGGCAACGATATGATGGAATGGCCCACAATCGAGCGATTGAACGCAGGACAGATGTAAAGTCGGATGATAGAGGCAAATGCATTTCTTTCCTTCTCGACTTGCTTCCGGTTGGACCGCTCGGAACCAATTCACAAGTCCGCTTTTGACATCCAATGACGTCAATGCTTCACACACCCCTCGATCGAGATGCTGATGATCCTGCCAGTGCCCTCGATGCCAGCCTTCGCGTTCCAGTTCGATCGCCACATGAATTGGAGATTCGAGAAAAACAGCCGGGACTGGTTTTGATTGCCATTTTCGAGTTTCGACCGCGTATTTTTCGGGATCGACCCACCACTCGGCGGAGTTATGCTTCCCACTAATATTCGATGATCCCGAGTCTTGTCCGACAATCCATTTTCCGGAGCAGTAGACAGCGAGCGTTCCTGATTCGTGAAGTCTGCCCAAATGATGGTCGATGTGGAATGCGTCCTCGTAAGGGAGATTCATTAAATGCCGATAGACTTTTTCATAGCCTCGACGATGAAGAGCGAAACAATGGGTGCGATTGACGTTGTAGGGCCTGTAGAGATTCTGACTGATCTTTTGCGGGGGATGCTGCGATTCATGAAGAATCTGGCCGCCGAAGTAACACATTTCCCACTCATGCTGATTAAGTTCTTCCATGACCTGCGGGAACAGTTCGTCGAAATCGGGACGAAAAATCGCGTCATCTTCCAAGACCAAATATGACTCGATTTCATCTTGGTATTGATAGGCATGTTCCAAGATCTGGAGATGCGATCGCAGACATCCCCAACTGCCATTACCAGACGACCAGCAATCGGGATGTTTGATGGAGTCCCCATGCACTGCTGGCCACACTTCAATCTCACCTAAGATTTTCGGCACAGATTTTTGAAACGATTCAAGCCGATCCGTTTTGAACGGAAGATTGATGACGTAACTCTTGCTGAAAAACCGACTCGCATCCATGCGATAAACCCTTAATCGTCAAACTCGCGAACCCACGATGCAATGACTTTCCAATCTTCACCATCGCGTTCATCGTGAACCACAATGCATTGACCGAGAGAGATGATCGCGAATGTCGACCGAAAAAGATCGGGATAGCCGCCGCTTCCAGACAAGTCATCAGTGAAGATGCTCCGAATGAGCCGATAGGCCAATCCTTTTCCATCGGTCGTGAAATGCCAGTCGGTATCCAGAGGAATAATTTCATTGAGGGAAGCGATCATACGCTGACATAGTTCATCGCTTCCCTCGAATCTCTGCATCATCCAATCAATCGCTGCTTGTTTTGCCGTTTCTTGCGATTCGCGAGGCCACTCTGGATCATACATCCCACCATTCATGCAATGATCGTACGATGTCATGCGGAGGAAATTGCGTTGTTCTTCTGGAACGGAATCGAACAAAACAAGCTGATTTGTCTGATCAAACCAAAACAGAACATCCAATCGCCTTGCGTCATGGACGAATTGATTTCGAGTCATGATAGGCCGATGATCTTGCCCGTAATTTTTAATCCATAACGTGATCACGCTGTTCGTTCGCCAGTCCGGATTGTTTGAATCGTAGCCTTGATAGCCACTGATCTCTAATTCGCCATCACGAGCGAGCATCGTATATCGTCGTCCGCACGACGGCCCGTTGCAGGAATGACGAACCACGCCAATCGACAAGAGCCAGTCTTCTGTGATTAGCTTATATCCATCACGCATTAGGGACCACTTCCCCCTTCAATTTCTGGCAGTCGTCGGCAATCAATCGTAAGGCCACAGGGATATCGCTCTGCGGGACGTTCTGAGCCGTTCGTTCGAGATAGACATTTCCGTTTTCCACGCGAATCACGAAGACAGCCCATTGGCCCGTACGAACGGCTTGTTCGAGATTCGTTTGTGTCTCTGTAATAATATCGGGCTTTTTCGGCTCGCTGTCGATTCGGATTGTGTTGATCGGTTCGGCAATTGTCAGTTCATTCATCTAGCTCTCCAGAGATCTATCGGGCATTTTTCACTCGCAATGGCCAGTTTGTTGAGCAATTGGTTTTTTTCATCGCACTGACATCCGCAAAGCTGACACGTATTGGCGGGCGTCAAATACGCACATGCTTGGCAAATCGCCAATCGTTCGTCAATTTCTTCTTGGGTACACATCTTAAATCCCGATGCCGCCCAACGCCACATCGCCGTCGCAAAGTTCCAGCCTCGAATTGTGATGGGCGGAAGTTCGGGAGGGACAACAGGGACAACCTCATGGATTGGCTGGCTTTTATTGAGCGGTTCCGTGCATTGCTGTTCAATCATCTGTCGCAATTGGATAGCTTGCGATTTGTAAGGTTCCTGATGAGCGATTGTCGAGGATTCGGCGAGCCCCAGAAGATGGTTTGCCAAATCAATGCGACCCGCTTCCCGACAACAATGGGCCACGACAATTACATCGAGTTGTCGATTGCTTGTCCCATCACAGGGGTTGATTTTGTTGGCGAGCAAATGCTCGACGGTTCCGATGGCTGTTTCGCATTGAGTCATGATTTAGCTTATTACACACGTGGCGGCGAATAATCTACAGCCATTTTGTTGAGCAAAAACAGTCATGGTCGCTGGAGGAGTACAACTCGATGATGTCCCGGTCCATGCCGTTCTTGTCGTATTTCCGCCACCACCAGTGCACCCTGTTCCGAGCGTAGCAGTCCATGTATATACGCCCAATGATTTTGTAATCGTTAATTGATAATTATAAGTGTTATCGCACCCTAAAAGTCCACTGCAATCGAAATAGATGCACGCTAGTCCGACAGTACATCCAGCACAGACTGGAGCAGTGGGAGCCCATGTGACAGTGAACGTTCCATTAAATACTGAACAGCCAGTACATTCCGCGTTCGTAAAATTTGTGGTTGTGATCGTGTATGAACTACGAGGGCAGATCTGAACACATCCCCCAGAACTATTCGACGCGGACGACGAAGAGGACGATGATCCTCCACAGCACGTTGTGCATCCTGAGTAGGTTGTCGTGGGCATTAGCAACATCCTCTCGCCGTACCGGTCGTTACAGAAAGTGTTCCTCCCGAACAGGAGACGGCAGTCACAACCGTCACGCAACCACAGCCCGACGAACTCGATCCGGAGCCTGACACAGACGAGGAAGATGACGGTTGCGAACTGGACGACGAGGAAGATGATGAGGAACTCGAACTGCTGCTAGAACTTGAGCCCGCTGGCTGGCACGGGACATTCGTAAAACCAAAATTGTGCGGCAAGGATTGCACTCGCGTCTGAGCCTGATATTTCATCTTGCGGCCTTTTTTAACGCCATACTCCCACAGGATGTGATCGTCAAATCCCGACGAATGCCAGCCAATAATTCCAGGCAGATCGAAGTCGAAGAGCGTTAATTTCCACGAATAGAAGTCGTTCGTGATTTGAGACGCGAGAGCGATCGACGACGAAGCAGGAGATCCGCCATAATCCTGCACGGTCGTATGAAACACTTTCGTTTGCGTCGAATCCGAGAATGAGTAGGGACTCGGATTCGAGATCACATTGCCAAGACCTGTATTATTTTTGTTGCGAAATGTCACAACCACTTGTCCCGGCGACTGAGACGCAGGAGCATAAGCACTGAAATCACCGCCTGCAATTAAGCTATTTCCGCCTGCATTGAATGCGGTATCATTGCTATTATAGACGGTCACAGATGAGCTTTCGGATAAGATTTGATACTGTGCCGATCCATCATACGAGAGAAGTGCGGACCAGTCGGACACAAACCGCATGCCGACTGTCGCGGCAAATGCATCCAAGAGCATCGCACCGTTTTCGTAGACTCTCGCCCATTCGAGGGGGTCAGGCACCCCATAGGCCGAGGGAATGGCATCGCAGTAGATTGTGGCGTTTAAAGCCGAGGCGATTTGAAAAAGTAAGCTATTCCACGAACTCACATTCGTCAGAGGAACAGGCATGTTTTGCCAAAAATAGCGGGCATCCACCAAAGGCAGAATCCATAATTGCAATTGGCCAGTTCCGCTAATATTCGCCGCACTGATCGGTCGGGGCGGCAGCAGATACATGGGCGTCGTGATGCCGACCGTATCGACTTCCGGTGTATACATCATCAGAGGTTGGGGCGTGTTGGTATTCAAGCCTCCTGACGTCGTCATCGTGGAAATAATGGTTTTCAGATTGGCATTGTCGATGAGAAAGAGCCCATGAGCCCAACGAGTCGCTCCGGAAGGCCAATAGAGCGTATTAATCCGAGGCCGAGGCATCGCGGGATAGGTCGGAACAGGAAGTCCGACTTGTTGAAGGGATGTTTGGCCGGAATTGTTCGTGCGAGCGATATTCCGACCGTCGTTATAGCACGTCAATTTATTAGTGAAGATGCTCGCAAGTCGCTCGTCCAGATGTCGACGAACAAACTCATTCGACAAGCCTGCCGGATCTTGCAGTAACAACGGAACGCCAGCATAGCTCAAAAGTCCCATTTCACATCCATGCTCTAACGGGTTTTCTCATCCACAAACAAAGCCCGACGTTCCCCAGATTCCGGCATCGACTCCATCAATGACCAGAAGAACAAAACAATGGAACGACGCAACGCGGTCGCCTTCTGAATGCGGTGCCATGTTCCGGGCGTCGGGAAATACGCCAGTCGATTCGATTTCGATTCGATCTCTTCTAACACATTCCCTTCCGAATCGGTAATCTCAAAGTTCCCGCCACAATCATCGTCGAGATAGAGAACGACCGACCATTCGCGTTTCCACGGTTTATTCGGGAAGTATTCGGTATCCAGATGTAAGCCGAGCGAAACACCCGCTTCCATTTGATGAATGCCCGCTCCATTCATCCAATCGAGATCCGGGAATGTACCGTTGAGATCAAGCTTAGCCATTTCGTTGTGCAGAATCTCAATTGAACGTGGTAATCCACACGGAAGCTTTGTGGCCATCTTTCCAGAGCCGGGATAGCAGATCCAGCCGCCCCAATCGGATTTCGGCCATTCCGCTTTCGCGGCTTCGATTAAGCCCCGTGGAGCGAAATGATCAATGACTGTCGCAATGGCCATCCATGGCCCTCCGTTTCAATGATTTCCCTATTTTTCCTGCACGAAATAAATAAGCCGCTTATTTATCGGTTCGTTTTCCGATGCGAAAATCGAATCAGATTTCCAATCGTTGAAGGATCTCTTGCAGTCGGTTATTGATTCCTTCCAGCAGCTTGGCGTCTTGGAAAATTCGTTCCGCTAAGCCAGGAAGTGAACTTCCGCCAGATTCCTCATCTCCGGCCAGAGAAGGATTTGCGATCGACAAGACGTGCGGGCCCAGTCGGTCATAAAGTGTCGCGACGGAATTCTGAAGATTGGAAATATGGAGTTCCAGAGAGCCCAAGCTCTTATGGACAACCGGTTCGGGGGCCGCGTCACATCCTGGCATCGGTTGAGTAATCGCTCGAATGACCGATCTATGTGAATCGCAAATTGTTGCGAATCCGGATGATGATTTCACAGACTCACCACTTTTTTTCGTTGTCGCTATTTTGCTCATTCGATGCCCTTTTCCAAAAGGAGAATTTCTGATCGCCGTTCGACACACTGCATCACGAATACACATTCGTGACTGGCCCCCGGAGCGTATTTCGCCACTTGTTTCGCCGTCCAAGTCGGATGCATTCCGCGAAGTTCAGCAAAGTCACCGCCTGCCACATACCGAACGTCAATCAGCTTGAATCGTTTGTTCCCGTCCGGAAAGTCGAGTTCGGAATGTTGGCACCAGAGCCGAACCTGATCTTCGCTGATGACGTGTTTATGGTCAAAGCACATCGCCATTTGCTGCAACCAGTGCGGCTGCTTCAAGATAAAGATTGCCCCGATTTTGCAAACCCGCAGAATCTCTTGCATGACGCCCGTGACGTTGCGAATATGCTCCAAGCAGTGCGAGGAATAAACGCGAGCCACGGAGCCACTGTCAAACGGTAGTTGGCCGAGTTCCAAATCAACGGCGATATCAGCCTGAATGACCCGGTCACAATTCAGATAGCCATGACCGTGCGGTTTCGTGCCGCCGCCGATTTCAATTCGCATGCCTTCCGGGCTGATCCCGATATCAATCCCGAAGTCTTCCAATTCTTCGTGCAGATTGATCCAAGAACCGTACCGATGCAAATCACCGGGATTCTCCCCAACAAGACAATAACCTTCATGACTTGCGAAGATTCGGGAAGGCCATGCTTCCACGCCGAGAAACCATCGCGGGGGATCGTCCCATCCTTTGCGTCGGAAGACTTCGATATTTCGGAACATGCAGAAGGAACCGGAATAGTGCCATTGATCGCACTTTGAGATATTGAAATCGTCGTATTTCTTGAAGGAACCGACGATCGGATGGGTCTTGAATGCTTCGAAGACCTCGAGCCAGTGATCGAGTAATGCGGCATACATCGCCTTCGCCCATCCCATCGGAATGGAACCTTCGTCGGGATGATGCGAAACGCCTTTGGCTTGCATGTAGGCCGTCACATCGTTCACACCACGAGGCAATTGGCTCATCAGCGGAACGAATGTCACCACTTCCCGCAGATCGGGATTGTTCGGAGCGACATACCAGAGATCGACGCGGTAATCGCCGAATTCCTTGACGACTTCTTCGGCGTCCCAGGTCGAATCGTCGGTCACAACGCCGACAAATCGCTTCCCATTGAAGAAATCGGGACGCTGTTTGAGTTGCTGGATATTCCATCGCCAGCAGTCGTTCATCTTTTTGGGATAGACGTGAAAGACGAGATGCTTGACCGGTTCGTCAGTGAAGTCTGGCTGAATCAATTCAATGCGAAACGGTTCGCGTTTGTAAGACTTCTCTTGCGTTTTCACAGCACGTCCATGTTATGTGAGAGACGAAACAGTTCCGAGGTTCCACCAGAACTTACAGTCAAATGGTATCGTGAACCCCGCGAAGCTGTCAACTTGCCGTGGCTGGGACGGTTGACTGCGGGAGGGATACATCGGTTCCAGCAACAAGACCGATGACGCGGCTTGATAGGTTCCGCCGTCCAGATTTCGTCCGGCAAGTGCCGCAAGAACATCTTTCATCAGGGAGAGTAACCCGAGAGCGGGATCGGTATCCCCAATGCTGAATCGCTCGATTTGATCCAATTCGACGCGGGACCAGACGGCAATTACAATTGATGCCAATTGCACAACGCCCTGATTTCCCGAACCATCCATGATCGGCTGATCGAACGGACCGCCCATAAACGTCACGGTTGCAAAAATGTTATCGCTGACTTCGACGCTCGGTTCCGGAGTCGCCGTAATGAAACAGGTCGTTTCACTGTTGAATTGCTCAACGCCATTCCGAAGCTTCGCCACGACCGCTTCGAGGACTTCGATGGCGGTTGTGGGGCGAATCTTGCTTGTAGTGAATCCAGTTGACACGATTATGATCCAAAAGCCACGAAGATATTGATGGCGTTAGACCCAGTTCCAGTCACGGAAATAGTCTTGCTCGTTGAACTAATCGCGGTTGCCGAACCTGTAGTTTTAGCGTCAATATCGCCCGGTGAAAGCGGGCCAACTTCTCCCACAGAGGCATAGCCATTCGATCCGCCTGGAGCAACGCTGACCGGATTCGTATTGGATGTTGGAGCTTGGAAAACAAAAAACAGCGACTTCAAACCAGTCGCATCAATGGGCGTCGACAGTCCTAATTGAGTCAATGATGTCAAGTCAATTGTTGCTGCTCCTGATGTCATGACGACTTGAGCACACCAACCAGCAGTCCCGTTTGGCGAGAGAGCGGCATTCCATGTTTGATTGATATATGGCGGATTGGCTGCAACCGTAATCGGATTGGCGGCGGGATCGTTTTGATTGTCAAATATCGACAACGTGGACGCAATTGTCAGTGATGCGTTAATGGAAAGTGTCATGAATTAACCCCAAGAAGAATTGGTAAGTGCCCCATTGGCATTTGTGACCTGCGATCCGAGATTCGACCAGATATCATTGCCGAGAGCAAGTTGCTCTCCTGGATTGGGCATGCGATTCAATGCCAACACATACTCCGCATCCGCTCGAAAGATTTGTTGCCCGAAAGGCGTAATGACGGGCGTACAGGGGCGAATTTTCGATTTCAAAAAAAACTGAGAAACGGTCGGGTTTCCCGAACTTTGAGAGATAACATTAGGGATATTCCATTGATTTGGAAACTGTGGTTCTAACCCCACTCTCTCGGCTTTGACTCTTACAATTCGTTGCGACACGCCTTGTGATAGCGACACGACGGAGCACGTGTTCGAATAATTGTACCCGGATCGCTGTGGAGCGCTAGCAATCGGCATTTGGACATTCAATGCATTATTGACATAAATATTTTCCAATTGCCAATAGGTATAAGCATTGGATGTGCTATCGGAATTGGTGGAGAGATAAGGATTTGTTGTATCCGCAGGAGCCAATGACGGAACGATGGTCGCCGTATAAGGCACATTCGTAATTGCCAGAGGCGAGAGGTTCAAATCGGCAATCGCCTGATTGGTTGCTTGTCCACCGCCACCACTGGATGGATTGGCTGTTTGATGCGTATCATTGCAAGGGCTTTGTAAGTAACAAGCAAAAATTCCGACAATGGAGGCAGCGGGACTGGCATAAGGCGGAGAATCCCCCGGAACGCCGCCCCACGAATAGGCTCGGTTATAGGGAGGTCTCTGATCGCGGGCATATGCCGAATTCGTGAAGTCCGTAGGGCCAAATGGCTGCCCGAATTTTTGAGCCACGTCTCCAACAATCGCAAATCCATTCAGTCCGGTCATCGTCTTTTTAACGGACACTCTCGCCATGATTTCATTCGTATCACCGATGACATCGACAAGCTCGATATTTGTGATATTGAATTGTGCCCAGAACGCAGCGGGTTTGACGGCAAGGTTATTGAGATTCGGCGGCGTTGTTCCAAACATCTTAGCCGTCACGATATACAATGCTAATTCGAGCAGGTCTCCCTTATTGACATTGGAGTCGCCCGTCAAATGAACATCAATGGTCGATTCGCCAAACATCGCCCATTTGGCGGATTGTGTATGTCGAACAGACCATGTCCTTGCGGGATAGGGAGCGGCCTGAGCGATTTCCGTGTCCGTAACCGACCAATTCATGAGGAGTCCGTCTTCTGATGCCGCGACCATGATATTGTCGCGACGAAAGATTTGGACAATCGGCGGTATTACAAGCCATCGCAACTGCTGCATATTGAGATTGGCTGATGTCAGAGCGAGTTGCCCAGAGTAGACTCTGGACGTCCTTAAATTGGCATCCATCGTGTCTTGACATGACCAGCGATTGTAGAGAATCCCTTTCGTATTTCCGTTGACATTGCCGTTCGAATCGCATTCCACTTTACAGACCACAAACGTCGCTTCGACCGTATACTGTTCGTCGCCAACAATTTTCGTAATCACAAAGCTCTTGCAGTGCGGCCCATTATTGAGGTCGACTCCAGAAACGTTCATGTTGACTGCCGCACTTCGAGGCCCGACGGGAGTCATGGTGAGGGGAGCTGGTTTCGCAGAAATCAACGTTTGACCGCCGCCGCCATTTTGATCGCAGCCGACTTGCATCAGAAAGACTTGGCGTGGCGGAAGTTGATAGCGAATGCTCGCTTCGCGAATGCTCGCAAGCCCATTGGGAGTGTCAGCACCCCCTGCATATGTGAGCGAATACTGCGTTAAATTACTCTGCTGAGAAAACAACCATTGTGTCCCTTGATCATGACCATTCAGCCGCCCCTCGACCGTAACGGTCGTCTGCATATACCGAAGGTCTGTGCCGCTCGGATCGAGAATTTCCTCTTGATTGACCTGCCGTGTCGCGCAGCGGTATAGCGTGATATTCCCATAGCTGACAGTAGTAAAACCAGACGACATTTTTTCTTGACTTTATTTAATGGGCTTCAGTGGGGGAAATGCTTTATTGCCGCGAGCGTTTCGATTTTCGTTGTTCAATAGTTGGATCACATCGAGGCCCATGTTTCCAGCGGACTTACTGGTATTCTTGCTGATATCGTCTAGCTTGATTCCGAATTGCGTGAGAATGGAACGGCCAATGGCCAATATTCCCTCCGCGACTGGCGTAACAATATCAACCGATGACAAGACATCGCTGGCGAATGTGGCAACCGAAATCGTCGCGGACAAAAGCTGATTTGCGATATTTTCCCATCGCTCGCTTCGATCTTGCATAGATTCTCGAAGGTTCATTGTGGCTTTAATGACTTCAGTCGCACTTCCACTGGTCGCTCGTGTCGATCGCTGTTCTAGCTGAAGCGACTGAGCATCATATCTTGCAACCGCTCCCGCAACTTGCGAGGAAAAATGCGAGCGTTCTGAACGAAACCGCTCAACTTCTTTCTGAGCACTTGCGAGCGTTTTGTTAATGAAAACGAGAGCCGCAGAAACGACTACAACTGCTAGAGCGAATGCAGAGGCAATGCCCGCAATCACCGGATTAATAAACGCTCCAACGGCAGCGATTCCTTCGAGTCCGGTTGCGACTTCTGCTAATGCCTGTACTGTTTGACCAGCTTCAACAACCGCGTGCCGAGTTTTTTTAAGGGTGTTTTCACTCGACGCGACATCTTTTGCGGTTTGAACAGTCGGCGAGCGTTGATGAAGTTCGAGATTTTTTCGATGAACCGCCATCGCCTGATTGTGTGCCGCTTTGGCGGAATAATAAGCCTTATTCGCTTGATCTGCTCGGGATCTGGCAGTAGCCGCTTTCGCTTTCGCTCGTTTTGGATTCAGGACAGAGGAAATGACATCGTGAACAGCGAGTAATCGCTTGCGTCCGGACGGTCCAATTTTGCGACGAAGATTCGTATATGCATTTTGAACTTGACCCCAAATCCCTTTTGGTTGCCGAAGTGATGCGGCATTCTCGGCCCGAGTCAGCCGATCATTTTCCTCCTTCAATTTCTTGTCGGAATCGGTGACTTTCTTTAGGACCTCGCGAGCACGATCAAGCTGTCGCGTATATTGATCCAATGCTCTCTGAAGTTGTTTGAATTCTTTATCAGTCAGCGTCTGAGCATTATTGATCAGGAACTCACCGAGAGCATCGACTTTGCCTTTCAGGTCGTTCCGTTTTTCCGTGGCCTGAGTGACTCGTTCTGCCGATGTGCCGAGTCTCTGCCGTCGCATGCCCTCGCTCGCCGTCGACCGATCAATCCATCCCGCTCCGCTTCCCGTCAGCATCTGATGCGACAGTTGCGAAATGCGTTGCGACAGCGTCATCGTCATTTTTGCATTGACGGCTGTAGCAATCGCCTGAATGATCTGGACTAAGCTATTCACATTCGCGTCCGTCCGTTTTGTCGTGCTCGGGCCATCGCTTCCGCCCGTTCATATTCCAGAAACTCTTTTGTTGCTAATTCCGGTGTGATGTTATGAGCATCACACATCCACCAATCCGGCATCGAGAGACCTACAGCAATTCGGTAACATTTGGCAGTTCGAAGGAATGCCCTTCCGAGGCATAACCAGTGGGCCGTGCGTTCTTCGTGGTAGATTCGTCGGTGTTCGTATCCGTATTGACAGACGCAATCGGCGGAGGATTGCCATTTTTTTTTACATCACCCAGATATCGCTCGAAGCGGAGCAAGAGACGGTCGCACTCTTCTTCTGTCAAGCCGCCTTGTGACAACGGCTGAATGCCCCATGCGGTGCGGACGGCATAATCGACTTCCGCATAGCCTTGTTGAATCTGCATGCCGATCCCAGAGGCAATGAGTTTTCGGGAGACGGCAGAGTCAAACGGTTCTTCAATCCCCGGAATTCCCGGAGCGAGTTGTCGCGTGATATTGACGGACCAGAGATTGCGAGCCATTTCCATGGGGTCGCCATTCCGATATCGCTTGCCGTCCCAATAGCGAAAGATGCCGCGAGGGTCAAAGCCGAGACATTGCAGGAACCAGAGCCATAATCGGTACATCATCTTGACATCCTTGTCTTAGAGAGAGTTCACACGTCATTCTAAAGCAAACAAGCCGTGACGACAATCACGGCTTGACAGAGTCATATTCGATTAAGTCACGACCGAACCAGACACCGTCCATGTTCCATTCCACGGCGAACCATTCGGATTGATATAGGCCCCGCTGCTATTTGTCGTCAAATCTTCCAAGCCCGTAAATGTGATGCGAGGGAACGTCGCAGGCGTTCCGACCGGCGAGTAGGCAATCGGTTCGTTGATATAGACGTTCGTATAATTGCGACCGAAGTTCGCGGCCAAAAACAGGACGCGAAAGTACGCTCCGGAACAACGAAGCAACTGCCCTTTGGTTCGTGTCAAGGCATACGCGGCATTCACGCGAGTTTCGAGAACCGCAAGCACCTCAGGATTCCACTGAGCCAATTCCGCCACGATCGAATGCATTTCGCCGAGATATTGATAATCGGTGGGCGGACCCTGTTCACCGCCCCCATAATCCGACTTCAATTCAGAAATGAAGGCTTGTTCGTTGATCTCAATCCCGTTGCGGGTGACACCCAAAAACTGCATGGCATTCGTCGAACCGGTGCTGCACCAAATCTGTGTTGGTCCCGCAACTTCGAAGCACGGCACTGTCAGAGGGAACGGCAATATATTAGTCATGTTTCAAGTCCTATTGACAGGGGGGGCCACATGGCCCTGAAGTATTGGAACAGCCGGGACCACGGTCGACCGGGTAATTCGGATAGTATTCTCGCGTTCGCCCACGGATCGTATTGCGTCGCCAAATGGGAATCACCGTCAAGGGATTGGCAAGTTTCATCACGCTGGCATCGGCCATTGTGTCGGTGATGGAGAGCAAATAACCTGCTCCATCTTTCAGGGCCTTGAGGCGATTGGCAGCCGACTCAATAATCGCCTTGTCTTTATCACTCACAACGCCTCGACGTCGCTTAATCAAGATCAGTGCCAGATCACAATTCAAACGCACCAAATAAGACATCGCGGCTGGGCTGAGATTCGCGGGATCAATCTGATAAAGCGTATATCGTCCGCCAACGACGATCGTCGAAACAATCTCACCGTAGGCGTCTTCGAGGGCCGCAATCAGATTGGTATTCGTTGGCAATTCGTTGGGCGGAACGCGATACCCCTCATCGCTGACGAGATCCCCGAAGAGTCTGGCGTCATACCGGGCTAGAAAATCTAACCCGGTTGCATAAGAGGTCACAGCCATGACGCATCCTCAAGAAAATTAGCAGACATTGACAATCAGCATGCCGGTCACAGGGGCCGTCATGTTGACATCGAAGTTGTCGGTGACCGCGATGCGTTCGACACGGTTCCAACTATCCGCATCGGTTTCGAGCGTCAAGTCGTCGTTTCGGTAGATGTGCATCGAGACGGTCGAGAAGCTTCGACCCCCTTCAATGCCTTCCAGCGAATTCGGACGATGCACCAACAGCACGGTGCCGAGTGGCAGCACGAACTGAGCGGTTTGCGTCAACAGACCGCGTTGTGAAGTCACAATGACCGTGTCCTCGATGACGTATTCCGTGTCGTACAACCGATCGGGCAAACCGTAGTTGTCCTTCTTGTACTCGCCCTTGTTTTGCAGGTACTGGATTCCACCCGCATTCTGCTTCACAAGTTCGACGATTTCCTGCGTCACGCTGATCTGAGCCGCCGTATCTGGACCCATGATCAACAGCAAGTCTTTCGACTTCACCGCCGCTCGGGTATCCAACAGGATCTGCTGTTTCGCGGCGTTCAAGGTTCTCTTGATCGTTTCGCGAGCGGACGTCGATTGAGCCCAGTTCCCCGTCTGATTGGTGAACTGATTCGTCTGCGACAAGTCCCAGTAGTGCGTCGAAGCATACTGCGTCGAATCGGTCAGTTTCGTGATGACCTGTTGGGTTCGGAACGTCATCGCGAGTTGAGCGAGGGCGCGACTTCGGCGGTCGCGTTCATCCCATGCGGCCTGTTCGTTCATCATCTTGCCCATGACGTCCATGTACGAACGTCGGCGGCAGCGGAATCCCAGTTCGGAAAAGTATTCCGACTGGTCGTGGGCTTCCGGTCGGTCAACACCGTCCGGGAACATATACTTCGCCCCATCGGTATCCAGGATGCGTGCTCGTTGATCGAGACCCATCTGATACCAAATCCCCACCGTTTGGTGCACGGGCACAAGCTGACAGTATTGGTTGACTTTAAAGTCAACCGGGTTGCGGCTGAAATCGACAAACAAGTTGCCAGATTCCTTGGCGTTCGGAACATACACGTTCCACTGATTCGGCAGAACTCTGTTCAGTACGGGAGCCATCTTGTTTGCCTTTCGAAAAAAATAAAGGGTCGATCACCATCTGGTAATCGACCCGTTCTCACTGAGTCGTCGTTTGCGGTCACATGCCGCGAAGGTTTGTTAGAACTTGCCAATCACGATATCGACCGGACACAAGGCTCCGACCGTACCGGGCGTCTGAGCACGAGCGACATAGAAGTTTCCAGCGGTCACTTCGATGCCATAGCCGTTCGAGTCGGACATCACCAGATCACCGGCGAGCCACGGATAATTGCAGACCAAGTCGACGCCTGTCGCCCCATCGACCCAGACAACAACTTCTTCACCAGCAATCGCCGCAATTTGTTGGGCTTGCGTGGTCAGCGAGAAATCGGGATCAGGGCGAGTTCGGTTCGAGTTGACCGAAATGCCGCTCGGTCGAATCGCACCGCTAACGGCTTGTTTGACGGAGTTATTGTGAGTCGCGTCGGGCACAAGGATCACAGAGCACGGGATCGTGCTGTTCGCCCACATATTCTGATACTGGTTGGCCATGTTTTACTGTCTCCTGCGTTGGAATGGCGTTTGTTTTTGAGGGAAGGTTCCGAAGACACTTAGGCGGCTTTCGGACCGACCAACGTGGGATCTGGCAAACCATTGGCCAGAAAAATCGTTTTCATTTCCGTGTCGATATCGGTCGTTTCGCCCCGTCGACGTTTTGTCACGACCATATCGGCGGCTTGCCGCGTGTACCGGTCAATGTCCTCTTTCGAAGCCCGGACCGTCAGGCCGTGGGCTCGCGAGTAGTTCTCGGTCTGGGTGTCGGTCGGATCAATGTAAAGCTCGAAGTTCGTGACTTCCTTCTCGCGAACCGGAGCTTGCGAGAGAGCCTTGCAATAGCGATCGAATTCGGCATCGCTGACCGGCAGAATGTCCGTCAGGATTTCGTCTTCCTTCGCCTTGATCTCGTCTTCGGCACACACAACGTGATTCGTCACGATCGCATGCACTTTCGAATATCGCTCTTTATCGCGCTGGAGCATTTCCAGGTCGTGAATGCGAGTGAGTGCGGCCTTGTGGGCTTCGGCCATGGCCACGAATTCGGGATCTTCTGACACTTTGGAATAAGTCATTGGTCTGCCTTTCATGCATCCAGATTGATGGCCTGCCGCATACGCCGCCCCACATTCGGGGGACATCGCCGCGTATTGAGCATGTTTGTCGTCGAGAGGAGGAGCGGGAGCGACCGCCGCGGGCTGTCCGCCTGTCGCCGCGGGAGCACCCGGAGTCGCGGCGGGTGCAGGAGTCGGAGGGGCGTTTTGACCGGGAGCCTGTTTCGCCATCCCGTCGCCTTCGGGTGAATCAATTCCACGAGGAACCGCTTCTTTCCCTTCAACCGGTTCGGTGTCTTGATTCTCATTGTCGGACGGAACGGCATCCGGATCGTTTCCCGAGCCTTGACGCATGGCCATCGAAACCTTTTCGACGATCGAAGGCATGAGTCCGCCGAGAGCATCAATGATCGCATCGACCAGAGCCTTGTTTTCGTCGGGCGTTTCACTGTTCGTATCGGGAGCAGGACCAGCGGGAACAGGCTGTTGCAGATCGTTCATATTGGCTCCGTAGTTGGTTTTCTTGCCCGTTTCCGATCCAGGCACATACGAGTTCACGGCGTTCGGCATGGCCATCGACATCGAATATCGCATGACCTCTTGGCCGTCCGCTCGCATTGAATAAAGGTTCATGCCACTATCAAGGCGGGGCGTTTCACTGCCGAGCATGGCAATCGGGTCCATCGTTCGGCGTTCGATCGGTTCCTTGCACCAGACTTCCGGCGAGCGTCGTTGGAGTTTTTCCGCTTTCGAAAGATTCTCGTTATGAATCCACTCGTCGCAGAAGATGGCCCATTGAGGATGTTCGTTGCCAAACAATCCGATGTAGAACGGACCAGCCCATCCCAAAACCTCGGCATCCGGTCGACCGGTCGATTTCTCTTCCAAGGTCGGCATGTGCCCGTCGCTCAAAGCGGCGAACTGGCCCGCATTGCGAATTCGATAGTTTGCAAAGTCAACAAGATGCTGCAAATTCTCGCGGTTGTATTCCGTGCCCTCACGACCGGGATTCACTTCGCCGGTCGTCTCGTCTCGCGTTTCGGCAATCTCCGGGATTGTGTGCGAGAGGAAGACGCAGCGTGGACCCTGTTGCGTGTACTTGTCGGGCGAGAAACGTTCTTTCGCCTCGTTCCGCAAGTCCTGATCATTTTCGGACTGTTGCCAGAGTCGGATAATGGCGACCGTCCGACGATTCGCTTTAGGAAACTTTTTTGCGAGAGCAACCCATGCACGATCGAAGAACGCTCCCTGTGCCTCGCCGGGCAATGGCATCACAGACGGTTGCGTCTGTTTCGGCATCGGCGGGGCGGTCATCGTGGGAGACATTTCTCGTCCATGAAAAAATAACAGCCCGCTGATTCTCATTTCTGAGAGTCACGGGCTGTTCTCACAAGCTCGGCATGCCAATCGTTGGCAGGAGACAATGATTTACGAAATTTTCACGATCGACGCAAGACGTGTTTTTTCTTTTGACAATCTCGCTAGAATTTGTGGTGCAATCTTACAGGCATTGAGAGAAAGAAATGATATGGCATCTGACCCAAAACTGACGAAATCCGATCTGAAAGTCATGGAACGATATCGCATGAAGATTCAAGGGCAAGTCGTCGACGTGCAATTGATCGGCATTCGGACTCTCCCGCGAACACCGTGGCGAGACTTCATGGGCGGTCCGCAATTGAAGTCGCGGATTGTTTATGACGTGCTGGACTTCGCAACAGGGCGAGTGATTACGGTGCATTCCCCGGGGGCGTTTCGTCGCAAGTCACCGTCACTGGATACGCGGCCCCTGCGGTGCTCCCGTCCCGGCGCGAATAACGCTGATGGTCGCGTTCGTCGCGTGCGGAAACTTCCTCTTGATTGATGGCTCGGCCATAGCAGTCAATTTCTTCGTCGGCATCGTCGTCGATGGTTTCATTCATGAGTCGAGTTCCCGTTTCTGGATTTCTTGGAAAGCCCCGGCAACGCTGGCCAATTCACTCAGAACACCGCCAAACTGTCGATCACGCACAGCGATCGAGATTTTCAGTCTCTCGGCAATCGGCACACGATGCCAGCAACGAAAACAACAATCAACGCCGGATGGTACTCCCGCGATAATCGGCTTTGGCAATTCCCTGCCGCACGAGAGACATTCTCGCATGATTCGTCCATGAAAAAACCCGGCTGTTCACTCCAGCCGGGCATTATAATCAAAAGCAAACTGGCTCGCCAGAACTATTAGACCACGAACCATGTTCCGGGCGTTTCGCAATAAAGCTGGATGCCTTTTCCGCTTGTCCCGGAATAGCTCGCATTCGCCGAGCCGTTGTCGATCGTGCCGCCGCTGGGTGGGTAAACAATAATCGGTTGACCGGCAACCAGATTGATCAATCGGATGAGTCGACCGGTAATATTGTCCGCCGCATTGATGATGACGCCCTTGGTGCCATCCGAGGCCGAGACGGGATAAACCGCCGCAGTTGCTGCCGGAAGCACGCCCGCTGTCGTGGAGCTACTGCCAGCCGCCGCCGTGATGGCCCCCGGTCCGCCGAGACTCGCGGCCACAGGAACGCACACCCCCGCCGCATTGACAACTTTGGGAATATCGAGAGTCGTATCGTAGAAGAAAATTCCCGGAACCTGATTCGTGGGAGCATTCGCCGTGGGGCCGCTGATGTCAGAGCCATCGCGAGAAATCACATTGGGAGCGGTCATGGCAGAAGTCCTTTTCTGTGGATTGTAAAACAGAACAGCCCGCCAAATCCAAAGGATTGCGGGCTGTTTTCACGAGCTTGAACCGATTAACCGAAAAGTGTAAAGGATTTCTCCGAATCAGGAAAGATGGAAATTTTCAGACAAGAATCAGCGTACGATAAATAAGCGGCTTATTTATCAGGGCTGGGAAACTTGTCCGAAATATCCTCGTAAAGCAGGCCGTCATCCGGGAAGTAGTCGTCTGGTATTTTATGAAACGGGACTTCTACGATGTGCATGGACTGTGAAGGATTCCTTGTGCAATCGAAAAACGTCACGAACGAATCAGAACATCCTTTGACAAGATAATCGAGCGGGATCTTACCTTGAACAAAACTCTCGATGCATACGGTGTCTTGCCGGACGAGCATCCATCGGTGGAAGTCGTCATCGCAGTCGCACCAAAACAAGAGGAATCGCTCGCCATCAAATCGGCCATACTCCGAAACGAGCGGGCTGTCATATTCAACCAAATCTCGGATATGACGAAGATCATCGAAAATATTGATGACGATCGGACGCCCTTCGAGTTTTCGTAATGCGGCGAGATTTGTCATTGCTTTGCTCATCAGTCACTCTGTCACACAATTGCCAGTTTCAGTTTGATCGCTTTGCCATTCGTTATGGCGTTCAGAATTGTTCGCGGGGACTCACCAGATGCCATTGCCTGAATCACCGTCCTTTGAACTGGAAACGCCAGCAACCACTCAACGATGGCCTTCAGTGTCTCAGGGTTTTCGTCGTCGACATACTTCGCGACTTGCTTTGCATTGACATAGATTCGCCACGAGTTTCCGGACTTGCAAATCTTCTTCACCAGAGGTCGCGTGAGCACTTCGACCATCTCATCGAACTTCAGCCGTGTCGAGCGAACGACGGCATCCGGCTGTTCGAGATAAACATATAAGGCATCACAACCAGACAGCTTTCGAGATGTCGCATTGGCCGTTCCATAGGCGAAGTTCTTGTCCAGATCCTTGACGATGTTCGCCTCGATCTCAGACCAGCCGAGAAACTTCGCGGCAGCAACCCGACGATGCCCGTCAATAATCTCATCCGTCAATGTGATGATGATCGGAGACAATTGTCCGATGACAGACATGGAATCCGCGAGCGATTGGATATTCGCTTTCGTGATTCGATTTGGCGGATTGTGAGAAGCGTTTTTCAGACTCTCAAGCTCCACCATCTTTCGTGTTTTTTGCATTTCAATTTACTCCTAAAGCGGCCATTCCGTCACTTGGCGAATTGCATCAAGATCGCCGGTTTTCAATGCTTCTTGAATCGCTTCATTGCGAATATTTTTCATGGAAAATTGACAGGCTGCTACGAAGCAGGCAGCAACAGAGGATGACCATGCAACAGATTCCAGCCAACGACCCAGAGCGGCACTGACCGCCATATTGAACAGTCCACACCAGAATCCAAAGGCAATCCAACAATCCATCTCGGAAATGATCTGTCGCAATCCAGACAAATATTTTCGCATGCCTCAGTCCCATCTGTCGAGTTTGTATTCCGTTTTCAATCCCTTGGACGTCACTCGCAAATGAGCATCCCACGTGTCATTTCCTTTGGCCAAAATCAAACCACAAGCATGCGGCGATTCCATTCCTGCAATCTTCGCCGATCGAGCATACGCTTCAATCACGCTGCGGATGCCATGAAACTCGGATCGCATGATTTCTGGGAACAGAGCATTTCCGGCCATCTTCGTTTCCTTGGCTCCCTCGATCAAAAGAATGACTCGTTGTCCCTGATGAGCGAAATCGTCTTCGTTCCGCCATTGGTTCGGCCCCAAGCAAATCTTCTCGATCTTGTTAAATCGACCGCCGGAAAGTCCATACTGTGCTGGAACTGATCCGCCGTGCCACAGATACCACGAAACCGGATTGCGATTCTCTTCCGAATCCCATTGCAGGATTGGCGGCGAATCGGGATTCGCTGCGGTCACGAGTGCTCCATAGCTGTTTCTCGACCCATCGCAGTACAGTTCGATTTGATCAGCATCAGGCAGCACCGTCCGGCGGAACTTCTCCCACGTCATCGAAATCGGTGGCATGCGAAGATCCGTGACTTGCGGTTCACTGGACTTCGGTTTCAAATGACCGAAGACACCGCCTTCCGACGTTTCGACTTCAATCGCCTCGTGCGGAATCCAAATCGCCGGAACTTCCTCCCTACGGCAGAAGCGACGATCAAGCGAACCTGCGGCTTTCAGTTTCTCGACGATCTTTTCCGCTTCCGCAATCGCCCCGGCAGACGGAGCGGCTTGCGGTCTCTGGTATTGCAATGGATGCATCTTGGCCGCGAAACGCTTTTCAATCTGACTGAATTCCATACCCGATCTGATATCTTCCAGAAGCGTTCCGATCATCGACGAACGAGGATGGCAGAACCCGGCGGGAGCGGTCGCAACGGCTTTCCAAAGCAGATTGATCGGCTTGGTTTTCAGATCCAGCAACCATTCGGCTTGACCGAGCAGTTTTTCGCTTCGATACAGCGACTCAGTTTTCAACAGCTTGACCGCTTGTTCGAGCATTTGTTTCGTGAAGTCGATCAAGGCCGTTCGCACCATCAGAAAGTCCTGCAACTTTTCTGCCGATGCTTGATGGGCTGTTTGAAGACTGTCCTTAAATCGCATCGCACCCGGCGGCATGATCGACAGATGATGCCATGTTTTGTTCTTCTTCCCATCGAAGGAAACGGCGGTTCCGTAGACTGGCGATGGCGAGAGAAAGACACCCGCCACTTTCGCTCGCTCGACCACATCGATGACCGCTTTGACAGATTCCCGCAATTCGTGCGGAATATCCGTCAAAGTCCAGAATGCCGAATGGGTATCGCCGTGGTCATCAATCGTCACCAGTCCGCCGAACTCATTGACGAATCGACGACAGCAATGGCAGTTGTGATACTGACGTTCAGATTCTGGAATCGCGTTCAGATAGAGTTCGAACAGATTGTCGAATGCAGTCGTAAAGAGAGGTTCTTTCCCGTTATTCGTTCTCGCCACGAATTCGGACTGAAGTCGTCCGACGAACTGATCGTAATCTCGATCGGCATACACTTGGATTGTCGGTTGCATTGTTTTCCCCTCATGAAATTGATTGTCCCGATTTGATAACGCAAGAAACTGGCGAACGGATCACGAGAAACCGTATTTTATGTCGACTGACAGTCAATCGCCTCTTCGTCTCGTAATCGCCTTTCGAGATCGGAAATTACGTGATGATTAGCGGCGAGATGGGTTGCGATCCGTGTCGCTACGAGATTCTTTTCCAGTTCCGCAATTTTGGCCCGCAACTCTTGAATATCAATCAACAGCGGAATTTCAACCGCATCTGCCGATTGTTGCCAACCCTGCCGAAATGATTCGGGAGTCGATGGGTCGTGAAAATCTCGACCTGTGCGACCGAAATACTTCTCGTAAGCGATATAGGCTACTTCGCCGGAATTCATTACGAGTTTCCTTTTAAAATAATCGGAAATTCTTCCATCCCTGTTCAATCACTTCAAGGCAATGTCGACATCTGTCTCTCGATAATTTAAGTGCGACGTCATCAGATCGCACGAGCATCATTTTCAACCATGCAATTGTGTCTTTCGCATCGTTGTAATAATCGAAATTATTCAACTCACGATCAGACGTTAAGACTTCACGAACGATCATTTCCATTCCCCCGCAAACGCCAGCTTTTGATGCAGAGCGTCAAACGATTGAAATCGTTTCTGCATCTCCCGGATCATAAAATCGCTGGTTCGAATCGCATTCGCATACTGCGTTCGATCGGTCTCGTTCGCCCGCTTGCAATCGACGGACTTCAATTCTGCGACCGCTCGCTCCATCCGATCCAGCCAGAAACGTTTTTCGTTTTCGCCCGCGCAAGCATAGTAATCTCGCTGAACCTGAAAGGCATGGTCGATGATATCGCGATAACCGGCGACAGGCACAAATTGCATCACGCCCTTCCTTCCAAGATCAAATAAGGACTGTTCGTGCGGCGACTGACAATGACTCTCTCGCCGAGACGCAGGTCGGAATACAGCTTCCGCAGTTCGGGCTGCTTTGCCTCTGATGGAATCTGAATCAATTCGTCGCGATGATTGCGGCGAACGAGAGCACGAACAGGATTTAGCGTCTTGATAGTGGCCAACATTGCAATGGCTCCTGATTAATAGTTCCGATTTCGCGAGACGTGCCACATTCGGCGATTCAATTCTGTCGTCGGAATGCCGAGAGCATCTGCGATTTCGCGATACGCACGAGTGTCCGTTTTGTAGTCCACATAGAGCTTCAGAGCGGCTTTGGTTTGTGCTGGCGTCATTTTTGATTCTTATTACATGAGGGATGAGGCGTGATCTAGAACTTCTCGCCAATTGCTTCCATAGGTATCTTCCAGAACAGCATCGTGCCATCCCTGCCATGATCGAGTGGCAAGCACATTGCCATCGCAATCTGTCCCCGCTATTGGTAACTCTCTAAACTCACGAGCGACGGGATAGCAATGCTTTGCTCGCTGCTCAAGCAGCATCCAGGCATCAAGAATGGAAATTGACTCCGAACGAATCAGTTGTTCGCCAGCGACAAAGTAAAAAACAGACATTTGCTTGATTCCTGATTTGGACTGCGTTCAACACAACTATATCATAATTGTGATATCGTATCGCGTCAACGAATCAATCCACAAAATATCGGAATTCCCAAACTTGATAAAATAAGCGGCTTATTTATCGTACAGTTGTTGTACAGTTATTTTACCCGATTCCATCGACAGAAACGATCAATCCATTTTCAACAGTCACATTGAAACGGTTAGTCACGAAATCGCACGTTCCGATCATGCTCTTTCCATCGGCGTTGCGAACGCGACAGGTCCATCCGGCCTTCGCTGCTTCGGCACGGACTTCCTCAACGGGATTTCCAATCGCCCAGTTGCGAAGAATTGCAATGTTGTCTTGCAATATCTCCGATTCCTCTTTTTCCTCATCCTTCCAAAGCGGCCTGCGATCCGTTTTTGGATTGCGAGGATACTGACCCGATCCTGGACAAACCGATCGGCACGGTTTGGGAAAATCATGCGTCGGAATCAAAGCATCCGATCGCATTTTGAAGATCTCTCCGCAATGCGGGCACATATACTCCGGTTTTGGCGGTCGATTCATTGCAACTCCTCGATGGCGTCCAGAATAATCTGATCCGCTTTCTCCCGATCGCATTCCTCCAAATAACCATTATGATCAAACTTGCCTGCGACAGCACCCGCTTTCACGAGTGCGATGCAAACATCGTTTTTCCATCCACTATTTCCGAAGGGCCGCTTACCGCTGAATCCTTCCTCTTCGATCCAGACACTCGCCAGCAACGCCTTTAAATAGCCACGGATTGTTTCCGCTCCAGCGTCGTTTTCTTCCATCGGAATGTCGAGCACTTGCTTTGATTTCATGGTTCAGTAACTCGCATTGTTCAAAGTCGTTTCACCAAACGTCCCGCCATTGCTCGTGCAGAGTTTCGCATAAACCTGTCGGTCAATTCCCTCATTCAGAAACTGACCATGCGAATCACCGAACATCACATTCACGCCGCCTGTGTGCCATGAACTCGGTCGAGGTGCAGTCCCGACGGCGGCGGCAAGATTACGATTGATTGTGTAAGATCCTGGATTGGTCGTCTCATTGGAAAATCCAGCAGTCGTTTGCAATGGCAGCGAAGTGCTGGTGAATAACGCGGGACTCGGAACCATCGACGAGGTCGGGATGCGACAACCGAATCCCAAATAATTCACGCCATATCCGCTCAAGGAATCGCGACTGGCATTCCAAGGCCCTGCATTCGCGTTCTCCGTCACTAGCAGCGTATTGCCTGAACCGTCTCCAATCGACAACGCGTCAATCGTTGGCGTGTAGTAGGTATTTTGCCGCGTGAAGACACCTGTCGAGATCTGGATGGACAGATCGGCGGTATCCAAATGGGGAGGCGTTCCGTTCATCGTCACACCATCGAGTGAGTAGACACCATTGGCGTCCCAGTCGATCAAATACGGTTGCAGGAATGGTCCGCCAGACGCATAGACTTCGGTCGTGCCCCAAATCGTATCGGGAATAAACCCCGAGTTGACGACGTAGCTCAAGCCGCCGACTTGGCGATAGGAATCATTGTCTTCCGGACACGTAAACACCGGCAACCAAATCAGATCCGCCGTCGAGTAGATGCCCGCTCCTGTTGTTCCGCTCGCGACCACATTGTTTCGCAGACTTTTGTACAAATTCGACTGATCGAGTCCCGGTAACAATTGCACGGCCCACGATGTTTCATAGACAGTCAGCTGACCATTGAAGTCGGGCAGATCCATCGTGAGCGATGGCAATGTTCCGTTTTGCACTACGGAAAAATTCTGAATCGACAGAGCCACGTTTCGCATGTTGTTGAGACATTCGATTCGCCGTGCCGCACGCCGTGCCGCCTGGACCGCCGGTGCGACTAATGAGACTAAAACGGCGATGATCGAAATCACCACCAATAGCTCGATGAGCGTGAATCCTTTCCGATGGTTCGAGTGACCTGATGTTTGCTTCATAATTCGGTTCCTTCTGTTGTTTTGTGTTCAGATGCCGGAACACGAACGGCTGATCGCTCAATGCGATCGGGATCTCTAATTTCTGGTTCGCTATGGTTCATCGCGAACCAACGAATCGCTTCTCGCTGCACGAGGAATTGACGTTTCCAGACGCGCCAGTTTGGATAGTCATTTCCTTGCCAGACATCTTCGAGTTTTCTGGCGAAATAGGCTTCCCCGTTTTCCATGTCCCATTCGAGAGTTTCCTGCAACAGTTCGATTTTGGACGCTATCTCATCGACATGATTTCCTGTCGGATCAGATTCTTCATCCCAACTAGCCTTAGCTTCTTCAAGCTCCTCAATCTCATCCTGAATCCATTCCCTGAGAACATCCTCAGAGAACTCGGTTGTCGGCATCTCTCGCGGAACTTTCTCGGCGAAGTATCCAGTCGATTCGCAGGAGCCGCGACACCACGGGAGCATGTCGTAACATCGCTCGACAATCAGTGATCCCAAATCGCCAGTCATAATCAACCGACCTGGAATTGTTGTGATCGTGAACGAACAATCCCACTGACCCGGCTCGGCACAGTACCACGAGCGATAGATTCCGCTCCGCAATCGTTCCTGAACTTGGAACGAGGCAAATCGTTTATCCATCAGCTGGCGAACTTCGCGTTCTAGTTTATAGCCAGCGGAATCTTCGTATTTGATCATCCCACTCTTTCAAAACACATCGGCCACACCATGATCAACGACAACAACTGCAAGTCCATCAAATTTGGAAAGCTTTTGGAATGCCGCATCATCCATCAATTCGAGAAAGTCTTGGACTCCCTCCCTTGAACATAGCCCGCGACCGAACGGAACCTCGCCTCGATCACGAATCGCCTGAAAGTCATAACCCGGCATCGCAAGACGCAGAATATCCGCTCCATATTTGTCATCCGCATTGGCAATCAAGACCACCACTTCCTCATTGCTTTTCCCAAGATCAATCGCACGCTGTCGGAAATGCTCCGCTCGCTCGGCGTTCAGTTCCAGTGTCTTTTTGCAATTGTGCTTTGCAACCGTCGTTGCTACTGCGAATCCGACAGGATCGACAAGAAACATCTGGCCGTTTTCGTCTCGATCGACATACGGCGGAATTGGATGAAAGAGAACTCGCTGAAGGTCCGGCAATCGAAAGTTCGGCCCCTTCATAATCTTGCCGTCCGCTCGCAAGATCGGCTTTCCGTCGTGGCCAAGTTTCGACATATTCGACGCATGCACTTCTCGGAAGCAATCATCGAGATTGATTCCGTAGGCGTGCCCCATGCCGTAGATGACATACAGAAGATCCGTCAACGCATCGGCCACTTCGATCAGATCATCGTTTCCATCAGCGACTTCGAGTTCACCTAATTCCTCTTGAATCAATTCGAACCGCAAGTCGCGAATCGCCTGACTCGGAAACGTTGGCTCGGCCTCAATCGCAACATGGAACTTTTCATGGAACTCGCGGACTAATTCGAAATTCGTTGGCATTCAATAATCTTTCAATTAAACGAAATTCTGCGGCGGCAACTTCTCGTCAACACCGACTCGTTTCCATAAATGGAGACAGTTCTCGTGAGTGTTCACATACTCCGATTTCTTCGGATGGAACTGGATCACCGTTTCGCTGCCACTCCAGAACAGATCTTTCACAAAGCACATTTCTTCCCATGTCGGACAACGGTCGGGAGCCGAGACAGAAACATACTCCCATTGGCCATTTGTCGATCCGCTCGACATCATTCGAAGTCGTTGGCCTTTATAGGAGCACTCGAACATCCCGTAATCGGCGCCGATCGGCGATTCATACTTCGGATACTGAACTCGCATAGGTTCAAGCTGCGAATGAAGTTTCGATCTCATCAGAAATTATCCCCATGCAACCGATACCGAATATCCGCCAACGAGTCTGTACGCAAGATCTTGCCGTCTTCAAAAACAGGCGTCAACATTCCGCCGCGTTCCTGTTGCCTCGTGCATTGATCGTACAATCGCATCTTGCCAAAGTCATCGAGATAGACGGCCAACAATCCTTTGGCGGATTTCTTTTCGCTGCCCTTGTCGGTTTTCGGATCTTTATAGATTTCGCGAGGTTCGCCGTTCACTTGGCCCCATGTCGCTTTCATGGCGAATCCGAATGTGTCGCGAGTCACGAACTGATAGGAGTACGATCCGATGCCAAGGACTGTTTCTGGAGCGAATCCTTTCTTCATCAGGCCATTGATGATTTGATCTTGGCGTTCGAGATTGATGGAATCGCCATAGATCGCTCCCACATGAGGATCGAGCATTCGATATCCCTTGTTCGTCCATGAACCGCCGAAGATGTCCCAGAGGCATTCGACCGCCCCTTTGAACTCTGGAGAGTCGATCTTCGCATCGCGGTCACCACAAATGATTTTGACGGGATCGCCGCTATCAGGGCGAGACACGACTTTGCCGTCACGAGCGAGAATGTCGCCACGCAATTCTCTCATGCCGACAGTGATCAGAGACCAGAAGTCCCATGTATCCGAAACGATCGACACGATTCCTTTCGGATAGACTTCGGTAATGAGATAGCGGACATGCTCGATCTCTCCGCGAGCCAAGAGATTTTCTCCGGACTCACCTGTCGGAACAATCTTGCGAGCGAAGTCGTCTGACAGCAGGCACGCAATGCTGTGCTCCGTGGCAAATACGCTCGCTCCGATCAATCCATTGTTACCTGGATAATATCGCTCAATGAATTTGACTGCGGGAATCGTATCCGTTCCAACGAATGACGTCAGATGCCCCGCTCCCGACAGCATCGCCGATTCGAGCGACGACATCCCGCGAAACGAGAAATCATGTCCCATGAATTTGTTAAACGACACGTCAAGCCCTGATTCTTCGGAGGCTCTGTCGAATCGTTTTCGAAACTGATAAGCCGTGGTTGCTGACGTGCAGGGTTGCCACAGACAGGCTGACATGATGGTTTCGAGATAATTCGTCAGCCACGGGAAATCGGGATGCGTATTCACGATCGTCAGCATCGGCACTTTGATCGGGCAGAGCGTTCCTTCCGGTAAGGACTTGATGAGAAGCGGCAAATAGCCCAACTCGTGCAATGCGGCGATATGATCCGTTGTGACCGCTCCGAATCCGAGGTAGGAATCCATTGTTGATTGATACTCATCAATCAGTTTGCCCAGCGGACGAGAGAAGAACTCTTCGTTGAATCGGTCAATCAGATACTCCTGAAGGAAATACTGAAGACCGAACACGACCACTTCATTCTGTCCCGTCACTCGCGATTTACGGGGTGTGAGATTGGAGTAAATGTACTGCGTGCCAGTCGGCGTCATCGAATGATGACCAATTTTATACGCATCCGTCGCAAAAAGCGGATTCATCTTGAACGACATTCATTCAGCCCTTATCAAAATACCTTCTGAACATAAAACCCATCACGATTCTCTCGCTCGCAAAATGAATTGCTCGTCGAGATGCAGTCAATGCCGTCAATCGACTCGCCCTTTGAAAAGACCCCATGAGCGACGACAAGACTGACTGTCTCCGCTCCATGCGATTTCAAACATTCCGCCGCCCCTTTGAATGTCGCTCCACCGTCGCACAGATCATCGACGATGACGCAATGTTTTCGAACTTCGCCATTGAGCAATTTCGTGCCGTGAATCTTGCCTGTGCGTTCGTCGCGATCCTTGTAGAGCGTGACGATTGGAGCCTCTGAAAAGAGATTGGCGATTCCCATTTTCACAAATCGCTTCGTTGCTCCCGCGTCAGGGAAGACGAGTGACATTGATGTCGCTGATGAGAGACGAGTAAAGGCACAAGACTGCAAAATCCCTTGCTCATAGAATCCTCGTTCATATTCTGGATTCCAGTCGCGGAACTTGCCTAACAAATCCGATGTGGCCGACGAATGCGGAACAAATACACGCACGGCATGGACATCCAAGGCATTAATGAAATTACAAACAACCTTCAGGGTATATGGCTCCTGATCAGAGAGTCGCCGATCCATGCGGCTTCCCATCAGATAATAGATCGACAACAGCGGATTTCGTCCCTGATGCCGAAACACATCGACGGCCATCCCAACGCGAATCAAGTCGTCACCGGAGACGATGCGACATTTGATGACCGGCAATCCGTCATCGAATTCCTCGATCATCAAATGCGGTTGACCATCAGGAAACGGCGACGACTCATTAAACCTATTGCCGAATGTGGACATGACTTTCCCCTAAAAAATCGCTGGCTGATTGCTGAACGTGAATTGATGGCGTGCGGATCACGAAAATTGGAATCGCTTTTCGCGAAACAGCTTTTCTTGCTCCTCAGTATCCCGCTGAATTCGCTTGGCCTTTCTCAAGACATTCTGAACCATTGGCTCCTCCAGTTCAGTCACGGGAATATGCACATTGAGAGGGAGCTTTGAGCCAATGCGGTTTGATCGCTTAACTGCTTGCCAGTACATTTCGTAACTATCGGAAATTCCTGAGAAGACTTGCCGCGTGGCAATCTGAAGATTCTGGCCGAATCCAAGAATCTTTGCCTTCGTGATTAATTGTTTCACGCGACCCGCTTTGAAATCTGCGATCAGTCGCATGCGATCTTCAATGGGAGTATCGCCGGTAATCGACGCGGCTTCTGGAAAGGTTCTCTCCATGATCTTTTGCTCGTCATTATAATGACACCAGATGATTGTCGATTCTTCTGGCCACGAATCGACAAGATTGCGAATGAACTGCGGCTTGTTCGTCGAAATTCCGCCTTTCCCCTTCGAGATTTGGGACAGCTTTCCTCGCATCCCGATTCCGCCGATGTTGCCAGCGAAAATGTTTCCAGTCAGCTTTTGTGACAATTTACGCTGCTCGTCGGTCAATTCGATTTGCTCAATGTGAACATGGATGGGCGGGATTGTTGAACAGTTGTCTTTCCATCCATACGTTGCCGGGTTATTGAGGAAAATGCACCAGTGAGATAAGTCGCGGTAAAACTTACTGACCGCGTGTCGTTTTAGCTCCCAACGCTCGGAAGTCTGTCCGCGATTGATGAAATAGGACGCCAAGAATTCGTTCACAGTTTTCTTATGGTTCATGAAGATCGAATGGTTCGCATATTCGATTTGATCATTCGGGGCTGGTGTTCCTGTAAAGCACGCCTTCCAATGAAGACATCGGCCCATCTCGATTAAGCGAGTGCCCCACGATCCGTAGGCCGATTTCAGTAAACTACTTTCATCCAAGAGGAGTGCCCCTGCATTCCCGATTGATAAATCATCTCGAATCGACTCATAGTTCGTAATGCCAATTGGCGTCTTAGCTGTGACTGGAGCATCAAGCCATTGTTGCAAGTTAGCAGATCGAACTTGTTCAATCGGAAGCGACGGATAGAATTTCGCGGCCTCGCCGAGCGTCTGATCCACCACCATCAGCGGCGAGACAATTAGCGTTTTGTTGCCGATGCGGTGCGTATGCTTCGCCATTTCCATAAGAATTAGCGTTTTTCCCAAACCACACTCAGCAAACACCGAGAACTTCTGCTTCTGGATGGCCATTGCCGCAATATCGCGTTGATAGTCAAACAGAAAATCCGATGGCACATAATCCGACTTGTGAATCACCGGAGCGTCCGTATGGAACAGTGACGCATATTCATCAGGAATGACAGCCGCATGTCCGTCCCAGCCATATTTCGGAATGGACTTGAGCTTCAAGAATTGCTCATACGAACTCATTGAATGAGAGTCAAAGCGTAGTTTCATTTTCACCTTCCGCGAGATCGCTGTCTTCGAAAATGTTTCTCTGTTTACTGAAATGAATTTCGTTCTCGATCTTTTCGAGATTCGCACACGCGGCACGATGATATTCTGGCTTCAGTTCGCATCCATAAAATGTGCGACCCAGTTTGATTGACACATATCCAACACTGCCGATGCCGGTGAATGGATCGAAAACTTTTTCGCCTGGATTCGAGAACAGACGAATGCAGCGATCGACTAATGGCAATGAGAACGGACAAATATGCTTCGTGTCATCGTCGCCTTTGCCTTCTTTGGCATTCAACGTGTCCGTCTCTCGAATCCCTGTCCATGCAGCTTCGGCCCAATCAATCCATTCGTTGCGAGTCACCTGATTATGGCCGACAACCGGAATCTTGTTCTCGCCAGGACTGCGAAATTTAATCAGATAGTCAGCAAGTGCCCCGCGTTGTTTCGCTCGATCCGATTCCAACCCGGCGAATTGTAGTTCTCTAGATCGTGTACGAATGGCCTGGGCTTGAGGATTTTTTGTGATGCACCAATCATACTCGTAAATCAATCCTGCCCGCTCGGCGAGTCGAATATTGATACCACGGAAATCGCAAAGGCCGACTCCTCCACTACGCTTCATTCGCGGAATCTGGCACACATGAATACAGGCGACACGTCCGGGCCTTAAGACCCTTGATAACGCTTGATAAAAAAACGACAGATGCACCTTGGCTTCCGATCCCATCGTGTCAGTATTGCCAATATCGGAGGGGGACGAACTGTACGCGTATAACGCCGGAAATGGCGGTGAACTGATTACGAAATCGACGCTCCGTTCATCCATCTCTAATGTCATGTGCGGAATACAATCTCCGTGATAGATATCCCATTTGTCTGTTGGCATATGTAATAAAATCCTTTTCGAGTTATACGTTAAATGGAGCCACACAGTAGATATAGTCACCACATCGCAACTGAACGAGATTGTCGGGGTCATGCGACATTTCCCAAGTGAACGGAACTCCCACGCCAATCGCTTTCAGGTATTCCACAATGAACGCCGGATTGAGAGCGATCGTGATGTCCGCCCCCGAATAGCTGATGGGCATTTCGACCGCCGAATCGCCAACGCCATTTGCGACCGAATCAATCTTCAGGTTTCCATTCGCGAATTGAAACTTCACGCCGCATGATTCCGCGTTCGTCATGACCATCGCCTGCTTGAGCGTTGCCATCAGTGATGATGAAACCATTTCGATCGTCAGCGGCAATCGTTCACTCGGGATAATCTTGCGGCAGTTCGGAAAGATACCGACGATATGCTGCGTGACAAGCGTGTAATTGCCGTAGCGAAACAGGCTTTGATTCTCGTTTTGGACAAAGGACACTTCGCCTTCATCGCCCAAAAACCGATTGACGGCGAGCAATGCTTTCGGCGGCAGGATCGGATACTTTCCTTCGCGAGTCAGCGGTCCAGTCGATCCCATATCGCAACCAATCACTGCAATCCGTCGCTTGTCAGTCGCGAAGATCGTCAGCATCGCTCCATTATCCTCCACGCACAATCCTTGAGTTGCATGTCGTTGAGCCGATTGATCCACAGCGAATACCGTTTTCGTGATCATATCACGCAATTTCGCGGACGGCACAGTTCGATGCGGCAATTGATCATTGAAGCATGTGACCGGCGAGAACCCTTTCGGATCTTCGGCCCCCAAGTTGAACTTCGAATAGCCGCACTTGATTTCCAGCTTCGCGTCTGTGATTTTGATCGTAATGAGATCATCAACCACCGCTCCCAATATTGATGACATGCGATCGACTGGCAAGAGGCATTCGCCAGACTCACTCGCCTGAATGTTCGTCAATGTGCCGCGAATCCCGATTTCGGAATCGGAGGCGATTAATGTGCCGCCATCCTGCGTAAATTGAAACAGGACGGATTTCAGCATCGGCATGGTCGTGCGAGCCGGGCATACTGATGAGACTCGGGAAAACGCTTCAGCAAACGATTTGGTCTGCAATTTCACTTCCGGCATTTGAGTTCCTTTGGCGTGTGTTTTCGTTCGACTATCTCTCATAACGGATGTTTATTGGATTCGGATCACGATTTTCGTGATCTGTTTGGAAAATGTTGCGTTATAGAGATTGTGGGCAATCGGTGAACTCGAAGGGAAATACTGATGGATTCTGAAATTAATAACGACCGAATGTCGGCAGGCGAGGTTGGATTTCGTGGCGTCATAGATTCTATGGGATTCCGCGACAAATGGTCCGATCTCTCACCAGAACGACAGCAACTTTGGAATGACGCCGTGGAAAATTGGATCGTAAATCAGTGCAGAACACCGGAATTCCTGCAACTGTTGCAAGGAGAGATGGGCAATCTGATGAATCGCGGACCGGAAGGCCCGACCGAACGACACCCGGCTCCGATCCGACAATCGAATTCATTTCTGATGGCTCAACTGGCGAGATCACAACTGGAATTCGAATACGCTCATAACAAGATGCTCGGTTATCAGCAAGACGCCAGCCTATATCGGCAGGAGCATCAGGCCGATGATAGCGAGCAACTCACGAAAGAATGGATCTGCGAAGAACTTCGTTCTAACGATCCTGTTGTCTGGGTCGCGGCAGAAACCAAACTGGAATTCCGTCTCGATGAGACGAGAGACAGCGACCCAAAAATGTTTATCGTTTATGCGATCGGTCAATATCAGGAGTTTGCCATCCTGTCTCAGATCGGCGAAATTTCGACTCGCGGAGACTTTCGCAGGCTCGCCCGTGCATTACGATTTGAGTGGGAAGAATGTGACGACTAAAGGAAATTATGATGGGAAAGAAACGAGAAGAAATCGAGAAGCTACAGCAAGATTTTTATTGGGCTCAAGACGCCATTCGAGAATTACGAGAGTTGTTGAATCGAACTGATCAATCTCTCTGCGAACTTCTGAATGCGAAAGGCGGATCGAAACTCACGCAGTCGCTGGTTGGATTACAGTCCGATTTGCACAAGCTTTCGAAAAAAACGCCACTGCCATCGGATTCGTATGAACTGGTCAATGAACTAAATGGCCGAGTCGGTCGCTGCCTCGACTTCTATCACGGCATCAACAAGCGACTCATGAACGTCGAGAATAAACTCGGCATTAAAACGCACATCGGCGGAAATCAGAATGAGATTAAATTGTCGGAATAAACATGAGTATGAATTCGTTTAAAATCCAATACAACAATTTCGACGACGTCTGGACCGATCATCCAATTCGATATCATGAACATGGAGACGATCGTTATTTCAAGAGCACAGAATCTGCCAAATCATTCTGGTTCTTCAAGTGGACATCGACGACTACGAAGGAGCTAACTTATCATGAATTCAAGAGCGATATCGTAGCCGCATGCAATCGCATTATCGAAACTCGCAATTGTTCAGTGCGAATCGTTCTCACCAGAGTCGCCTGTGATGGCTACGACGAATACGGCGGACTCTTTCAAAAGCTGTATGAAAAAACAATTTGGCAAGACGGACAATGGTTTTCGTGGACACCGTCGACATATGGTAAATTATAGCGGGCTGTTATAATGCGGCTGATTTCGCGTGCTGCAAGAAATATCCGACCGGTCCATCCGTCGCCGAAAATAGATGCACTTCGGCCATGCGGTGATTGCCAACATACCCTTTACGAAAATGCCATGCGTCTGTACCGCAGAGCGAAGGAAGAATGCGGACCTCCACGCCATTGAATGTGTCGCCCACTGTATGCCGAACTTCTTTTCGCTTGTGCCAGTGACCGAGTCGCCATGATCGGAACTTGGCTGTCGACCATAAGAGGGGGACTTCCGTGGCCATGAGCGTCGGTAGGTCGGAATGTTTTGATTCGTCGCCGTGAACATACCCATTCAGAGACGGCCCATACGAGACGTATTTTCTCTCACGAGGCCCGTTATCAATCGTGACGTGCTTATTGCCTTCAAATCGCGAGGCAATCACTTCCGTGAGATACCACGCGGTATGCCGATCATGATTCCCTGGAACGAAGATGATTTCGACTGGGGCGATTTCCAGGCATCGCTCGATCGCAAACGATGCCGATCGACATCCGACGCGAAACACTTTTGAGAAACGGTCATCGACCGAATCGACGCGCGTGTCATTCGATGTCTTGCTGTCGAAGGAGTCAGAATGAAAAAAGTCATTTCCGAGCGGCAGAACGATCTTCTCGATATTGAAATCATGAATGCGTTCGATCATTCCGACGATCGCTTCCGACCAATCTTGTTCGGCAATTTCCAAATCATACGGCGTGCCTGTTTCCGCCCCCCATGCGAGTTTTCCAAAATGGTGATCATACAGAGAGATTTCCGCCATGTGCCGATCGGATTTCGACGGCTTGGGCGGCTTGGGGCAATGAAAAGGCTGGATATTCCGCAAAAGCTCTCGAATGCCATCCTGAATGAATTTCGGGGCCTTTCGCCGCAGCGTCACTTTGATCTGACGATTGCCGGTTTTCCAGAGCTGATCGCCTTTCCATACTTTCGTCGCAGGATCTTGGCCCAACGATCGTTTTCCGGTCACTTCCCAATTGTTGATCGTTTTCGTGACGATTTCCAAAATGGCCATATCAATGCCTTGGGACTCTAACAATTGTTCGACAGTTTTGATTTCATAGCCGTAATAGACGATATCGCAATTGTCGGATTTCTCCGTGATTTCACAGGATTCCGGTCGCCTCTGTTTGTCAGAAGCGTCTGCATGAGCCGATTCCAACAAACGGGCTTTTTTCATTTGAGTTCCTTTTTGGCTTTGTTGATCAAGGCTTGCCAGTGATGCCGCGTGAATTCGTGCGGAACCTTGCCGCTTTCGTTGATTAATGTCATGGCATCGGAGCGGCTGTAATTGATTAGTTCGCCATTGACGAACGCTTTAGCCAAGTCCATTAGTTCCTCGGCAACAGCGTCAGGAAGCTTGTCGAGAAACGATTGATGAAGCGACGGCTTCTTTTTCTTCAACTGATTCAAAAGACTGCCGGATATCACTGGTTTCTTAGCCATGCATTGAATTCCTTCGAATTACTGACGGTTTAATGGGACGGATTTGGCTTTCAGAATTTCGTGGAGGTAGCCGCTGACATTGAATAGCAACGCACAACAGGCCGTTTCCAGATCGACTTTCTCGCCGCTGTCTTCATCCGTGCATTCGAATCCGTCGTGAATTTCCAGCCAGTGCAGATTGTGACGTTGCCCCGATTCCATATAGGAGTCGAGATCAATTCCTTTTTTCCAGTTGTCATCCGATCGAATCTCGCCGCCGGGCTGAACTCGACGTGATGCCATGTATCGGCAATATCGTTCCATCACGAGGGATGACATCGCTTTTGCCGGATTGATTTTGTGCGTCGAGGGATTACGGGTTGCTCCGGTTTCGAAGTGCCGAATTTGGACATCGTCGGTTTTCACGAGCAGTTCATGAGTCGACGTTTCTCCGACAGTGCTCGACACTGAATGAATTATCGGGAACGCAGGCTTGCGATAGTTCGATGGGGAGTGCAGTTGCACCGACATGGATTTTTTCGCTCGCTCTTCGAACTCTTCGCGGCTGATTGGTTCGCTCCACTTCTTTTCCGGATGCCGCCATCCGGATGGTTCACGAACCACGAGATGGCAGATCTGTTCCCATTCTTCGGGAGTCTTGAGTTTGATCGGAGCGGATTCAGTATCAGTCATTCGCTTCCTTCCGTGGACGTTTGAGTCACCCAGTTATAAAGAGTTTCTTTATTGCGGAACACAGGAATTTTGTTGGCCGCACAGAACGCCAATTCAATCTGGACGCCCTTGGATTCTTCCTGTCGATAATCCACCGACTCTTCAATCGCTGGCAAGAGGAGAACCGCGTCCATTCGAGCGAGCATGTTCAAGCAATGGGAGAGCCATGCATCGTAGGATTTCGGATGCAGCATGTGAACGAAGTGAGTGAGTAACGGAGCATAGGGAATGACAATGCCTTCATCGAGCAATTCAGAAAAGTTGCGAATCTGCGAACGGACATTCAACGCTTGATCACCGAGGGAATAGGGAGCGGCAAGATAAATCAACTTCACTTCGGAACCCCCTGATCAATACATCGTTGGTAAATCTTTCCATACATCTTGAAATATTCCAAGGGATGCTCTTTCGTGCCCTTGCTATTCCATGTCAGGAAATGTGCCCATTCGTGAAATAGCGATTCCGCCATGAATCCAAAATCCGGATGATACGCCAGAAACAAGACAAATCGTCCCGGATAATCTTCCGGCCCATACGCCAAGGCATAGACCTGTTGCGAATCCTTAACAGCACGCAATTCGTTACAACAATGCTCGCCCGTGTGGGGATTCAGAAAAAGAGCGTTTCGGCGATAGATAGTCACGGGATACTCTGCCGGAAATTCTTTCCGCAAAACGCGGATGTATTTACGCAATCTTGCAAATTTGCATTCGTGCTTGACGGGATGTTCTTTCGGAGCTTGCGGCAAACTGGGTTGGCTCATGATTCACTCGCAATCACACGAATGGACGGGCTTTGCCCATTTAATCCTATTTGGCCCTGAATAAACGGGCAAGCTGGGGATTAATCGGGCATGCCAGTCGGAACGGAAAATTGGAGTCCATTATTGATCATCTGGTTCGATGTCTCGCGAAACATCTTTTGAATGTTCAATCCCGTCTTTTCCCACATATCCGATCTTAAGGATTTTCATTTTCCTTGGCCATTTATTGGTCGAGGAGTCTGTTAAAGTGTTCCCGCATTTGCTGGACTGAATAGGTGTTGGCGATGGTATTTCTGGGGTCAAATGTGACATGGGTTATTCCATTCGTGTCATAAAAATCGAACAGGCTTATCATAAATAATGGATACGGAAGTTCCCTTGGATGGAACGGAGTACCAATGTCTCCCAAAAAATTCCGGTATCGAATACATAAGTCTTCATCTGTGAATATCGGTGCCGCAACAATTCCTTCTTCCAAATCCATCTTCAGAAATACTTCGCGGTCGTCGTTTTCTAAGAACCAAAATGGAACCTCAAATGGAAACGGCTCATCAAACATTTCGTCCATGTTGCAAACTCCCAGTTGACTGCGTACCGGGAGTCGTTACCATACTGTCACCATAACTGCATGGTTCTCATCCCGAGAACGTTGAATCAGAGAACGCCACGAATACCAGTTCGTGGCGTTTGTCATTTTCCGGGATTCGTCGCGAACTGCAATGGCAAATTCATGGTCGGTCACTTGTCCCATTCGCAGATGTAATACGCTCGATGACCGGCAAAACCGTCGTCCAGTGTTTGCTGACCATCTAGCCACATCAGGTGGTGTTGATAAGTCATGGCATTATTCATCAATCCGGGCCTTGGTGAATATTTCGTTCCATCCAGCCATTTCCACTCGCCTTCCTTCTCTTCGTCAGACGCTCCCAAATGCACATCAACGCCTACTGACATTCTGGAAATCATCGCGATAACGGCTGGAGTCTTTGCATAGGCAAGATGTCCTCCCATCTGCTCGCAGCGATGCTTGGCGACATGCCATGTCTCCGCTTCACGAATGATTGCGTATAAATGGCCGTTCGACTTAATGGTGTGCTTCGGTCGGGGTCGCGAGCATTCCATCCCGCTCGCTTCCAATTCTTCAATCATCGTTTTGCAGGCGAGGGCCTTGTCAAAATCGCCCGCCATCGTGAACACTTTTTGATAGTGCTCATAAAGTTCCACAGACCGGCTGGCACAAGAGAATTTCGCGTGACGCAAGGCTTCTTCGGCAAGTCGAACGTCTCGTTCAAATTCCGCAATGGACTTTTTGATAAACGGGTCTTTTTCCAGCAGTTCTTTCTGCTTTGCCGTTGCCGCGATCGTGGTCTTCGATTCGTCGTCTTCCCCTAATGTGAGAGAGACGAAAATTGCCGATGCAATCGTAATGACGACTATGCTGCTGGAATATCTCTTGCGCATCACAATGCAGATTCTCCATTTCACTAATATGAAAAAACTCGAATCCGTCGCCAGAAAGGCTACCGATTCGAGTTGGAGTTGTTCAAGGAGACATTACGGGCTTCCTGATATATCACAGTGTGATATTCCCGATTTTGAGAAACACTGGTTTCCATGAGGCTTGAATCACTCGCTTTCGTCAGTGAATGCAAATCACAATACTGATATGAAGAACGAGGCGGTTAAGTTAATTCGTCGAGAGTTGTTGATCGTTCGACAAATCATGATGGGTGGAAAATGGATACGCAGCAGAATCAAGAATCAAACATACCGGTCCCCACAGCAACCACGGACGCTCAATCGGTTCCTGCTGTTATTCCGACTGCCAATCCAGTTGCCGTGACGTCGCCGCAGCAGCAAATCAAACCGCCTCGCGAATCGCTTGCCAATCCACAGCGGCACATGCCGTATTCAAAAACGGGCGGCACCGAACACGGCAATCCAGCCGGTGGATTAGAAGAATAGAAACAGGGCGAGTGATAAAATGCCGACTGCGGTAAACGTGTATGCGCAGCCAAGCAACTTCGCCCGTCGCCTGAGTAGGATCTCATATCCAACAGCCGCTCGGTGAATGTTGGCAGCCAACATCGCCTTTTGCGTGCCGAGGTGAAATTCCGCCAATCTGAGAAGAGCTTCCTTGATCGGCAATGGATGCGGCCATATCGTGATTCGTGTTGCCGCAAGAGAAAATGCTGCCGCAATGCAAAAGAATCCAAAGGGGGTAAATGCAACCCAATTGGGTACTGAGTTCAATTTCGCGAGGGCAATGACAACCGTCGCCGACGCGGCACCAAATCGCAAAATCCCTTCCGCTTTGGTGTCAATGTGACGCTTGGCCGCAATGTATTCTGACCAGACCGTATCGGAGTATCCGTAAATGACGTCGTACTTATCAGTGGCGTCGTCCGACACATTTTTGAAATAGTGATCAAACCAAATATTGACGGATCGACCGGCGTTGGTGTTTTCCCAATCATCCGAGAAAATGTTGTCTTCGACGCACATTCGAATAGCCTCGCGATTCCCTTCGGATCTCGACAAATTGATTCGCGATTATCATCCAGGGTTAGACATTTATCCAATAGCATTACGCCACAAATGCGCACCGCCAGCAAACATTTCTCGCTTACTGGCGGTTGATTGATGAGACAGACGATCAGGAGTTAATAAATGTCGGCTCGACTCGGCTTTGCACATTTAATCCCGAAAAGCGGCGATTTCTTGTGCAGGTTCCCGATTAAATGTGCAGCCGATCAGCTTATCAAAAACCGGCTGGATTCCCAATTCGTGAATCGCGGAAATCAGGCAGCAGATATTGTGACAGAGAACCTTGCACAGCACTTCGTTTTTCATCGCGACCTCCGTCTTGCTTCGGACGCTGTCCCCATGCTTGCGTTTCAACATGCTGAACGTGGACTCGATGTTACTCCGTTTGTGGTAGGATTTCAGGAAGTCTTCCCGGTACAGGCTGAAGAAGTGAAACGCCTTCTGGAACATTCCTCCCACGCTCCCGGTCGCGTTCGCTTTGAATGGAATGTAGGCGTCGGCACCAATCGCGTTAATGGCGTCAAAGTTGTCACGCGAGGCATATTGCTTGTCGGCTGACATCTCATTGACCGTGAAGTTCTCGGCGGTCTTTGCCAAGAGCGATGGCAGAAGCGGGCAATCGTTCGTGTTCCGTTCGTGAATCTCAACTGCGGTAATCACGTTCGTCTTCACTCCGCAAACTGCGTGCAATTTGACCCAGTCGTGATCTTCGCGGACTTTTCCATACTTGTGATCGTACCAGCGATAGAATTTCGAGGTTGTGAATCCAGTCGAATCGACAGCGAAATCCGTTTCGACTTCCTTCAATGGCAGGCTTGATGCAGCGATCAGTTTCATAAGGACTGGCGTCATCGCTTCGCCTTCGAGTGACGCTCCGATGGCATTGTAGTGCGGAGTCCGCTCCAGATATCCTTTTTCCGTTGCGTCATCCAAATCGCACATAAACCGACGCTGCGAGACGGTCGAGTAAACCTTGAAGCATGACATGAACACGCAATCGGACATCGCCAGCTTGGGCCGTCCACGACCGGGCTTAACGTTTGGTTCCTTGATCATGTCGCACAGACTGCGGAGCAACGCTTGAAAGTGGTCTTTCTCATTTTTCTGTGCTTCGTTGTACTCCTTCCATTTCTGCGGATACGTTTTACGTACCGTCTCCGTGACGGTCACGCTTTCTGTGATCGTCTCTGAACCATCGCTATGCTGTTCTCGCTTCATCGTGAATCGAACCGCGAAAATATGCTTACAGGTGACGCCCCGCGTTTCAAAGTCGGGGCACGAGCAATAGGGGGACTGTTCGTCTGGAGAAACCGAGTATTTACCGCTTCCGGACTGGCTGGGAACGACCCACACATAACCGCATCGTTTGATTTTCGTCATTGCCGCGATTGCCAAACCTCGTTGTTCCCGGTCGCACATGATGAAGCCTCTTTTCTTAAGAGGCGTTTCCAGTAGAATGAACTTGGTTGATCGCATTCAGTGGAAACGCTGGTTGTGGTTGCTCCCGGTTGTTGTTTCAGCAGCGACCGGGTTTTGTTTCGACTGATTTATTGTAGCAACAATAAATACTCCGTCAAGGGGTTGACTCATTATTTATTGTTGCTATCGTAAATAATATGGAAACCAAACGAGAACGGGGACGGCCCTTCAAATCCGATGCGGCACGCAAGAGTGCAGAACTGCGTATTCGCCTCACGAAAGAGGAGCGAACAGTTCTCGACGCGGCGGCAGATGGTCACACATCTACCTGGGCCAGGGAAATTCTGCTGGAAGAAGCTCGGCGTGAGCAATCACGAAAGAAGTCGTGATTAGAGCGTGGGGGCGAAGAGAGTCAAATGTTGAATCATGATATTCTTAAGACGTCATGACATCGGACATGGTTCGCGCGAATTATGGATTCAACGAATATGACGATTTACCATGTGGCCCTCGACACAGAACCATACGACACTGGAATTGGGTTATTTGCCAATGCGGTCAATTGGGACTATTCGTCTGAGGTTCTCGCCGCTGACTCGCTGAATCGTCTCGAAGCAGCGAGGGTTGAACATCAGAAAAACCCAAGATCAACAGTTGAAACACGGCTTCCCACTCTAAAAGCATTCGTTGTCGCAACAGCTTTCTGTGTTGAGTTGTATTTCAAGTCCGTTCTCAAATGCGAAAACACATCTATCAAGCGAATACACCCACTGAACGAATTGTTTCAGAAAATGACAGCCAACAGCCAGAAGAAGATTGCTGCTTTATATGAAGAGAATAGTTCAAAAGATCTTGTTCGCATTCAGTTTTGTTCAGATACAACACAACCAAAACAGAAAGCGACAATTGATCAGATTTTGAACGACTGCTCAGAAGTATTCTCCAAATGGAGATATCACCACGAAGGAACGCCAATCGAGCAGGCTTTCCACATTCATGAACTGACGCACGTCAAGAATGCTGTTCGGCGGTATTTAGTGGAACTGAATCCACAATGGTCTCATTATCTTCTGGAAGGTGATCACACATAACAACATTGATTCCCAAATCATTTAAACTCAGCACAAGCCGCTTGACGCCAAGCATTCCTTTTGGAATGTAATCGATCACCAGCCCACCACCCTCAAGCGCACTGTTCGTTTTTCCGCCCAGATCTGGAGCGCCACAGCGGACAATCATGGCCGACAGAAGATCGTCTGGCACCAAATCGCCTTGCCCTGGATGGAAATAGTCGGGAAACTTGTCTGTGACGGCTAAATTGAATAGTTCTTCAGGCTTCATGGCCATGATAATTTTTCATGCACCGATTAAACGGGCAGACCTTTCATTATTCGGGCAAGTGCCATTAAATGGGCAAAGCCCCCGATGATGCTTACTCTCGTCCCAATCCAAGTGCGATTGTGTTTTGGATGATGATCGAGTCTCGCCGGAAAACAGATCCAATTGGCCAACCGCTGACTTGCGTTTCGCGTAGTTCGCGACCCCATTCCGCAGCCGTGCTTCAAAGTCATTGATGGCACTCGCTGACGTCTGAACGATTCCCATTGCCGCTGCGATTTTGTTCGTCAAGACGGACTGAAGTTGTTTCGCTTGTTCTGTATCGCCTGTTGATTTCGCTCGATTGACAGCGAGTCGATCTTGCGAGAAATCGGTATGCGGAGTTGGAGCGGCAGGAGCGACCGACTGCGGTTTCGGCATCTCCGGTTTCTTTTCCGGTTTGGCTTTCGGAGCAAAGGCCGCTTTCGTCGTTTCCGGATCAATCTGGGCCGTCAGCTTTTTCGGCTTGGGCTTCTCGGCTGATGGCGAGGCAACCGCTTGCTTCACGCTTGCGGCAAGTCGCTTTTTGATGTCTTCCACGGTTTTGCGGAGATGCTCATCGGGAGTCATTTGGGAGGCTGCCTTTTCTTCGGGGGCATGTTCCGCAAAGTGTTCATCCTTCTTCGGCTGGACAACTGAGTGAACATGATTTTCCATTGCCGATCGCAAACGATGAGTCATGCTTCCGGGAGCGGAAACTTCGCTTTTCTTGCCGCCTTTGAACCATGATGGAGCGGATGGCGGTTCTTGTCCGGGAACTGGCGGCAATTTCTTATTAGCAGGAGGCGGAAGCGGCGTTGTTCCTCGCAACATTGGATCTTGAATAGGAGTCTTAACTTTTGGTTTAGCAGGAGGCGGAAGCGTTCCGTGTGGACTTTTATTGATGTTCGGACCTTTGAGAACGTTTCCTTTGCCATCAAGCTCAATATGCGTCCCAGATGGCTCAACTGTAATCCAGTGACCTTCGGCATAGCGGTCAATCGCGAAATCCCGCAGAACGTATTTGGCCCGCACAATCGACGATAGATCCTCGCGGCGTGAATATCGTTCCTTGTCTCGGAACTTCTTCAGAACGTCGATCGCGTCATTGATTTCATCCAGATCATGCGGCGAGTAAGCTTCCCCCAACTGAATCGCCATCTTCAGATTCGGTTTCAACCCAATCGCTTCCAATCGTTTGTTGGCCCGCGAAATGTCCTGATGCAGGGACTCAATATCGTCGAGATTGTGTTTTGACTCCCACGAACCGTTCGCGTTTGTGATGCTGGAATGCTTTGGGTCAATCCCGTGCTTTTCGAAGATCCTCTTGACCTTCTCGTGATCCGCGTCGGCTTGCTCAAGTTCGTCGGCGTCCACTGACGAGTTGTAATCGCCGAACATACCACTCACATTTTCCAGATTCGCTCGATCCGGCAGTCCGTGCTTTTCGAAGACCTTATTGGCTCGCTTGACCTCATCGCTCGCATCTTCGAGGTTGTCAGGATCGTGCGTTGTCTGCATGTCGTCGCCGATTGTCGCCAGAGGTTCATGGCCGTGCTTCGAGAGCACTTTGTTGGCTCGATCGACATCCGATGCGGCGGAATGCAGGTTATCAATCTCGTTCGAAGTCAATTCCCCATGCGTGGGATGCTCGACCTTGTACGAACCATCCTCGTCAACGGACGCAGAAGCGGTCGGTTGCTCATGCTTCCTGAACACGGAATTCGCTCGCTCGGCTTCCGAATGAGCATCGCCGCTGGAAGCCCATCTTCCATCAGCATCACGCTTCTCGTTTGTATTAAAAGAATACAAGTCAACCGCACCACGAATTCGCTCTCGGATTGTGCTCATTTGCCGTAAATTCCTGAACGAAATAAATAAGCGTGTTATTTTCCAGACATACCAATCAGGCGAAATTTATTACTCGGAAGGCCGATCGTCCGCCGCACGCTTTTTCTGCAAGGCGTGTGCTTTGAGATGAAGTTCGGACGCTTCGAGATGGCCATTTTTCGCAAGATGATGGCGTTCTTTCTCGCGGCCCCAAGGATGTTCATCAATCGCTTTTTGATGGTCTTCTGCGGCGGCTTGATGAAACTCGCTCGCGATTCCGTGATAACCACGCTTTGCCATTTCAATTGCGTTCGAGGAAAACTCATAGGCAGGTTTGTTTGACCGCTGCTTTTCGAGAGCCTCTTGCATAGATGGCGACAGAACTTTGGTTGTGAATCGCCACGGAGCATAGGTAACGGCGTCCTTCGTCTGCACATGAGATACACGAGTGGCTTCAGTTGCCTCGTCGCGAGCTTTGTGATAATCGCTGTTCGATTCATCTTCGGATTTTGACCATTTCCCGGATTCGTCCCGCTTCTGATCAGGGTTGAAGGAATAGCGATCGACTTCGTACTGCGATCGAGCTTGATTGATGCGGTCTGTCAGTTCCATGATTCACATTCCTTATCGACTATGAAAGTGTCCGGTTTGCGAACTTGTCCATCTTCGGACCGCCAGCCATTTCCGAGTGCTTTTGCTGAAGTGTCCTATGGATGTCAGCCGCCTTCTCGTGATCTTCGGCAGCCTCATGCAACATCGGATTTGTATGGTAATAATGAAACTTGGCGTTCGAAGCATGGAGTCTCGCGGCTGACTTGTGAGCCGCTGCCGCTTTCTCATGGGACTTGGCATCTGTGGCCGATTTTGTGGCCTCGTGAGCATCCTCAGACGCTTCGTGTGCCCAGCCCGCAACAATCTTCGGGTCGCCTTTTGAGTTCGCCGGACGATCCATTGCCGACTTGGAGTGTTCGACCGCTTTTGCGGCATGATCGACTCCAGACCACTTTCCGCCGTCGCCGCGAGGATGTTTCGATTCCTCAAATGAATAGCGATCGACATCGTCGTTTGATTTAGCTCGGCTAATGCGGTCGATCAAATCCATGATTATTTCCCTGTTTTCGGTCGTCGTTTCCAACCAGACGGAACGGAGAACGGCAACCGACGACTATACCTTTGGATATGCGACGCGGCATGTCCGTTATTCGCCGCATTATCGTCACGAGCGGTCGAGTCCTCGCCGTCCTTTATGCTTTCAGAACGCTCGGAAGGCGACTTTGGATCACCCGATTCTTTCGTTTTCGCATCGGGTTTTGGCAAGCCCGCTTCACCCGGTTTCGCTCCCTGCGGAGCATCAGGATTGACTTCGTCGTCCGGTCCTGGCTGAGCCATCCCTACCAAATCGTAAATATCAGGCAGGCGGAACTTAATCCCCTGCCCCATGAACGCCAAGACGACTTCCGACTTCTTGTCAATGTCCGATTCTTCCGTCTCGCACACGAATCGCGGTCGGAATCCCGGATCATGCCAGACCTTTTTGTCGACATTGACCTTGATAATCGCCCCGAGCAATTCGTCGGTCAGCGTTTCTTCATGGGCCGTCGCATCGCTCTTGATGATCTGCAACAGCGTGTCCATATGCAGCTCGGCGACGCCGGAACCCATGCCCGTTGCTTCGGCTTCGGAACTCAGTTTCTGGCCCAAGATGTACCGCTTGACGCGATCGTTGAAGTAATCCTTGATCAAGTGCTGGATCGTCTCAATGCCTTGGAATCCAGGCTCGACGACATCGACACCATACTGATTGCCCGCTTCACCGATGGGCACTGGGACAAGCATGATGTGTTCGTGTCCGCTGTTATAGTTCTCAGCCGCCTCCCGAGCTTTCGCTTCGGCTTGGCGATTCCCCATTGGATACTTCCAAATCTGAATGCCGCCCGCCATTCGTTCAAGATATTCCACAAGAAACGCTTGAATTTCTGTCGCTTGCTTCCACTCCCAATAAACAATCGAACGAATTCCGAGGCCATGAATTGACCCGGCTCGTAAGCCGTCTTCGAATGAGGCATCATATGGGTGATGCTTATGTATGAGCATCAATCGACGTTCGGCAGGATTAAGGAAATAGGCAAGACCGTAATCGGTCGCTTCGAGTCGCCATCGTTGGTTAACAACCTGTCCAGGCTGATGGCCTAGCCATCCAACACGGACCCCCATTTGTCCTTCATACGCACCGGGGACCATAAGAGGACGCGATTGACGAAACACAATCTTGTCGCCATGAAGCGGTCGCCAACCATTGTCGTCTGGATGGAGGCCTTTTGGCACATAAATGCTTTTCCCATTAAACACTTGCGGCAAAAAGCGATGCCAGCAACCTTGTTTTCCGAACCAAATTCCGAACTGCATGCTCTCGCGATATTGTTGAAAATTCTTGATCCTGTTCACGACTTTTTCGAGGAGTTGGCAAAACTCGATTTGATGCGGTGATTTGTCGTCTTCAGGAGCAATGTGGTAATTGAGAAGGGCGACACTACGACGCCTCGAGTCGAGGCATTCCCTTATGCCCAAATTTAACATCATGAAGCGGGCATTTTCACGACTATCGATCAAACTTTCATCATAATCCCTGTAAACATGGGCGAGAGAGGTGTATTGATTCATAAACGTAGTGACGTGCGAAACCGGATATCGACCCGAATTTGGTGCGACCCAATCGTTTCCGCCATCGGAATTCCGTTGGAGCACTTTGATTCCAGACAGATACGGGTTCGAGGCCAGATCCATTTCATGCATCCATTAAAAGGCGAAAGTCGCAAGCACACCAGAAGGCATATTCGCGACTCGTTTTCACTGGGCCGATAAGAACTATGAAGCATACAAGAAACAAAAACTTTGCGAAAGATGAGAGATTTTCATGATCCGCTAAGCGGTTTCGGTCGTTTAAATTAATGCATGCCCAGTTTGGGCGAGATTCCCAGTTGGGTTGCCCGTCAGAAGGAAATGCCTGATGCGGAATGACTGAATCGCCGATAAATCAACCATTGATTTATTCTCACTCGCAAAGGAGTCCAAAATGTTTGGCATAATGACTGCCGAAATCCTGCTTTCCGTCGTTGTGTTCATTGCAATGTTCGGGTGTCTTTGGCTGATGATAGCGGTGGTGAACCTGCCGGTCGTGGAGGACTTTGCCCCCATTAACGGCGAGAACCCGGATATTATTCAACTTTCACGTTTCAGGGAGGAACAACGCGATGATGACAAAGGAAATAATCGAGCATATTCGATTCACGCATAGTGCTTCAAGTGATACGAAGTCGTTGACTATCTTGGATTTACTGCGAGAGATTGAGTTCCTTCAGGATCAAGCGATGCTCGGAAATCCGACCGCAACATTGCAGGAACTCGAAGATGCCGCGATTCGATCGGCATATCATCGGTGCGGCGGGAATCGAATGGAAATGTGTCGTCAATTGGCGATTGCTCCGAGAACATTGAATGATCGGCTGCGGAGACTCGGCATTTCGCCGCGAGAGAAGCCGGGATCGCCTGCCCCAAAGGAGACTCAGAATGCATCATGACAACTGGCGATTTCGCGGAACGCTTAGTAAGCTTCGCGAATGCGATGACGTCATTGAACATCTCATCGCTCAAGACGATCATGTCCCGCTCAGTGCCACGGAATTGCGGGCTTGTCATGAATTACTCGAATTGTGCGGAATCATTCTCAGTCGTGTCTTCAATAGTCGGCCCGATGCTGGCAGAGAACTTGGGGGCTTCGTATTTGGCGGCGGTAAGGCGATCGCTGAACAAGTCATTGAAGTGGGCAATCGTCAACTGTTGTGACAGCCGGAAAATGAGTCGATGGAAAACGGCATCCGTTGTCATGTGGCGGAACTGGTAGAGACGCGGCGGGATAACTTTGGTGATGCTCAATCCAAGGCGGACCTGCCTAAATCACAGCGAGAGCAGCAGCGTAACCGCGTATGCGGACCGTGGACTAAGCGTGATGCAGGTTCGAATCCTGCCGTGACAACTGAATTGAACAAACCGTGAGAGAGCCAGAGAGATTGGCAGTGTGTATCTGGCGTTGTCATTTGCCTTCGAGATGATGATTGAGAGAACTGCCGACGGATGATTAGTTCAGCGGTAGAACGGGGATGTAAATCCTGCGGCGTGGGTTCGAATCCTACATCATCCATTTTGAATGCGTGGCGAAACTGGCAAACGCACAGAACTTAAAATTCTGCGGATCGAAAGATTCATGGTAGTTCGAATCTAGAATGGCACTAGGATAAGGAATTGGGCCTGAAAAATGGCGATTTTATGATATATACGATTTGAAAAAGGAATGAAATGTCATGGGTGAAACAGGCGTCAATCGGAATAAGCCGAAAGTTATGGAACTGATTCAGAGTCTCGTCGACCTGTTCGCAGACGACCGCGTGCAACTTACCGCTATTAATGCTCACGGGTCACCAAAAAAAATTGCCGATTGGGGGTTCGTTTTTGAGCGAGACGGAACTGAAGTCACAATTATGTGGTGGACTCACCCCGCTGTTCGCATTGTTTCAGATATTCCGACCACGAAGCCGCTTCACGTGGAGGTTCCTTGATCGCGTGAGTTTTATCAACCATTTCATATCCAGCCGCAATTAAATCATCGCGACACTTGAAATAACGATATTGCTTTCGATTGTTGGGATTCTGTCCGGTTTCTCCCATTCGAACTGATCGTTCGGTAGAGTCTGGCCACAATCCATTTCCGTATGGTTTCATATCCCACCTAATTTCTACATCTTTCACGACAGTCAGATGAAAATTCTCCTCCATGCTCGGGTCGGCTTGAAGGAATATGAAGTGATCGTTTTTGTCGATGACCAGAAACATTGATGCGACTCCCATCTTGAAAACAAATCGGGAGTCGTTACCATGCTGACACCATTTCGGCACGGTTCTCCCAACGAGAACAAACAACGCCAGCAATTTCCGTTGCTGGCGTTTTGCATTGTGAATCATTTCGGAAAACTTGCAATCTCTTGCCAATATCACAAACGTGCTATTTCTTTTTAGTGTTTTCTTTTTGGTACTGTTCGCGATATTGTTCGATCTCGTATTTCTTGACCGGTTCGGCCACGAACATGAGAGGCGCATCATAGACGGCTTTAACCATGTCATCATTCATAATAGGCAGAGGAACTTCGCGACTTGCCGTGATTCGGAAGAGATCGGTATTCACAGCCGATTTACCAACTTTCGCCTGCTTCGCGTCAATTGGTGTGACAACCAAGTGATAGATCGGATTCAATAATTCGCCATTTGGTGAATATCCGTTCGGGGACCATGCGATAATGGCGGTTTCATCGTTAAAGATTGCCCGCACTTCAATTGCCCTGAACGAACCAATATCGCCGAATTCCGGCGACGACGGCATGAATGGTATGAACTTCAACTTTTTGAGTTCCACTAATGATTTATTGACTGTCGTCAGCTTGTCACGCAAAATATTTTTGCTCGCGGGTGCTGCCCCTTTGATTGCGGACTCCAGTTTGTCGCTCTGAGACTCCAATTCTTTTTGTTTGTTTTTCAATTCATTGCTTCGTTCGAAATATTCGCGAACCTTCTTCGGAACACCACTTTGTAGTTCCGGTGGCTTCTCCATTGGCGGGTCGTTTTTGACGATTTGATGTGGCTTCCGTTCAGGAATTTCAATTTGTTCAACTGGCATTTGGACTTGCATCGGGCGCGGGCGAATGTTTCGCTCCTGCTGAACGATTGGCTCCGGATTTTCCTCTTTTGCTTCTTTCTTTTTCGGCTTCTTCCAGACAAGGGCCGTGCGAATCCGTTCAGTGATTTTCAAGGGGAACGGCTGCGGCGAAGGGTCGTATTCAGAGTTATTGAGAAAATCCCAAACATCATGAGTGATGACTTCCGCATCGCGAATATCCTGCTCCACAATCCGATCGGCTTTCAGTGGGATGGCCTCTCTTTCACGAATTTCAAATGTTCGCGTCTGAAGAACCATTCCTCCAAAGGGGCTTTTTGTTCGAAATTTGATGGCACAAAAATGACGAACTCCAGCTACTTGAAATGCGTCTAATTGAGCTTTGCAATGGGCAAGAGCGTCATGCTTTGTTGGAAGACCTCTCTCGAATCGACTCTTTTGTTCCTCGATATGTTCCAGCAGTCGCAGAGCATTGGCGTTATAGAGTGTTTGAGTGGGAATCGTTGGCCACCATTTCACTTCTTCCCAAGACCCATCATCGAGATTGTCTTTCAGCCATTTTCGAACCGGAGATTTCCCGATGTCTTCTGCGGGGAAAATCGCAGCAATCTCAGCGAGTTTCCCTGATGAAATCAGGTGATGCCATTGCCAAATAATGACAGGGATTAAAATCACACAGGAAGTCAAAGCAAGCAGGGAAGTGGTTTGTTTTTTCTGAACACGCTTAATGCTCGGTGGCGACTGAGACGTATCAAGCTTGAACGGCTGACAGGCAGGACACAGGGTCAACCCTTCAAGTGTGGGAACACTGAATTTCTTCTGGCATCCTGGACAGGTCCATTCAAATCGTTGCATTGATCTGGCCCCCGAAAACGAAAAAGAGCGTCGACAGGACCGCTCGCCGAATCCCCGCCAAGGGATGAAACGGAACAGCACCACGCCGACGCTCCCTTGCGGGAGCGCGGTCGAAGCACTGCTTCCATTTCAAGAACCATAGGCGGTCCAAGTTGGCGGATTTTCGGCGAAGCAGAGACGCACACGCGTCAATTCACAATGTCATTAGTGACCAAATCGGCCACACGTCAAAACTCCTAATCACTAAACGAACTCTCTCAATCGACAGCAGACTACCGCTTCGGCGGAGCAGGATTCAAGGCGATGACGACGAGACCGAGATAAATCACAATGTGATATTCTCAATCTTGGGAAACAATGCTTTCGACAGAGAGACGATCGTTTGCTTTCGCAGTCTAATTCAAATCACAATATTGATAATGAAGATTTTCCATATGGCTTATTATCAAGGTTGAGGCATGATCGGGCAGCGCAATGACGGCAGATATTCTGGTCGGAGAGTTGCATCAATTGGCCGTTCACCTAAGGCAGTATTTTCATCCACAAGGCAATCCACCAGAAATGGCAGAATGGTTGTTTACCGTGGACGACGAACGAGAATTGGATGCGGATTCTACTGCCGGGGAATCGTCTCTGTTTTCAGGGCTTCTGAATACAAATCCTGAGCCGAGTCTTGCCGAAGCAATTGCGAACATACCCGCATTGCAGACAATGGCGAGTCTGCTGCGATCAATCCATTCGCAAATCATAGTTTCCTATCCTACGTCACGTCTCGCGCATTTGTTCCGCAAACTTCTGAAATTACCTTGGGTCAGCCATGTCGTGCGGTCATCAGTCGCATGTTACGAATCTCATCGCATTCATCGGTATGGATATACATTTCATCCAATTCCGTCCTCAGCAATTGATGACATTCTGAATGCTGGCATTGAGTTGGCTGCACAAAAGATCGCCATCGACGCGAACACTCACAAAATGTTCCCGAAAGGAATTCCTGATAATCCTGATATTCGCGATCTCGCCATTCGATTGAACTCTGACAAGGGAAGCGGCAAAAGCCAAAATCAAACCGCTCGTGAATTTACGGGAGAAACATTAGGAAGCGACACTAAAGCCAAGCGACTACTGGCGAGCCTTCGCATGCTCAAAGCACGCGGTCGATACAACCCATAGCGCGAACAAAACGCGAACAAAGTGTTCGCGCGCAAGAAAGTGTTCGCGCGAACACACATGGCAACTGCGATTGCTCATCTGAATAACTCTGAAACAATGAGCCCCGTCAAGTATCGATAACTTGGCGGGGCCTTGTCTCTTTTCTGCTTTTGGATTTGCGTAGGTTGAATGGGCGGATAAGTGAGATTGAAAGAATCTTTTTCGCTTTTGAAAACGGTCCTGTATATGAAATCGTCCATTGAGTTTTTGGAGTCCTCCAAAAAAAGAAGTCATCAGGTTGGGGCCTGATGACTGTCTCTTACGTTTTATCCCCAGCAACTCGCTCGGATGTGGTTTGACGCTCTACTGACACTCCACAAACAAGCAAAACAAGGAAGGGACAGAAATGTCTGCTCTGCAAGGATCGCGGTATGTTTACTGGTTCTGGGAATATCTGTCACGTCTGCAATACCGAGCAATAACAGGCATCCTGATCGGTTGCATAGATTAAATCTCCAGGGCGGTGAAGTCTAGGCATCTTTTTTCTTGAGAATGCGGGCCGAGTCTTTCAACAGGACTCGGCGAATGTATTCAGAAGTCGTTTCATCGGACGCACTGGCCGCAGATTCGATCTGTTGCCAGTCTTCGTCCGCAATCCTGAAATACTTCATCGGCATTTGCCCGGTCGACGATCGACCCCGCTTCAGTGGATCAGTTTTGTGCTTCATGATTCCGACATATTACGTCCAGACAAAAATTTGTCAATTCGAATGTTTTTTTGTCTGGACAATAAATCAGAGGATTGATATTATTTCATGCGTTGGGTTTGGCGACCTGACAAAAGAAAAACCCGGCTTCAATTGGCGTCGAAACCGGGTCCAGTTCAAACCAGCGAATCCGCCAGAATGCCCCGTATCACAACAGCATTCTATCACGGTTCGCCCTGAAGAAAAGGCGAATCAGATGAGCAGAAAAGACTTCCGCTTAGTTCGTGACACATTTGCAAATGATGACGGGCTTCCATTTGGACGACTTCTCAAACGCGACCATGTTGTCGGTGTTCTCGAAGATGAAGGGCACGAATATCGTCAACGAGTGTTTTGCCCGCTGGTCACTCTATGGGCGTGGCTGTCTCAGTGTCTCAGTCAAGATAAATCGCTCAATGAAGCTGTGAGCCGGATTCTGGCTCATCGCGTGGCGAATGGACTTCCTGCCTGTTCAGCGTCATCCGCTAGCTATGCCGACGCCCGCAGTCGCTTCCCTCTTCAAGTGATGTCGCGACTTGCGAAGGAAATCGGATGCAGCGTTCACGGTACTGCCGACAATGCTTGGCACTGGCGAGGCCGTGAACTGTTCCTGGCTGACGGTACGACACTCTCAATGCCGGATACTGCTGAGAACCAATTGGAATTCCCACGAGTCAAAACCACCGTCGCGGGCCTCGGATTCCCCATCATGCGGGCAGTCGCTCTGATTTCTTTTGCCACTGGTGCGGTGGCTTTGCACGTTTAATGGCACTTGCACGAATAATCGCAGTTCTGCACTTTTAATCAACTGACGGGGGCTTTCTCAAACTTATCAAGGCTCGGTGATCTGCGGATCTCCGGGCCTTTTTCGTTTTCAGGCAATATGGACGCATGACCAAATTATGGTCGTTCCCTGCGCTATTGCTTTTTACGTTATGGTCGATACCATTCATAAGTATTGTCATTATCGACGTCTGGAACAGAATCGCGGGGACTTGTATGGCATCAATTCAAAAAACAGAAAATGGCTGGATTGCAATCGGAACGACAGTGGAGGAATTAATGCTCGGTGCAGAAGCAATTGAGCGAATTACTTCAAAACCGCCCCGGTCGAATCAGAAAACTCCGGCAGGCGGAGGCAATAAAACGCCAGCAGGCAATGCCACTACTGCGGGAAAGACTAGGGTTCAAGAATTGAGAGAGTTTTTGATTAAAGAGGGGCCGATGTTGCGTCGTGACGTTATCGCCAAATCAGGAATTCCGCAGGGAACTGTCAATACCACGCTGAACGACAAAAACTTCAGAAAGCTCCCGGACGGGAAATGGAGTGGAGAGGAAGCGAAGAAATAACCCGGATGCCAAACGAGGCGACATCCGGGCCACTGTGGATAGTGGTGCCTCAGTGACCGAGGATTGGGTACTTTGACTTAGAACCCAAGATAATCCAATCGCTCGGTTTTCAGGAGGACTGCCATGCAAGCCATATGGCTTCATGGCCTGCTTCCGTTTTGGTTCGATCTGACAAGACGGCAATTTGCCGCAATGACAGGCTGTTCCTCGACGGATAGCAGGTGATGGCAGGATGCCATCGGTGCCAATCCCGAAGATTGGCGTTTTTCTCTCGAAGCCGGTCATGTTCCAGCATGGCCGGTCTTCTTTGATTTTACAGATCTCTTCGTCATTTTCAACACTGGTTGTGAATCATGTTCTTCAATTGTCTGATTCGCCGCTAATTGCAGCGTGCTACGAATCCACTCGGATCGCTCTTTACCGGCAATGCTCGCCGCCTTGTCGATGCGGTCTCGCTCTTCGTCCGTCGCTCGAATCTCGATGCGAACTCCGAATGCGACGCCTGACTTTGGCGGTCTTCCTGGTCGTTTTTCGTGCATGCTGGAAGTGTACGGACAAAATTATTTTTGTCAATGGTTTCTTATTGACTTCCGATAATTATGTCCGTACAATACTATGCGTAAGGAAAACCCGGAATCGACTGCGAATCGAAACCGGGGCGAATCACAAACTGGCGTTCCCGCCAATCCGCGACATAGCAATTGCGATTCTATCGGGAATGCCTCAACAGAAAAAGAGGCAAGTCATGTGCGAAGCAAGAGAACAACGTGGTGCTACGATCGCTGCCGGAAGTCGAATTGTGCAAAAAGGACAAGTGTGGATCGTCCCCAGTCAGACAGGCGAAGGCAAATACACCGTCGTGGCAGATGAGCAAACGCCCTATTGCAATTGCCCGGACTTCGAAAAACGTGGTCAAGAGTGCAAGCACATTTACGCCGTCCGATATGTCATCAAACGCGAGCAGAACGCGGACGGCACTGAGACAACGACTGAGGAAGTGACTATTTCTACGACCGTCAAACGTCCGACATATCCTCAAATGTGGGCGGAATACAATCAGGCGCAGACGAGCGAGAAAGATCACTTTCAGTCGCTATTGCGATCGCTGTGCGACAACGTCAAGGCACCCTTAGCGACGCCTGGACGCGGTCGCCCACGAATTCCCATGTCTGACTGCATATTCATGGCCTGTTTCAAGGTTTACAGCACTGTCAGCCAGAGAAGATTTATGTGCGATCTGGACGATGCGAAGTACAAGGGGTATATCGAACGAACACCGCATTTCAATGCGATCAGCACTGCGCTAGAAGATGAAGAAATGACGGAACATCTTGTTCAATTGATCCAGACATCCAGTTTGCCGCTCAAAAGCGTTGAAACCGATTTTGCGGTTGATTCATCAGGTTTCACATCGTCGAAGTTCATTAGATGGTTCGATCATAAATATGGAAAAGTCAGGACTGAGCATACTTGGGTCAAGCTGCATGCCGTGTGCGGGGTGAAAACGAATGTCATCACGGCTGTGGAAATCCTTGACCGCAACGCGAATGATTCACCACTTCTGCCAGCACTCATGCAGACAACCGCAAAGAATTTCGACGTTAAGGAAGTGAGTGCCGACACTCAGTATGCGAGCGAATCGAACTTCCGAGCCATCAATGCTCTCGGGGCCGAGCCATACATCACGTTTCGTTCGGGAACTACAGGCGGCATCGGTGGATTGTTTGGCAAGGCATTTCATTTCTTCAGCTTGTACCGTGAGGAGTTTCTTCAGTCGTATCACAAGCGGAGTAACATTGAATCCACATTCTCAATGGTAAAACGCAAGTTCGGAGATTCAGTTCGCAGCAAGACCGAAATCGCCATGAAAAACGAAGTTCTGTGTAAGGTTTTGGCACATAACATCTGCTGCCTAATCAGTGAGTTTTACGAACTAGGTATCGAACCTGCATTCGCGAAGTAAACGCATCGCTTGAATCTCAGCAAGACGCATCGGTAGTCTTACAAGCATCCGATGCGTCTTTTCTGCTCAACACTCAACACGACGAAAGAGAGATCATGTCTTCAGGTGCGTCACGTCAAAAATGGACCTGTCCGTCGTGCGGTAAAGTTTACGCAATACCGGCAACGGCAAACACATCGAAAATGACCGTGTGTCCAAGGTGTGATGCCGACAAAGAAGAACCAATTATCATCCAGAAATCGGATCATTCTTCAGTTTATTGGACGAAGAACGGACAAGGGAAAATTATCGTCATTGGCTCTGCGATTCTTACTGCACTCTTGTTTGTCGTAATGTGCGTGGGGATTTTTGCGAACAATAAGACATTGGCCGACGACAAAATTCGCGCCGTGTTTTTCGCGGCATTTGGATCAGTTGCCATTGTTGCTTTAATCTTGTTGCATTTCTTGCCGTCCATAATCGCCTATTTACGAGCACATCGGAATCTGGTTCCGATCCTGATTCTGAACTTCTGTTTGGCGTGGACCGGCATCGTATGGATCTTGTTGATGGTCTGGGCAACGATGTCGACAGTCAAAATTGAGACCGAGAGATCAATCTGAATCTGCCATTGCAGTTCAGAATGAATCTTGGAAAATGATAAACGCCAGCAATGGGGATTGCTGGCGTTCTTTTGTTCTCTGGGAGAACCATGCGGTTATGGCGATGGCATGGTAGCAACTCCCGGTACGTAGTCAATCGGGAGTTCGCATAATGGAATCAATCCATGAAAACGATGATATCGACATTACGTATCCTATTTGGATTCCTGTCGATATTGTCGCGGGATGGAGGGGGATATTGGCTGTTCTCTCGCCAGAAGAGATCCAAAATGCCGCTCCATTGTTTTCCAGCGAGATGGCAGCAAAGCAATTCATCGCCGAGCGTGACGAATGGACAACTGTCGGCACATATGAACCTGCTGCCATCAAGGACTTAGACGAACTGCTCCGATATTTTGATCACTGCGAAACCGAAGAGATGAATTATGTCGCACTGGACATTAAAACTGGTGAATGGGAGTTTGGAGCTCGTTTTCGAAGAATTTCCAGTCTCAGAAAGCATCTGCTCAAAAGAAACGATTCCCTTTCCGCCTGTGACGACGCACAAGATACCTGACTGGTATCGAGAAAAGATTAAAGCCATGAAAGCCGCGAAGGCCGCAGCGAAAACGTCTGTTGCAAATTCAGAAACTTCAATGAAATAATCCGGATAATCGCCAATTGTCAGATCCTTTGGCATGCACGTTTAATTCGCCGTTCGGGTCCGTCTGCACTTTTATTCGGGATTAAACGTGCAAAGCCACGCGAAGGCTGGAAAGATATGATGTCGCGGCCACGAAATACGTACCATCGAAAGCTTGCTTCGGGAGCAGTTCCCTTATCCTAGTGCCATTCGGCGTATCGGCTTGGGCTGTGATGAATGAGATTGACGAGACGAATGATCCTCTGGCGGAAGCGTTGTTGTCATGAATCACGAAAATATTATTCCGCCCATTACAGATCCTCTTGGACGCGGATGGCGTCAACCGGATTCAAGACAGGTTCTTATCGACGATAACTGTGCAATGATGACCGAACAACTATTCAAAAACCTCGCTGAGTATTCCACATCGACACCATCTGGCGTCTATCCCGGAAAGATGTGGAAATCGAGACGCGGAAATATATGGTATTTGAGATGGTTTGCGGCTGACGATGGAGATCCTCGCGGGCTTCCGACGCCGACAAGAGAGATTGTGATTGTGTGACATATACGGGACTGCCGGGCCGTAAATGGACTGCCAGCTACAAAAATTGTTGGTGATCGGTGGAATCCCGATCGGCAGTCCTGTTTTTGAATGAAAGTGATCATGGAAGATCCCGAAGCGACTGCTCGCGAAGCTTTCTTCGCTGCCATCGACGCCAATATCGCACGTCAAGTCATGGCTCTGAGAGATGCCAGTGGCTTGAATCAAACGCAATTCGCGGAACTTGGTGGCGTGCGTCAACAAACAATTTCCTCGCTGGAAGACGCAAAGTCGAACACGCAAACATTGCTGACGCTGAAGAAAATCGCGTTTGGATTGGGAAAGGATTTGATTGTGGAATTCAGGGAGAAGTCATGAGCCAGCCTTTTGAATCCGATGCCGAAGCAATTGAGATCCTGATCAAGAATCATGTGGATTATCATGGCGGAATCATCCGCCTTCCTCGCGGCACCCTCGATCCGGTTCTCTTGAATTCCGTTGATTATTTGTGCGAGGAATGGGATTATGATATGAAGTGGATTGATGCGATTTCCGAATCTGAACGAAATGGAGCGAATCGAACATGAACCGACGCACTGCAATTTTGACGACTGTTTTTGGATGGCTTGGACTTGGCTGGATTGTCCAGCGGAATGCCACGGCAAACACGCTTTCGAATGTGTCGTTCCGAGACGATGCACTAACGCAGCATCTGCTGAAAGACTTCAGTCGAAACACGGAAGACTTCCCCCTGAATCGTTATGTGGAAATTGTCCCGATCGAGAGCGGCGGAATTCTGCGGAAGCATACCGATATCTGCAAATCGAAAGATCCCGACGAGATCGAGAGGCGTGTGCGAGCATTGGCTCAACTCGCGATGTCAGTCCGAACATCAGCCGTGATTGAGAAACTGAAAAGCGATCCCGCGATTTCTCGACTGTCATTGGCGGCATGGGAGGAAGTCCCCGCGAATACTTTGTTCGAACAGATTCGCCGCCAGATTTCGCGGATTTCAAAGCAGCATGATCGAAAGAGTGTTGCAAAGAAGGTTGGAATCGAATTGCCAGACCTGACGGTGATCGTGAGTCCGGGAATGGCCAAGCGGATTGGCGAATGCCCGTGGACTGTCGGTATCTATCCACGCGATGAGCAATACGACTGCCCCACAATGATTGACGATTCGCCCGTGGTGATTGAAGACTCGATCACTGTGAGCCAGTCTCCTCTGACTGGAATGAAGGCCGAGTTTACATTCCCGACGAATGCAGTTGCGGTTCTCTGCCGACAAACTCCGTCAGAAACTGATAAGTCAACGCGGTCAACGATTGCACTTCGCATCAACAAAGCGAATGATCTTCGTGTCGAGATTGATGGCGAGAACATCGCCGTCTTCGATCAGTTCGAAGTGGAAGTCGCATGCGGATGGAGCGGAGTGATCATCGAAGACATCCCGCAGGCATAAAATCGGCGTTGAGCCGTTCCGTGAAAGCGACAGAGATTCCCCTCTACTGTCGCTTTTGCTTTGATAGTGATGGCTAAACAGAAGTGCCGTCGTTAAAGTAAATAGTGGCAATGACGCCAACTCACCGAATGGACACGGATGTCGCTCTCCAGAATTCAAGAACTCGAATGCTTTCATTTCAAGCCTCGGCCTGATCAGCCTGAACGAAATGATATGCAGACGGCGTTCTATGAGTCTGAATTATCTGGTATCCAGTACTGCCTTGGCGGCAACGGATGCGCGGCTGCCGAGCAAGAAATCTATGATCCGATTCTGGACGTCTCTCGCCGCATAGACTCGATCCCCGGCCCATTCCACGTCTGGTCGATCGACGAATTCACTGGCAATCGCGTCATCGCATTAGCCGAACAGCCGCATGCCTGTGGAACGGAAGATCTCTGCGAGTTTCTGCTTTCTGGCGATTCAGACGGAAATGTTTTTTGCGTCACTCTCGATCATCGAGTCTTCACCGAATATGGCTGGATGACGATGCGGGATGTGGTTGCGGATGGCGATGTGAGACTAATTCAGGCCGATGGTAAAGTCGCTTACGTCGAAGCTCATTGCTTTGTTCGTAGGGATGTTTATTGGGACTTTCACGTCCCGATCTATGAAAACTACTGGATGGAAGGCATCTATCACCACAATTCAGGGACGACGACGCTCGGTCTGGCGAAAATGATGCGGTTTATCAACAAGACTCCACCACCACGCCGAGACACGCCGTTTTGGCTCATCAGCCAAAGCTATTCAATGGTGATGAATGCATGTTGGAAAGAAAAGCTTCATCAGAAAGGGCACATCCATCCGAACGACATCGACTGGCCACGTATCCAGTGGTACAAGCCAAACATGGATTGGCCCTACAGCGTTCCATTGAAGTCATGGCCAAATCGACCCGGCAAGAACTGGCTGCTTTGCTTCAAGTCTTACGAGCAAGGCCGAGCGAGTATGCAGGCCGAATCAATCGGCGGCTTCCTGTTCGTTGAACAGTTCCCGTGGGGCATTCTCGAAGAAGTCATGCGAGGTTGTCGCGAGTATTCATTCACCGGCAACAAGCTTGTCGAGTTCACGCCGGTCGACCCATCGCTTTCAATGCCATTGCGAGAAATGGAAGAAAAAGGCGACATCCCCGCCGACTCGGCCATCTTCCGCTGCAATACCCGCTGTGCAATGGAAGCGGGCCATATCTCAGAACAATGGTATCACCAGTTTTTCGGCATGGTCCCCGACTCAATGAAGCCTGTCCGCGAACAAGGCTTATGGGGCAACTTCGAAGGAGCGGTCTATCCCGAATGGAACCCGAACATTCACTGCACACCGGAAGGATGGGAGCCGCCATCAGGTCTATTCCATGTGCGAGCGATCGACTTCGGATTCTCGATTGATCACGCTTTCGTCTGCTTATTCTTCTGCTTCGATCAACGAGGTCGCGTGTGGATCTACGACGAATACTATTCGAACGATGCCTCGAAGACCGTGATTGACCATTGGAAGGAAATCGCGGATATGCATTGGTGGCCGGAAGGGAATCCAAACTACGGCGTGACATGGTGCGACCATGATTTGGATGCGGTTCGAACGCTCGGCAAAGTCAACGAGTACACGGTCAGCGAAGAATTCCCTGATGGCGAATACGACGCTCCAAGTCTCCAGCTTGCGAAAAAGGACAATGTCGAGGAGGGGATCGAATATGTTCGCTATCTACTGAAGCCGACATTTCAACTGGCTCCCGATCTCCCGGTCGAATCTCGCCTGAAAGTCGTCCGCGAGAAGTGTCCGAATCTCTGCCGGAACTTTGTGAATTACCATCGACACAAACAACTGACAACCAACGTGAACTCGCCAGCCGTCCGTGCTGATCCCGTCAAAATTGACGATGACGCGGTCGATTGCATGCGATACGGGCTTTTCTCCGAAGCCAGCACGCGAGGTCTGACGCCGTCAACCATGGCCCATCAGCACTCAAAAGGCAGCGTTCAAATCGAGAGCAATAAGTTCAATCAGCCAAAACGTCGGGTTCGAGGCGGTCGCGACAATATTCCAGGAAGCCGACGATAGGTGGACAAACAACTGGACAACTAAATAAGCGGCTTATTTATTTTTTCGAGGGGCATAGATGATTTTCGCGAAAAACGGCATCCGTCGCCCGCGAGAGATGGTCGTGATCTGAATGGATGCGATTTCCTGTTTTTTGCCAGAATTCCGATAAAAATCATGATCTGACGATGATGTTCTCGCGTTATCCGAATAGTCAACGAATCTCCGGCGATAATGGGTGAGGATGAATGGAAAGTCACAACCACGAAAACAGCGAAGAAAACGCCATCAACATGGAGGCGTTGGCAGAAGATATTCGAGAACTCGTCGAAGTACACGACCTCTGCAATCACTGCACGGCGATCGTCTTGAGTGATCTCGCTCTCCAAGAGATCTTAATGATGCGGCTGGAAATCACGCCCGAGGAACTTCAGTGGTTGGGCGATGAGCAAACAGCGAGTGGAAATCGTCGGTCGCATTTGGGATGCAGCAACGGCTGCGATTGATGCGTTTATTGACAAACGGCGAGCGGCTTCAAACTGATTGGAATCCGAGATGAGAACTTCGCCCAGCAATGCTGAAATCGGTTTTTCGCTTGCCATCATCGGTTTAGGCATCTGGTATCTCTTCTCGGGAGAGATTCAGTTGACTTCACCTGTGGTTCAAGAAATTCGATTGATTGATCCTTCTCCGGAAACTTGGAATGAATCGTCCTATCATCGAATCGAAGGCGAAGTCACGCATCTGACCGGAATCAAAGGTTTGATTGTCGGACCCTACAATTCGACAAAAGGATTCTATGTTGTCCGTCGAAGCGGCGATCAATTGATTCGAGAGTGGTGGCATACTGAAGAGATTCAGAAACAGGAATAATCGTGTCATTCATTCACTATCTGAACGAAACCAACCCGCAATTGGTCGAACAAGCCACGGATCAAGTCGACAAGCTCAAATCGTCGATTTCCGTCACAGTCGCGAATTTCCATGCCAATGTCGAACCGATCATGGCGGGAGTCCTCGCAACCGTCTTCGTCGAGTTCTATCTCGCGACATTGATCCGAGAATGTGCAGGCATGACGGATGCCGAGAAAATCCAATATTGCAAGGCGGATTTCTCTCAGCCGCTCATTAAATTGACCCACGAGTTCATCGCGTTACATATTGCGGATGGACTCATGAAACGACGTGCGACTCTTAACTGAAGGAATCTCCGATGAGCGTTGACTATTCCGTCCGATCTCGCCAGCTCTCCGAATTCGAGAGAATGGGAATCGACGACGATCTGAATCATGATCGACCGATTCGGTGGAAGTCGTCCGGCGATTGATCGCGGACTATGAAGACGACTCCGCTGAGAATGCGAGAATTTCCGGTTTGCAATCAGATGTCGTGGATCTCGAAGACGAAATCGAGACTCTTGAGACAAAGCTTGAAGAATCGGAAGCTCGGGAAGAGGTTCTCGATTCGGACAAATGTCATCTGGAAGACAAAGTTGCTGAACTCGAAGATACGATCAGCGAGAAAAACACTGAGATTCGGAAACTGCAAGAACTCCTCGATAGCAAGGAACAATGATGCCCGAAGTCCTGAAAGTCCAACACTGCAAAGCTCTCCCTCGCTGCGGGAAGTGCGGCGTAAAGGTTGCGAAAGCGTTTACTGTTCCGGTCACTCGGGATGGAAAATCCGGATTCCTCCTGACCTACGAATGCCACGGCGAGCAAGTTCAATACGACGTCGAATCCGGCTGGATGGACCGTTGTCGCGATACCGAGCCGCTGTATGACGAAGTGTTCTCGCAAGCCGTGGAGAAAGTCGCTCCAGAGAAAGCACGGGAGACGGCGATTCGCGATGAGGTCGTGAATGAGATGCGGGAACGCCGACAAGCCATCTCGCAGTTCGTCGAACAGACGGTCTATTCCTTCATTCAGGAGCAACCATCGTTCGCGGGTGACTTCGCTGAATGGGGCCGCAAAAATCGCGTTCAGTTGATTTGCCGTTATCCATCCCTCGCCAATCCATCGACCGATATCCGGGACTTGGAAGTCAAAGGGAAGACGGTCGGGACATTTATTCTTCCGTTTTGGCCCGATGACACAACTCCACCAATCTGGACGCCCGCACCATGATTTATCAGCTCGCGGCTATCATTTCATTGTGCATTTTGTCGGCGGATTCGGTGGATGCTGCCGACAAGCCATCGCAGACGGTCCGATACTATTCCCAATCTGGAATCCCTATCGGTCGCTCGACAACATCCGGCAACGTCACGCGATTCTACAATGCACGCGGCATCCAAACTGGTCATGCCAATCAATCCGGTAATGTGGTCAGGTTATATGACGCATCAGGTCGATTGATCATCACTCGAAAATAGCAAAGGAATGCCTCAATGTCGTATGAACGTGAGCCACGCTATAAACAGATTGCCATCAGCTATTCCGTCCTCATTAATCTTTTGAATTCGTTCAATAAGCCGAACGAGTTCTACGGATTGCCAGTGACGGAGGAGATCCCAGAAGGATGCGATATCGTTTCCTTGGATGTCTGCCAATGGAATCGCACGCTGACGGCGACGATCTGGCATCCGTCGTTCGATCTTGTAATCCCCGGACATCCGATTCCATGTTCGCCAGATTCGCCGCTGCTGTTTCAAAGTTTCCGTCGCAAACCAAGCATGCTTGAACACATGGTTGATGACGACGATTTCGTGCCAATATTGGAAGCGGAGTCGGAAGCATGAAACGGCATCGGGATCTCTTTTCGTTCCTCGTCGCCGTGATGTTCATGGCGACCGCAGTCGGCATTGCAATGTTTATCCCCTGGGCACAAACCATCGAAATCAAACAAGGAAGTTTTCTGTGAAGAATTTGCGAGTAGGATTACTGGCTCAAGACGACGTTCCATTAATGCGATATCTGGCCAGTCGAGATAGACGGATTGATCGGTTTGGCGTGATGTGGGATGCATTTCAGATCCGATGGTTTCCGTCGCACAATTCGGAATCGTTGCCGATCGAATTCTTTAATTTGGTGGATTTGAGACGTGCTTTGATGATTGCGGAGGAATGATGAAAAAGCCCGTGAAATTGCTCGCTGACCTCGTTCTGTTCGCTATTGGTGTCTGGTCGCTTGTCTATGTCTTTCGTGAAATCGTTAGGCTCTTCCTTCACTGGGAATCATGAACAACGTCTTCTTCACCGCCGACACGCATTTCAATCATCGGAAGTGCCAAGAACTCTTCCGCAATAATCACTTCTCGTCATTGGAAGAAATGAACGAGACGATCATCGAGAGATGGAACGAACGAATCAGCAAATCCGACCGGGTTTACCATCTCGGCGACGTCGCACTCGGAACGCCTTCTGAAGCCCGGAAGATTCTGAATCGACTCAACGGCCAGATTTATTTGATCCGAGGGAACCATGAGAGCGTTGCAGAGCATAAGCTGTGCGTCGATCGGTTTGTTTGGATCAAGGATTATTTTGGATTGAAAGTCGGCACGCAGAAGATTTACTTGTTTCATTATGCTCTGAGAACTTGGAATTGCATGCATTATGGGTCTTGGAGCCTCCATGCTCATTCGCATGGATCGCTTCCCGAACTGAATCATCGCTCATTTGATGTCGGTGTCGATCCATGGGACTTCTATCCCGTGAGCTATGACGAAGTGGCCGCGAAGATGGCGACGAAGACATTTGAGGCCGTGGACCATCATACAATGGCTCAAAATCATGACTGATCCCATCATCGACGAACCTCCGATTTATAATGGACTCGGAGTCAAGCAAGTCCGAGAGAAGCTTGGATGGTCGCAACCATTGTTTGCAGCAATGCTCGGGGTGAAACTCGAAACCATCGAGGATGTCGAAGACGCAGGGATAGATGGAGAAGTGCGGCGAGGATGCCTGAATCGTCTTTTGGAGCATATGGAAGACGATCCGGAATACTGGAAGAAACGATTGAAGTCGATGGCGAGGATTGTCAGATGAGATTCGAAGAACACGATTGCATCGTCACAACCAGAGACTTCACTGTCGGAAATGGAATCGGCACCGAATATCGAACGATCCCGGCGGGAACGGCAGGAGTGATCGTCCACTGCTACCAGACTGGTGCTTATGAAGTCGAGTTCTTCAACCAGTTTGCTGGTATCACGAAATGCTTGCATGAATATCAGATTGCCTACTGGAAATCATCCTGCTTGGAACCTGAACAGATTGCCGAGGCCGCTCGGAAGTACGAGACTGAATTCGGCAAAGCCTCTCCGAAACTGGTGTCACATTTGCGTTATATTGACCGAATGATCCAATGTCTTGAATGGGCGAGGAAGCAATCATGAAATCGGAAGAACTGATCAGTCAAGCCGCTCGGATTGATCGAGGCCATGCACTTCAGCATCAAATTGGTCGAGCGATTGTTGTTCGACAATCGGTCGAGAAAAGTCGTGTCTTTCAAATCACGCATGGATTCAATGACATTGGCGGCAGAATTCAGTATTCCGAGGATGGCCCATACACTCCAATAGGCTATCAATTTTCCGCCTCAGCAATCGTCGTCTCAGAATTGATGAGTGAGATCAAATTGAAGTTGCTGGCCATTTGCGATGCCGAGATTGCCGCATTGAGAAAGGAATTCGATGAACTATGACAGACAATCTGTTGCCCGATGAATTCGACGATGCAACCATAGATCGTCTTTTTCGACAAGCACAATCACAAGTCGACATTCACAATGCTTACCATCAGGCAGCAGCGGAGAAGAAATGCTTGTTTGCCAAGCCAACATCAGAGGCCATTGAACTTCTGCGGGAAGTGATCGCCAAGAACAGCGGTTCAATGGGCAATCCCATTCTGCTTCCTCAAACGACGAACAATCAACAGTTCATCATTATCCAATGCGACCAAACTGCATGGGGCAATCAGCACAAGGATGCATTCATCAGGAAAGAATTCGAATCTGCGGGACTGAAAGCGATCCTTCTGCCGCCCGGAATGACGCTCGCGAATCCACCAGAGAAATCGGCGACTGATTTTATTAAAAGCGAGAAAGATCCGATTCCACACGGCGTTTATTGGTCGAGCGACCTGGAGGACTTTTGCCGCGATCGGGACAATAGCCGATGCGGGATTGTGTTTTATCGGCTCTGGTCCAGTCGTCGCTCTGAATTCCCACAGAGCGGCGAATATCATCAAGGCGAAACAATCCCGACAGGCATCTATTTCTCGCGAGAACTCTGGGACTTCTGCGACAAAAACGGTCGGCTCCGAAGCGAGTTCTATAAGCAGTGGGAAAGTCGGATTGCGGAGTTCCCGCAGAGCCTTTGATCTGGACCGGATGCCGCAAAAACATGACAATGCGGCATCATGCGATTGACCGGCGAAACAGCGAAGCAAACAAAGCGGGTCCAGAGAATCCTGTTGCGTGCCGATTCGTTCTCCGATGAATTGCTACTCACGCGGATCTATGAGCTTTTGACACCACAATCGACCGGCGGATTCATCGCCGTTGTCGAAGATGGCAAAAAGACTCTAATTTGGAAAGCCGAAACGCCTCGGAAGGAGTCTCTCAGTGGCTAGTCCCCTATTCCCCTCATTCAATAACAAACGCAAGCAGGACCAAATTGCCGCCGAGATTCAAGCCAAAGCGGGATCGGCGGGGAAAACGACCGGGGGCCTTCGCCAATGGCTTAGCAAGCAAATTTCGACCGCTGGCGAGAAAAGCCTCGGAGCGACTGGCCAATTGCTTGCGGCACTCTTCAAACCGTTCAGTAAGCAGTCCTCTTCACTCTCGCGAGCGGAGATTGAAGCTGCTCAACAATTGATGAATGAATTGGAACTGCCGCAAGCTGCGGGAAATAGCGGATTGAACATCCCTTCCGCACGACCGCATTATCAAGTCAGAACGAATCAGCCGCCAGACGATGACGATTACCGATTGGGGCATCGCAACACAGAACCGGTCATGGAAGGGCCGATTCTGGTGAATGGCTCATCTAATGTATTTTCAATTGCGTTTCTGTTCCCGACGAATGGCGACACAAGCGGAACCGGGGCAATCGTCGTTCGATTTCTTGCGGGAGATTCGAAGCATCGAGCAGGTCCGGGCGCTTCTTACAAATATTGGCCAGTTTCGTATTCCCTCTTCACGGAATTCAAACATGCAGCGTCTGCCGGAAAATTCGTTTGGGATAATTTCCGGATTCGCCATACTGTTTCGGGCCATCAAACAAATGTCGCAATCATTGATATCGGTGATTTGCCAGCAGTTCCAAGACTCGCCGGTTTGAAACGCGGTCTCCAGGGCGAGTTCTTCATTCCCCGCACGCTCAACGGCCAGAGATCATCGCTTCCAGAACGAAAAGTCAGATCGGGCGGACGATCGAATATTCCCGGATGGGAGAACCGGAGTAACCTGAAACTGCGTCAAACAGGTCGCCGTTGATTTCTCAACTCCTCAGTCGACCACGACTGGCCCCATGATTTTGGATTCATGTAAGATTCGACCCGCTGCCGATTGATGGGAGGAATATCGCCTTCGTAATAGGCTGTCACTTCAAATCGGTTCCGGATTCGATCAATCTCGATGACGAGTTGAGCAGCAATCACTTTGCCGCCATACCTATGAATATGAGATAAGACAATCCGCACTGACGCTTCCAAAGCTACCGGTCTCACATTCTCGGCATGAAATCGATAGACGAGAACTTTCCGAGTCTCCGCACGCCGCTGAAGCTTCGCAATCGCTTCCTGCAAGCGGAATAAATTCTGTTCTGGAATGCTCACAGTTTCAGGAAGAGTCATTGTTTCAGTTTGCATGGGTTTTCACTCCGCGTCTGAATTGTTCTCGAATGGATGGCCAATACTCACTATATCATAATAATGATATCGACAGCGTCAAGGCAAATCTCCAGATTTCTTCCTCACTTTTCAAAAACATCGAGAAAAATAGACTGAAATAAATAAGCCGCTTATTTAATCGAGCGTCCGAATGGCCTCGTCCTCGGTCGGCTGATATGTCAAAGCGAGTGTCCGAATGGCATCCGCTTGAGCCAGCAATGCTTCTGACCGATTCGCATATCCTTGCATTCCTGGCAATCCCTCGATTTCTTCCGCATGCAGGATCTTCATTTCCGACTGCTTGGCCGCTTCGAGGCCGAGGATATTCGCAATCGCTTTCTGGGCCGCAAGGTAAACCATGAGATAGGCTGGATTCCCATGGCTCATCTCGACTGTCTCTTTTGTCGATATTCCGTTATCATTGTCCATCGTTGTGATTTTAATGATCTTCCCATGGGACTTCCGCCATGACGCCAATGCTTCCGCCATCACCATCTCGCACTGCTGGACCTGCCGATGCCGATAGGACGCCAATTGATCCTGTGTCATCGCTCGCATCCATTTGTCGATCTTCCACAGCATCGTGCAGACGTTCTGAGCATGCACCGGCGGGTTCTCGTTCTGGGCAATCTGCAATGGACCCCACCCCTCGATGACCCACTTGCGATACCACTCTTGCTGGGTCGCGGTCGGCTCCCACGGCTTCTGTTGACTCTTGGGCTTCGCGTTGTAAGGCTTTGCCCGCCTTGGCTTTCCTGCCATTTCAAAACCATCCTTGATCTTGCGGTTCGTTGGGAGTCAATTTGTGCAAATTATTATCACAGATTGATTTCGAGAAAACAATCTGATTGTACGACCGGTCTCCGCCGGTTATGTCGACATCTTATTGAAGCATTCAATGCAGAGTGCCTTACTGTCGTCGTTCAAGGGGCAGTCATCGCCAGACAAATTGGTTGGCCCTTTACATTCGACGCAGACTTCCTTGGAAATAAAATCCTGAACGGCCTCGTTCAGATCGCCCTGAAGTCCCCAGTCCGGTACGACGCCTGCGTTAATGCAGACATATTCGTTCTGAGCCGCGAAGAATCGTCATGGAGTGCTCCGACTCTCCACGATCTTTCCTTGCCATTGCAGATCGTTCTTCCAGTCCTCAATGAGAACTTCTCCGATATTGCCAATGTCCCCAGTAGTTCGCGTTACCTTAAAATTCATTCCCCCAACTCCCCTCTATTAACGAATGCCTGCAAATGCGGGACTATCTTCGAACATTCATCTGTGTCCGCCCAAGTTCGATTTCCAACGACAGCCGAGCGATTCGTGCTGCCAGTCTCCACCGTGTGTTTTCGCAGACAATCAGGACCGTCACATTTCACCATGATCACTGTTGACGTTGTCGTTTTGATTTCCTTCCGTGTTCGATGGCTGCGAGGATGTCTGGGTCAATTGATAACGCTAAATTGATTTCTCGAATGGCCCACCTGATATTCAGGAACATCTGCTGTTCATCGTCCGTCTCGTTCCCTCTCAGCCTACACAACTCTCTTGCCGCTGCTTCTAGTTGGGATGGGGATAGAGTCATTTGTCTTTCACTTTATCTTCAGGCACTTTGGACAGACTTCTCCACGACATGAACTACGACATAAAGGCTTTCCGCACCGTCTGCACAAAGCAATTCGTGGAGGCATATTAACTGTCGCAGGCTTAATACTAATCATTCCGTCACCAACTTCCCACAAGGACTGCCATCAAATAGCGTCAACTCTTTCAAGGCTTGCTCAAGAGTCCTCCAATTCGGCCCCTCCAAACCAATAACGCAAATCTTGCCTCTCTCCGAAACGCAAGCTGTCGCAAGGATTCCCGTGCTCTTTTGGCGAACGGCGATTGGAATTTTTTGTTCCCACTCCTCAATCGTCCAATGCACCCACTTCTCTACTGGGGGGGGGGAGGGACGATGCGGTAGTCGAATTCCCCCCAGTTCCAACCGGGCATTCCGTAGCAGTCAGACCAGCGTTCAACGCTCTTATCGCTGATTTGAATGTTTTTGCCGTTTTCTAATTTTGCGGCCTGCATCACTGCGATCATTTCGTCGATGGTTTTCACTTCGCTGACTTCCTTTCCTGAAGACGTAAAAGCCTGTCGATTTCAGCCGCGATCAATGCCCCGGCTTTCGTGAGGTTTTTAATATTGTCGGTTGACGGTTTCCACCATTTCTTCTCCCACGGCCATGGAAATGATGGCCTTAGTGTTCGCGCAACTATCTGATCATCAACCCATTCAATCGCATGACAATATGCTTCTGCGGCTCGTACAAGTTCACCACTGACGTGCATATCATCGTGTACGTCTCGGTAACCTTCGATTGATATCTGCCGTCCACGTTCTTGCTTGATTAAATCAATTCCGTTCACTACTTCCCCTCCCGCTTCAGTAGATGCTCAATTTTCTCGGCAATCCCCCTCCAATAGTCTGCCGTTACGCTATTGCCGATCCGACACTTTGGGACTGACAAGTCAGGAACACTACAAGATTTAGCAACCTCTAAAATCAAATTTGCCTCACCCTCACTCAACAGAATTTTTATCATCATTACATCTCCCCCTTTCCCGACAGAGCTTCGCTGGCAATAATTGACATTTCACTGAACGCTTCACCAAGAGATAGTCGATTATTTTTGGTAACAGATAGAATATTCTCCAACGCGACACGAAGTCGGACGATCTCAGCAATTTGATCATCTCGCTGATATGCCAAAATGATGATCGTATTAAGCTGACGACTGGCTGGAGCATTATCTCGTACCAACTCAATCACATCCTCGATATCGTCGTAGGTAAGATCTCTCACACTTCACCACCCTTTCCGTCGAGAACTCGGTCGATTATTCCTCGCATCGCTGGTGTACAACTCCCGTGCAAATCTGTTTTGATGGAACATAGAACTGTCCCCAACTCCTCGATTCTGGCATGAAGCGACAACACTTCTTTCTTCTCCTGTTTGGCAATCGCTTCCGCATGATCAACCGCCATTTCAAGATTGGAAACGTCCGTGTTGAGTTCCGCGATTCTGGCGTGAAGATGTGTATTTGTCGCAATGACGACCTTGTTCCATGCTGACTGCTGCCCAATGCTCAATCGAAACCACGGAACAAACTGTGCTTCCGGGTATTCGGCTGACATTGTTTCATACGCTACCTGTCCGTCGGATTTCTCACTCATCACCCACCGTCCTTTCCGTCGAGAACTGGATCAATCAACTCGCCGCAGTAAATTCGTTCAATCTCATTAACCGTCTTAGCCACGGCTTCCCATCGCCAGCCTTGCTGTTCCGCCGCTAGGTCACGAACTTTTTCAATCCGACAGCCAATAACATCAAGCCGATTTTCAATCTCTGAATTTCGTTTCTCCAACTCCGCGATTCTGGCGTGAAGTGGGGCTGTTGCATCGTCATATATCCAATCAAGAAACGCTTCACCAAGCCAGTCACCAGCACTATCGGGATCAGCCTTATTCTCCTCAGCCATCGCATGAGCCAATTGCAACAATGCCATGCGTGTTTTTGGACTGCGACCACCGCCAGCATGTGTACAAAACTCAACCGCCGCAGTTCTCTCGATCAGCTTTGTTCTATCGTTCCACTCAAGGCATTCGACGATCATGTCGCCGTCGTCCTGCATTAAAATGCGAAGCTTCCCTTCTGGCGACATGTCCTCTTTGCGATCGACGATCAAGTCTTTTTCACTCATCGCCAAGCTCCTGCAAAAGTTCGCTCATTTTCAGTTCTTTGTTACAGCGATTGTGTTCGAACGCAATCAGCTTCTCTCTCACTTCCTTCAGCACGGCAGAACGGACGGCTTGGGCCTGAAACTCATAATCGAGTTTTGCTCTGGCGTGAGTGTGGTTTCGATATTTTTCAGACCAGTAGCTGGCGTCGCCGTAGTCGGAATAATCACGAGTTTTTATTGCGACGAAGGCAACTTCGCCCAGCGTCGGATTTGGAACAGCCGCAGGAATACTGTCGCTCATGATTCTCCTTCCTCATCAGCACATTCATTGCAACAACACACTCTCCATGAACACTTCTCTTCTTTACTGACGAGCCACTCCCCGCATTCTTCTTCACAGAACGCACGAAATGCGGTTTCAGTTCACTATTCCGCGAAATTTTCTGCCAGATTCTGACAAGAAATCTGTTTTTCCAGTTCCGCAATCTTCCGCAGATAGGGGCGAATCAGATCTTGGGCCGCTCGTTCGCAGGCCGATTTTGTGCCGCTGGATTGCTCGCTCCACGGTCGGAACCAACACATTCCACGAGGAAGATTGCCGAGAGAATCGGGCTGCCAATAGGCATCATGAAACTGTTGCCCGAGCGGGCTTTGCAACGCAATTGGCAGGCGCAACGCATTTCCGCAAGTTGAAACGCATTAAGACGTTTCGGAATTGTCTGATTATTTTCTGGTATTTCTTTCGATGTCCATAATGACGCGAATGAATTCAACTGTCGCCATCATAAGAACATAGAGAATCCATGCTGGAGAAATGATCAGAAACAAGATGAGCGGTGGGAAAAGACCGATTCCAACGATTCCGGTAGTGAAATCCCCTACCTGAACCATCACGCCGATTGCGCCGATCACTGAAAGAACTGCTAGTAAAAGAGCAATTATCCTTGCGATCATTAATTGACGTTTTGCGGCGTTTTCCAGCCATTCGAGATTGAGCATCAAGTTGGGATATCGAGAGTTCGTACTACGCGACGGAGATGGCTCTCGATCATCATCCACAAAAGAAAAGGCTGGTGTCACTGGCGGGGGAGATAGCGGCGGTGCCGCAGCGGAAGGCACAAATTTTGGCAATCCAAATTCTTGTGCTTGCTTCTCGGTTTTTTCCTCGTCAATCGACTTAAACGTGATCTCAACTGGCGTTTCTGTTTTTGCCGTTTCAAAATCAAACTGAGCGGATCGGATTGAGGTCGTGGCGACAAATGCCTTCCCGCACTGCTTATTCATGCAGGACACTTTTCTTCCGATGGCCGTGTCGCCTACTCTGTATGACCGTGAGCAATGCGGACAGACAATAGGCACTGATGCCATTCAGTTTTCTCCCGAAATGCAACGATCACGAGTCTTCAGGCTTATTTTCGGCTTCAATCATGATGACATTTTCCGGTAAATCCAATGATGACAAATCGAATTTTGGAAAGGCCCTATCTAGCCGACGATGAAAATCTTCCCAATCGTCACAAGAACGCATTAATGCCTTTACCGCGATGATATGTTCTTTCAGTTTTGGATGACCGATATCGTCCGTCAGCCACTGATGCATTTTGTTCTTACGATTGCCGCGTGGAGTCTTCGGGCTCCTCGCCTGAAGCTCAGACTTCAATCCTGGAGCCAGTCTGTCATAGACTACATCGTTAACAAGATGGCCAAAATACGATGGAAGATTTTTGATTGGTGGCCACGGGATATCTCGAAGGCGGCACAATTCCTTGTAGAAGTCATCATCGAATCGCTTGGCCCACGCACCCAGTGCTCCCTTCAGAAACGCTTCTAGGATATCTGCCAATGCGGTACGGGCACGGTCATATTGATATCCGGTCGCTTCATCGACCAACGCAATGATACCGACTCTGGCAAACCCAGACTTCAGAGTTTCGCACTGCTCTGCAATGTGGGCTTGCTGCTTTTGCAGCTTTCCGGCATTCCTTGCGGCAATGACGGCATCGCACAGTTCTGCAAGGACATTCGCATCATACCCATAGGCTACATGGCCATTTGGAGCCTTGAATTTAATTGGTGATTCGGTCACCGCTAGCAAATCGGCTGAAACGTAGGGTTTCAATCGTTCTCCAGCCACAAATTTAGCCAGTCGGTCACCGCCAATTCCTCCACTGCTTCCGCGAGCCATTCCGAGTGCATCAACCATCCCTCTTTGATGCAAAACACGGGTTCCATCATTCAGGACGTAACAGGGAATTTCGATATCACCGATCTTCAATGGATGCCCTGGATCGCCATGCGTCACTTCCGGCAGCTTTTCTCCCCACCGAGCCTTAGCGGCATTCGAGGCGATTTCTTTGCGCTGCTCCTCTGTCAGACTCGCCATCCTTGCCTTTCCACCTTTGGACGCTCCAAGAGACGACAAGGCCCTTGCGTGCTCGCTCGCTTCTTTCTTCTTCATGATTCGACTCCTTCACCTGCTGTTTTCCGTACGATCTGCGTGTTTTCGTGACACCTGCCGAAAACCATTGCGCCTGCACTATTGACGTGGCAAGCATGCGTAGCAGAAGAATCGTAACACAACATTCAATTCCGAGCAAGCATACTTGACAATCGTTTTTATTTTTGTATGCTAGCTCGTGTTGGCACTGGCCAATAAAAAATCCCTGACTCGACTGTGAATCGAATCAGGGACGGAATCACAAACCGGCGTTTCCACCAGAATGCGACCAACCATCGAACATTCTATCGGGAACGCCCCTGATTAAAAGGGGTTATCAGATGGATGCCAGAGAACAACGCGGATTGATCATCGCTGCCGTGTGCAAATTGAACCGAATGTCGAATGTTTGGCTGGTTCCTTCACAATCAAATGCCAATACGATTTACCGCGTCGATCCTGTCAAAAAGACCTGCACATGTCCGGACCATTCGGAGAACGGTTTCAAGTGCAAGCATCAATATGCCGTCGAAATTACTGCCAAACGCGAGTTTAATCCCGATGGGAGCGTGACAGAGACCGAGAGCATCACGCTGACCAAGAAAACAACCTACAAGCAAAACTGGGCGGCTTACAATAAGGCTCAGAGCATGGAAAAGGACCGAGTACAGGAATTGCTGCACGATCTGTGCAGGGGATTAAAAGAACCAGAACGCGAACTCTGGAGAAAAGGGCCGAAACCGCACACAGTTCGTGATTCGATTTTCGCCTGTGTCTTCAAGGTCTATACCACGCTCAGCAGTCGACGGTTTTCGTCCGACTTGCGAGAAGCACAAGCACGAGGATTTATCTCGCGACCGATTCCTGGCGTGAAAACGACAGCATTCATGGAGAACCCCGCGTTGACGCCATTTCTCACGGCCCTGGTCGGCAAGAGTGCCGCACCATTGAAAGTGGTCGAGACTCGATTTGCGATCGACAGCAGCGGATTCTCGACAAATAAGTTCGAACGCTGGTATGACGCGAAGTATGGGGTGACGAAACTGAAGCACGTCTGGATCAAATGTCACATCGCCTGCGGAATCAAAACGAATTGCGTGACAGCAGTTCGGATCATGGATCAGAACTCGGCAGATTGCCCGCAGTTTGAACCACTCGTGAAAGAGACTGGCAAGACGTTCATGATTGAAGAAGTCTCGGCGGACAAGGCATACAGTAGCCTGGAGAACTTCGAAACTGTCGCTAATCTCGGTGGGATAGCATTCATCGCGTTCAAGGACAATGCGACTGGATCAGTCGGTGGTCTATTCAAGAAGATGCTGCACTATTTCGAATTCAAAAAGGATGAATACCTCGCTCACTATCATCGTCGATCAAACGTCGAAAGTACGTTCAGCATGGTCAAAAGAAAGTTCGGCGACGCTGTTCGCAGCAAAAACTTGGTCGCCATGACCAATGAGGTTTTGTGCAAGCTGATCGCTCACAATCTCTGTTGCCTGATTCAAGAACAATGCGAACTTGGGATCGAGCCAATTTTCTGGGGCGACAACAAAACGATCGAACCAACAAAACCGGTGTCTTACGCTCGCGACGCTTGGGTCGCAGATCTTGAAATTGAGGAAATGGAAAAAGAATTGGCATCACAGTAAATGCGATTCGCTTGAATGAGAGAAACCCACATCGGTAGCCTTTTGGTGTCAGATGCGGGTTTTTTATTTTAATCAAATCAAACATTATCAGGAGTGAAATGGCGAAACCAAAACAACTGAGTCCAGAAGATCTGCGAGCAAAATGGCAAGGTTTATTCGATGCACTCACTCATCAAACAGATTCAGTTTGTGCGATCGTCGGAATCGCTTATGTGGACCATTGCCTTGGATCGCTCCTAGGACTGCATTTTATTGAGGGAGAAACCGCGAATGCGATGCTTGATTCGTCCGGCCCTATCGGGTCGTTTTTGAATAAGGCGAAGTGTGCATATTGCCTTGGGATTATATCAAAAGGCTGCTTCAACAATCTTGCATTACTGGCCGAGATAAGGAATCGCTTTGCTCACAAGCTGGATGTGCTGTCATTCGATCACGAATCAGTTGCGTCAGATTGTAAGAAACTCACAATGCCGTCGAAGCTTCATCTCAATCTTCCGCGAGAATCGGACATCCGCGACATGGACGATATGATCGACTTCGTGAATCAACACCTTGACTCATCAACGAATCGCGGTCGATTTTCAATGATCGTTGCCACAGTCGGCACTGACTTGATCCTCAAATCGTGGGACGTAAAAAAAGTGAACCGCCTGAAGGATCAATGGGATTAGGTGGTCCCTGTAAATTCCTCGCTCATCACCACCATTGGAAAACTTGCATTCAATAGGCACACGCAGCCCCGACGAGTTGCATCAGAGAGATCCAATGCCTGCTCTGGCGACTCCGCAATCACGATTTTTCGGCTCCCAAACTCCGACCAGTCTTCTGGATTCCCGGAAGTCTCGCCAACAACATAGATCTTCAGTTCCGGTCTTTTTTCGTTCAAATCGCTCATTTTCAGTTCCTTGAAACGTATTTATTCATCCTGAAACGCATTTAAGTCGTTTTGGCCAATTGCGTTGCAAAGCCGCCCGAGCGTTCTTTCACCGTCCATTAGTGTTCTTTCCGATTCCCTGTGCGGGAGTTTTTTGCGATCTTTCGCCAGACGGTTTCTTGATGCCGTTTCGCGAAGGTAATCAAAACCGCCGGTTCGACCGAATCATCGACAATGAATTCGAATTCTCCCAGCAAGAAATAGCGGGAGGTTTTTCCTTTGAGAGACGTATGGCGAACGGGGGTATATTCTTTCGCTCGCCCGAAGCGAATCAACAATTCTTTCGAAATCTCGGCAGAGTGCTGAAAGACTTCTTGGCGAATGATCTCTTTCAGTCGATCGCATTTCTGGCATCCGCGAGCGAGGCAGTCGTCGATATGCCGAAATTGCTTGCGAGTCCGCTGGACGAATCGCTCCATCGCGTGAATCGTGACTCTCAATTCTTGCGTCATTGCATTGTCGTCTCACGGCACTGTATATCCACTGTCCGATAAATAAGCGGCTTATTTATTTTTTTCGAATGCTATGGCAGATTTTGGAAAACAGCCCAGAAGGAATTTCCCGCTGGGCTGTTGAATCAATTGAATTTATTGGACCGTCTGACGTTTCGCCGCAGACTTCAGGCTTCGCAGAATACCGCTCACCTGTCTCGCTGTGGCCGAAATGCCGCTCACTCGCAGGTCTTCGACAATCTCCGCCGCTCCAAATGTCGGATTTCCATTCGCAATGACTTCCACATGCGGCCTGAGCGTCCCAGCGGGGTCAATATCGCCTTCTGCCGCTTCACCCGCGAGATGCTGCTTCATATGCTCCGGCACGACGGGCTCGACCTTCCGCGTGATCGCTTGATTCAGACGCGGATTGAAACCAGGCTCATCCTTCACGTCGATTCCCAAGGCAATCGCCGCGTTCAGTACTTCTTCGCGAGTACAATGTTTGCCGCGTTGAATCTGCTGCACATAACAGCCATCGTACAACATATCTTCGATCGAGGACGGGTCTTCGTAGGCTTTCGGGCCTTCCTGCAAGGCTTTGAACGCCTCGAATCGTTCCTGATCTTCCTTGTTCTTGCTCGTGCTCGATTGGGCTTTCCACGGCGGGTAAAAGATGCCGTCTTGTTCGGGCCATCCCGCATCTCGCAGAATCTTGTCTTGAGCATCCCGCGATTCTGCGGCGAGATCCAGCAATCGCTTATTCACGGTCCCATGCTTCGTGATAAACGGCCCCTCTTTTCCTCGGTTGCCATAGATATGAAAGGCAATCTGATCATCCGAAACTCGTTGCGATCGCAGTTCCTTAATAGATTCGAGTTCTTCCACGTAGACGGTGTCCGATTTCATCACGCGTTCTTGCACTTTGGCCAATGCGGCCCAGAACGAACCCACCGGCGAACCGTTCGGGTTCACTTTCCCGTCGTAGCTTTGGCTATACTGTCGGAACTCTTCCTGAAAGACCGAGACAGCCACGCAGATCGACCGCGAGGCTTCCGGAATATCTCCGGAACAGGCGAGGATCATATTCCGCCATGCGAGCATGATGAATTCGGTGGGTTTCAGCGTGTCATTCTTCCGCAATTCCCGAATCCAATTGGCCGTCAAACGGACGGATTCGTTGACAGCATTCACAATTTCTGACTGGCGATCGACGTAACTCATTTCACATCCTTGTGCTTGTGCCGCTGAGATTCAGTGACAGTGTGTTGTTGGGGAATGCCATCGAATAGCATTACTGAAAGAGAAATCTCGCCCTGATATCCAGGGGAGTTGAGACGTTCTTGCACTCGCTCGTAGAAATCACCAATCGCCTTTTTGAGATTTTCGGCAGATTGATTGGTGTCGAGAGCGGGCGGTCCGGGGCGGCAATCCTTGCGGCCATCGCGTGTTGACATATCGAATCCATTCGGAGTCAGTAAATCCATGACTGAGAATAGATTAACGAATTCGGATTCGAATGCAACGACTTACTAACCACCGATCCAGTTGACGGCCTGCGTCCCGGTCGCGGAAATCGCATAGAGTTTACTGACATCGTTGATATGGAGAAGCGGCGAACTGCCTCCGGCAGCGAGAGCAAAGCCATTTGCGGACGTGACGTTCGAGCCGCCAAGATAGATGATCTGGCTGTTGCCTGCGGGGGCCTGAATGATAATTCCACCTACCACCGGAGTGAACGTGGACGTCAACGCCGTCGGAGTCGTCGCATTGATCGTGGAATTACTGCCGGAGATGAGGGGGCCGCAGATTTGCATCGGAGAGTCGTCCTGCAAGGATGGTTCGTATTGGTGACAATCCTAACAGGAAATCATTCGTTCAGAAAGTCGAGAATCTCGCATCCGAACGTCTGTAAAATGCCGCTATCCGGTAAATAGGCGGTTTTGATGAGCAATTCTTCAATTCGATGCGAGAGGGTCGGACGATGGATATTCTCGGCCATTGCGGTCGGATGCCAAATCCATTCTGAACACTCTGACGATCTCAGTCCATCTTCTGCGAGCAAGATCTTTTCTTGCCGCATCTTCGCATGCAAGCAACACAATTCCAGCACGTACGGTCGCTGGTCGTGCCCATAGGCATGACAGAGATCGGAGCAGACAACCAGATTGCAGAACCAGTGGAATCGCGGATTCGGACCTCGACCCATGATGTGATGAACGCTCGTCGACCCGAACGGAGAACGCGGACCCAGCCATGTGTTGGCATGGGGATACTGCGAAAGAACCGACCAAACCTCGTCCACGGTCGAAACGGACTTGCGATAGCCGTCTCGTTGCTTTTTCGCATAATAGGCCGAGACTTTTGGCATCATTACGCCACAACCAGAGATCGTTCCAACACTGCCGCTGCATTCGATGCGGCGACGGTCGTCAAACCCAACGCTTCACAGATCTTTTCTTTTGCCAGACGGTAGCGAGATTTGGATGTGGCCACGAGAATATTCAGTCTCTCGGCAATTTCCGGATGAGTCATCCCGCAGAAAATCACGAGCGATAAGACGTCCGCTTGCTCAGAAGGAATCGTTTCCATCGCATCGAGAATCTGCGATTGTTCCTCGTCCGAAATCATGCGATCAACGCTCCCAATGAGTGCGGACCATTTGTCTTCGAGAAGTGTTTCGAGACATTGATCTTCGGGGATCGGCAACGCAAGCCGACTGACCTTCCCTCGACGATGCATGTCAATTCGGCACGAATCGGCAATGCGAAAGAGCCACGAATCAAAATGACCGTTGGGTCGGTATTGGGATGCGAATTTCCACACGCGAATCCAGGTTTCCTGAACGATATCCTCGCGAGTCTGAAGGTCGCGGCGACTCGATCCGACGCACAAGCGAGTCATCAATCGCCGATTCCATCGCTGATGCAGAGCATCGAACGCGGATGCGTCCCCGGCAGCAATCGACAGCATCAACTCGTCATCCATGATTGATTCTCCCTCCAGAGGAATAGTGACATGCGAGGCTCGCAGAATCTAATGGAAGAATCGGCATTCCGCTATGATAAATATCACAATTGTAGTATGTTTCTCAGAAATAGGAATTGTATGACTGCGATTTGAGCCAATCCAATGAAATTCGCGTTAGAGGCAAGAGGAGATACAACGATGACGGCCCGAGAAATTGCCCTACTAGGAATTCGATACTTCATCCGACTGCTCGGCTATAAAGAAGTGGAGCGGATTGTGCGACAAGAAAAGCCGCCGCAATCCGCCCATGAGTTGACAAAAAAGTGAGAATTACTTTTTGTTGGCCGCTCGACGACCCGCCGCCGCTTTCGCTTGAAACGCCGTCTTGCCCATCGACTCCCGGCCAATCTTCGCGGCTGTCGCCTTGGCGGCGGCAGGCGAATAGCCTTCCTTACGTTCGATCGACTTTGCCACTTTGTCAAACTTAGATTCCGCCATATTTTGTCCTTTCAAACGTATCGAGAAATTGAAGCCAAACCTTGAAGTGGAGTGGCCACATCAATGCCATCAATAAAGTGGATTTGATAGGGAATCGACTGGCCGATCGGCAATTGCTGCGTCACGGCCGTCAGAACGTCGTTAAAGGTGATTGTCTGTGTCGCACTGAGAATTGCCGGAGCGACGGCCAAATCAGGCGTCAGACCCGTCACTCGCAAATGCGGAGTCGATCCGACCAAGCCGGGTTGATCCGTGATATTGAAAATCAACGATCGTCCATTGGCAACCGAGTAGGAATCGCCGTTCACCAGAATCAAGACGGTTCCGTCTTGTGATAGCGGGCTGACCACGCTGATATCCGCCGCTCCCAATGCGGCAGCGACAGCAGCAGCAATCGCATCCGTATCGACGGAAACGACTTGACTCGTGCTGATCGTCGTATTCGTCAATCCCACGGTCGCAGTCGGATTGTCCACTTTCGCCCAATCGACACCGACATAGCCCGCTGCCCCTTGGCTGGCACTTCCTCCGATATCGACAACATTGACGCCAATTTGAGCCGCCGATGGATTGACGGCACTTCCGCTGATTTCTGTGACATTCACGGATGGCGTCCCCGTCACAGTCACCGGGCTAGAAACAGAATTCACACTGCCCGTGACACTGGATACGGTGCCCATGTTGGAACCGACGATCGCGATTCCGCCCGCTGCACCAGGAACATCCCCATTTGTGAACAGGCTTTTCCCGATGGAGCCAGCGACAGTGAAATCACCGCTTGTATTATCCTGCCAGACGGCAGTCGCAATTTGCGAAGGAGTCGCATCGCTGCCCGTCGGAGCATTCGCCAAAGCCGCCACAGAAAACACGCCATCGGACGCAAACGTCCCATTTGTGAAATGGGCCGGAATCTGACTCGCAGTCGCCAGACCCGATTGAATCGAAACCACCGAAGGAACCACCTCCGTGATGCTGGTTTTCATGGTCGCTGTGAAGTCGCCATTTGACGCTGCGTTCGTCAGATTTGTGGTGGTATCGACCAAGGTGATTTCGTTCATCGTCGAGGTCGGTGAGCCAAGATTGAAGAACTTCTTAAAGGCGGCGGCAAGCCATCCGACCGTCGTTTCCGTCAAAAGCGTTGTCAAAATTCCAACCATGAACGAATTGACACGGCCTGACGAATCGACAGCAAGGGCCATCCCTCCCGCTGTACCAGGGAAGTTGCCCGTTGTGAACAAGCTCTTGCCAATGGAACCCGCAGTCGTGAAGTCTGTCCCGGTCGCATCCTGCCAAATCGCTGTGGCCGTTTGCGGACCAGTCAACTGGCCATTCACGGACCCTGTGACATTGACCACATTTCCCATATTCGATCCGACAATCGCTAGACCGCCCGCCGTTCCGGGAGCGTCCCCCACCGTAAAGAGACTCTTTCCAATGGAACCCGAGACAGTGAAATCCCCGCCGGTCGCATCCTGCCAGACCGTGGAAGCAATTGTCGAAGCCGTGGGAGGAGTGACGGTGAGCGAATAACCCGTTTTGTCATTGTTGGTCGTGACGACGACGCCTGTCACCAAAGTATTGAGACTTGTTTGAGCGGTACTGAGAGCCGCTGCCGTCGAGCCGACAGTCGGCGTTCCAATGACCGCATCAATCGTGGTGACTGATCCGGTTGAAACGTTGTTCACGTTCTTCGCATTGACGTCGAGAACCCCTGCTGTCGCGGGAGTCGTGATTTGGACCCCTTGAATCATGCCAAGGTTCGATTGGGCGGTTGGCAGTGTAATAAACTTCGTCGTGTTGTCCGGATTCGTATCCCAAGCTCGATTGACCGTCGCGACTTTTGTACTCGTATTATAAGCGACAATCGTTCGACGTTGCCCTGTCCCGCGGACACCGCCCCCCATGCCGCCATAGAGATAGATGTCATCGCCGACATAGGCCGTTGCGTCGGATGAAGCTCCCGAGTCCAGAGTGATGGTTGTCGAGGCTCCCGCTTGGGCCGTATTGATTCGACCGCCGAGAATATCCGCGATGAACAGGGCCTCCCCAATGGTGTTCGCCACCGGAGCCGTGGGCAGAGCGACAGTCATATCAATCGGGACATTTCCCGCATTCAAATTGATTTGGCCCGTTCCCGTCCCCATACTGACGGTCACTGTCGGCGTTGACGCTGTCGCGGCGGTTGTGACACTCGCTTTCATTGTGGCCGTCAGATCGCCGCTCGTTGGGGCGTTTGTCAGATTCGTCACTGTCGTAATCGTGCCGCCCGTGACCGTCCCCATGTTGGACCCGACCAATGCGAGGCCACTCGATGCCCCTGGAGCATTACCCGATGTAAAGAGCGATTTTCCGATGGAACCAGACACTGTAAAGTCGCCCGAAGTCGTATCTTGGAAAACTCCTGTTGCGATTTGAGCCGCAGTGAGTTGATTCGTCACCGTCGTCACCGTCGGAATCACAACGCTCGGCTGCGATGGCTGAAGGAGAACGCGGCCCGACGAGTCAATGGACTGTGAGGCAAAGTTGGTAGGAAAGCTGAAGATCGTGGTATAGCCCGTCAACAAACGATCGGCATAGAGACTCGCCAGCGTCAATCCCGTCGCTTGGAATCGGATCTGGACATTGCCCGTGCTCGTATTCGTGTGATTATTGATGAGGTCGTATTCTTGCTGTGTTTCGTTCGGCAGTGTTGGCGTTCCTGCCACGCCCACCAGTGTTCCGATCTGATCCCACGCGGAAGAAGTCCAGTTATAAGCGAAGACGTTCAGCGTATTCGCTGCTCCAGCCAAATAGCCGTTGAATTGGAATCCCGTTGCAATCTGCCCTGTCGTTCCGACATTGAAAACGTAGTATTCGTCGAGCGTTCCCGCCGCAGCAGCCGTCACATGGAACGAACCGTCGAGCGTAAACGTATTCGTATAAGTTCCGCTCGTGACTGTTCCGGTTGTTTGCGTGAATGATGAGGCAACGACATTCAATGCGGCGGAACTGGAACCAATATTGTCGACCTGCACCGGCGACGAGACGGCTCCGACCGTCGTGATATTCGCCGTGCTGGCCAAAGTCGCATTTGGAAATGTCACCGCCCCCGACGCCGAGGCGGTCTGAGCATTGATTTGAACAATGTTCACTCCGATCTGAGCGGATGCAGCATTCACCGCCGAGCCCGCAATATCCTGCATGTCCGATTTTACCAATGCTGATGAACCGGTTCCCGTGTAATTCACCGGCTGCGTTGTTCCCTGATTCGCATTAATCGTTGTGACCGAGGATGTGCTGACATTATTCAGATTCTTCGTGTTGACATCCAAAATGCCAGCCGTCGCGGCAGTCGCCGCAGTTCCTAAGACATCGACAAGATCAACCTTTTGATAGTTATTCGCATCAAAGGCGATGGCTTGCGTCGTGCCGATATTCGCGTTCACCGTCGTCACGCTCGACGTGGAGACTGCATTGATTTGAGAGACATTCACAACAAGCGGTCCGACATCAATCGCGGGGCAAATAATATGCTGGCCGGTTGTTTCGCCGTAGACTTCAACGCTCGTTCCCGCCGTCGCAACAGCCAAAGCCGGAAGATCCAGTCGATAATGACCACCGGAGCGTTCTTTAATGCCGCCCGATGAATAAGCTGACGTAATCGTGCTGAGATCGGAAAGTGAGATCGAGACCTGTGCTGTGAGGCCGTTGATGACGTAATTCACGGTTGCGGTAATCGTCGCCGCAACGAGTCCGGTAACGGCAATACCGCTATCGTTCACGATTTGAATGTCAATCGAAGGATTTGATCCGGCTGCGACGATCATGCGAGCACTCTCCTGCGTCTGAGGGACAGTAAATCCCCGGTAGATGCCACTGCCGCCGCGTAGTTGTATGGTTGAGGCCGTTGCGCATATGAGCCTGTTGGTCCAAGCCTATATAATTGACGTGCCTCGCCAGCAGACAATACTCGATTCCATACTGCTGCATCTGTAAATAATGCGCCTGTATAAGCGTGCAGTCCGTACCCGCCCCAACAGCCTAGCGATATACGATTAAGATTTCCTGTTGAAGCTACAAGCGAGCCACCACCGGTACCGCCAGAATTTGCATTCACATACATAGTCATTACATTAGTAGCACTGAAGGTTGCAACTACGCAATACCATGTATTTGCCGTTAGCGTTGCGCCAGTTACACTGTAAACGCTGCCGACTCCAATACCAATCGTAATAACATTTGAAGAATTAGTATAAATGCCAAACCAATTGGCACCAGTAGTAACTCCTGCGTTATTTAACATCATTAAATAGCCGCTAGGTGTAAGTGTTGAAACATAAAACCAACATGCTATACTAAATGGAGCGGCGTAATTTCCAACTGGACCACCAACATATCCAATTGCAGTAGAAGTAGCAGCGGTTGGATTTATTGTGTTATAGAATTGATTCCAACTCATATTATTTAAAGACATATTGCCAGCATTATTGCCAGCAAAGTCAATTAAAGTTTTTCCTCCACCTTGTAAAGTTGGACATACAGACCATACACGCCCATTCCACAGATTGGGGTATCGCCAAGATTTCTGCAACGCTTGTGAATAAGTAACTGTCATTGTGTTGGAATCGTATAAGTCCAAGGAAGGGCCGTCAGAATGCATCCGCTGGAAACAAATGACTGTCCGCTGTTATTTAACAAATAGACTTTGAACGATTCAGGCGGAGTTGGTACGCCAATCGCCTGAAGAAACGCGGTTGTTGTTGCCGTACAAACTAAAATCGCATCGGGAGCACGATTAGGTGGAGTTCCGTTTTCCACATTCGTTCCGTCCACTTCTCGCACAAACCAAATTGAAATTATGTTATTAGCCGTCATCGCTGTCATGGTCGGCAGCTTCAACGACAAGTCCATGAATTGATAGTTTTGAGTCTGCGTTGAACTGAAGAGTCCGGACGAACCGCCGACAGAGGAAATCACGCCGCTACCATTGGCGAGCGAGTTCATCTCGGTCGTCTGCATGGAGTAGCTCGACCCGGCGAGGACTAAGACTGTTGGTTGAGTCATGCTGTTCTCCCAAGTGCTGAAAGCAGTAAGGCTCGCACACCCGAATAATCCGTCCCATATCCATTCGCTGCCAGAAACGAGGGAGCAGGCATCGTCGGCGACCAATTCGGATCAGGCACCGTCTGAGACAACAATGTTGTCACGGCGGTATGCTCGGCAGAAGACATGATCGTCTTCGCGACCAAGATCTGAGACCAAGTCGTCAAGGCCGCAATATCTTGACTCTTCACGCAATCGGCAATCTCAATCAGCGTTGTGCTATCGAGAGCGACCAGCGTTGTCGGAGCCGCCTGCATCAACTGAAGAATCGTGACAGGAGCCGGGATCGTGCCTTGCGGAACCGAATTCGGAACCGTTCCATAAGAGCCTGTCAACAGATTGATCAAATGCTGCGTGGAGACGTATCCATCCGCCTGGATGTCGTCAGCACCAGCGGGCGTGAAAAATGACGCATTGGCATCAATAAGAGATTTGAGTGCTGGTCCGTCCATGGATCATCATCCTGATTTTCTACTGATGGCATCATGCCGATTTATGACGGCGGAACATCATCTTTCGCTTTTTGCAGTCCGAACTGAGCCGCAATCGCACATTTCGCCTGACTGACCGCGTCCGATCGCAAGCCGCGAACAATCGCCAGTCCAATAATTCCCCATGCCGCACCCACGGCCACAAACCATTGAAATGTCGGCGACTCCACACTGAATCTCGCCGCGAACCAAGGCGCCGATAAAGGGCCAAAGGCAATCGCACACGACAAATTCCCGAAGATCTCTTGAGCCATTGCCTGACCGTTTTTCGGCCATGAGCAACTGAGGCCGATCAAGACGCCCAAGACACCACCGCCGCCGCAGATTGTGGATGCGACGAAATCCGGATCACCGGGCGTAATTGATGCTAAAATCTGCGATCCGCTCGCGAGCGTGACGAGAGTGATAAGCAACGCTTCCATGCCATGAGTTCCCATATCGTTCACGTCCCTGTGAATCTTCTTCGCAATGGGTCGGATGATACGGCTTTTGGGGATAACTCCCAAGATCAATTCGATAGTCGTCATTGGATTATTTTCTCTCGGAAAACGAAAAAACCTGACCGTAGCGCGTGCGACTTCTTCTTCGCCGATCAGGTTCATCCATCCTTGGATCGTCCCTTGGCCAAGGGATCGTCTCGTTAGGCGGAGGGAACCGGAGCCGGGGCAGGCGTCAAGGCCGCAGTTGCCGTGGCCAAGGTCGCTGCCGAGGCGTTCATTTCGCTGACGATCGACTCCACGGCGGTCGTATCGCCGGGGATATTGTCGATCTGAGCCGTCAAGGCCGTCAATTGGCTTTGCAGGGCCGTAATCGAGGCGGTCGCCGCCGTTTGGTAGGCCGTAATGCCTGCGGACAAGGTTGCATAAGCCGTCGTTAAATCGGTCACAAACTGATCTGTCGCCATTTGCTTCGTCTCCAATGCGGCGATTCGAGTTCCGAATGCAGTCAATTGACTTTGTAAGGACTTGTCTTCGCCGACTAACCAATTAATCCAGTCGATCGCCCATTGCGAGAGACTGCCCTGTTGCGTCACTTAGGATCACCGCCTTCCTGTGTGTAAACGAGGAATGATCGGTCATGATTACTTCGTTGCGACTGCTGCGGGAACCGCAGGAGTCAGTGCCTTCAATGCCGCCAGTACCGTCGTCAAGACCGTTCCCACTTCCGCAGGCACTCCCGGAATCGCGGATTCGATCGAGAGAAGCATCGGACCAACTGTTGCCGCCGTGGAGGCGACACTCGATTCCAGCGTGGCCACCCGACTTAAGGCCGATTGCAAATCCGCTTGCAGCGATTCAATTTCCGCCACCATATTCGCCGGGTTCAATTTCTCGATCTCGGTGGATAGGCTGGTCAAAATTCCCATGATTTTCTCCTCTGTGATTTCGGTAAGTGATTCGAATAAAGAACACAGACACGGTCAACAATGCACAAGCAAACCAAAACACGACGAGCAACGGATATCCGGGGCGATGTGGCCGCGACATACTAATGATCCATTGCGACAGATTCCAGCGAGCCCTCATAGATCCTCCCGAAACGAAACTCGCCTTGTGGTTCGGGGTTTGTGCGGAACATTTCAAATTCGTCGAAGACCATGCGGGCCATATAAGCAACCCATGTCATTTTCAGCGACATCGAATCGTTCGACGGCAATTTTCCATCACCAACAATCAGATTGTCATCGGCATCATGGATGAAATACCGATTGTCGCGAATGGTGATTCGCCAGCAGATACCGTTGCCGTCCGCATTATCGCCGAGATAAACCCAATCCATCGACTGCTTAGAATATTCAGAAATAGAAAGAGACATTTCCACCGTCCTATTATTTCACATCAAAATCGCGGCTCTTGATCCAACGAGAACCACTAAACTCGACGTGGATATTCGAATCCGTAATCACGACCTTTTTCACTGCCAGATTGAACGTCATGAGCCATTTGAGACAAATACTCGGAGACTTATCAAATGTGATTGTGATCGTGTCGCCATTCAGCACACAATCCCACGAAATCTGATCGGGCAAAATAATATCGGCACTCGGATGCAAAAGCCCCCAAATCGCCTCCATCAATTGCACGACCGAATAGATGAATAGAGCATCGTCGAGAACCACGAATTGAGCCGGGGCCGCTCCATAGCCTTGCTTCGGAGTCAACAGGCTTAATTCCAATCCGAATCGTTCCGCATCGAGAAAGATGCGATCTCCAACGATGTCATAGCTAATTGCCATTGTCTTGACCGGTAGTCCAATCGCATTCGGGGCGTCAATCTGCAATCGCCCTTGACGCCCGATCCAGTCTTTCAATCCGAAGTCTTTTGCCGCGAACAGATTCAGTTTCGCTTCGGACCGATCCCACAATCCCGCGATGTGATTCCCTTCGCCGATTCGCTGTCGCAAAATCGCTGCGAACTTTTGAATGCCATTCCGAGCGTGAATCGCTCCCGCTCCTCCCGTCGCCGCATAGCCTTGATGCACTTCGGCAGGCGGCGAATTCCGACCATCGCAGATCTTCGCATAGATTTCATCGGTCGTCGCCAAGCCAACGTGATATCGCAATCCTCCGTCACCGTCTTGCCAGAATGTCACGGGGTTGATGCCGATATCTTCGGGCACATATCGTCGACCTCGCTGAACGAAGATCTTCGGAGGGGCCGCATTCGAATAGGTGAAATGAACGCGACTATCTCCCGGACCATTCGCTTTTTGCATCCAATGACACGGAGCACATCCTTCACTCACATAGGTCGTCGCTTCGATGGCCGTATGAGTAATCGGCTGTGCAACCATCGCCGGAATCTCTAATCGCATCGGAGCCGAAAGACTTCCGAGACCGGACGGCAAACCCAACAAAGGGGAGGACGACCTTTGCTGAGCGATCACGGTCCCGGAAGTGTCTTTTGGTGTCCCGATCGGCTCGTCGACTTGAAACAATGCCATTCCGTCCATCGACTCGATTTGATGGGCGAGATAGGCTTCTCCGGCATTCTGAACAGTGATGACCGGAACGCCAGTCACTTCCTTGAGAACGCCTTCCGGAATAGCGATCAGAGTCGTTTTAGTGGTCCTTTTGACAATGTCCCCTTCGACCACCACGCAGACTTTTCCATCGCACAAATTCAGCGTCACCAGTTCGAATTTCCCGGCATCGGAATTGGCCAGCTTCAATTCCATGATTCGATAATTCGCCGCATTCAATTTCTCTTTCGCCGTCTCCAATTCATCTTGCAGAACCGCAACAATCGGATGCTGCGGATTTGGTTCTTCGGCGGGAACCGGTTGAATTATTTCAATCGGCGTAGGACTCGGGATCTCATCAATCGGCAACGGAACTTCGCCCACTTCCGTAGATGGTTTCGATTGGAAGGTGTCCGATTGCAATGCAGGCCGCTTGTGTTTGGCGGCATAGACAATCGCTTCGGCAATCGCAACATGTTCTTTCGGTCCCGCAAAGATCGCGATCGCAGACAGTAGGACAAACCCAAGAACTGCCAATATCAAAACGAGCAATCGCCATGTCAGCATCGGCTTCGGGACCGACGAACCGCATTCACTGCAATTGGGTCCATGCACATGCACGACGGCATCCTGACATTTCCAGCAGACTTTATCGGAGAATTTGAAAGACATTTGACGTCCTTATAATTTGACTATCGAAAAACACTCGATCCTTGAATGTCGCAACTGATGCGTTCAGCGGCATTGCCTAATCCTTCCAATACGCTCTGTCGAACAGCGTAGGAGCCAGGACGCATTTGTTTGCTGACAGTCGCTCCATTGCCGTTGAGCACTTGAATTGATGGCGGATATTTGACACCCAGTCCCCACGAATTTTGAATCAGGAAGGCCGTCTCGTTGCTCGGTAATGTGCAGCATCCTACGCACTCCGTATCATGGCCCGCATCGGTATCCGGCTCAACCGTTCCATAGGGACCGACAATCACTCGCGAATAGCCGAAGACTTTTGGAAGGCAAATGTGTCCCCAATCCTTTGAGGCGATGGCATCCGCATATTCATCCCACGAGTCTGAGGAATGGCATTGAACCTGATGTCCTGTCGATGCGTTCAGTACATCACCCGGAACGCCAGAGTTGTTCCAGTCAATGGCGAAATGTTCTTGCGGTTGGCTGAGATCAATAGACCCGTAGACATCGCGTTTCAGATATCCATGCTGTGAATAAAATGCGGCGGCATCGGCTCCAGCCAAACCATCTGGACAATTGCCGCATCGACAACCAAATGGATGCGTCTTTTGCCATCGCGTATTTCGCTCAAAACCGTACATAGGCTCAAACGCAACCAATTGCGATTCGCCCATAATCTCGCCATCGACGATTCGCGAGTTAATCACATCTTCAATGGCACGCGACGAGCCTTGGCCCACGCAATTATGAACAAGCATTCCATTGGCATAGTAAGTGTGATCCGCTTCCACTTCGATACTATGGACACTGCATCCCGTCACTCTCGCGAAGCTTGCCATTTTTACTCGATCAAACGATCGACTCAGATTTGATTCCGATTTATTGGCTGTTAACGTGCCGATTCGATTGCCGGTCTCGATTTTGTAGGCCGGAGCAAATTCAGGACGAAGCCATGCTCCGGCAAGCCCCGGAAAGTGAGCGATTAAATGATCTGGAGTCACAATGCAGCATCTGCCAGACTCAACCGCATCAAACGAAAGTAAATCGCCGCTATATTTTCTCACGCCAATATCAGACACTCGACGTGATTCGTCGGTATGACTCAAAACGCGATCGCCGATCACAACTTCCTGGATGGGCTTCTCGGTTTTGTCCGCCATCAAAATCATAACGCCCGCTGGATGGCAGGTTCCGCGTGCCTGATTGTTCGGATCACGCCATTTTCCATTCAGTTTCATCTCATCATCTTGGGCCGCAATCCAGTGAATCCCCGCCGCTTGTCGTCGCTTCCAATAGCCCAACATCGACGGACGATCAGCGGCATAAGAGAACTGAAAACCAGCAGCAGCAATGCGGCCTTTGGCATCGTCAATTCTTGTGGCAGAATAAGTCCATCCAAAATTCGTGGGCATCGTTTACTCTCCAGCCGCTCGAACAAAGTACGGCGAATCCTCATCACACAACAACCAGACTTCGTCATCAGCTATTTCATGGCGAGACTGAACTGACTTGATCCACTCATGGAGAGTATTGGCCTTCCATTCCTTCGACACGAATGGAATCTGATTTGGATCGCACTGAGCAACAATTTCTGTCTTGTTCAGATCGGCTCGCTTTTGGCGATGCAATTGTAGGAGCATTACTTATCCCGCCACTCATTGGCACCGAAAATCAATTCCGCGACCACAATCAAAATCACGCCGCCGACAATCGCACAGAACAACGAAACAGCATTCGCATTCCAGAGGACTTCCGAGTAGGTAAGCACGTCACATTCCTCGCAACGTTTTTGCGTCATCAGGCGTCAGAGGCCTGACTTTTGTATCAATCCCCGGAAACGCTTTGTAAAACGAATCCTTGCCATTGTCGTCGATTTCACCGACTTGCCGGAGTCGCTTGACGATCAGTTCTAACGATTCGGAATCGGGGATCAGATCAATGCCCTTCATATTCGACAATGCGTTGCCTTGCAGATCCTTGCCATCGACATAGCTCGCAATATCAGACCAGACGGTTTCCTTGCCGATGGGAGTCGATGGATTCGTATCGCCGGTCGGGACCGAGAGCGGACCGCAACCGCACAAGAGCAGTGCGATCAGAACAACGAAAAACGTCTTTTTAATCATTGGTTATGCTCCCGCGACTGGGGCAGCAGGAACAGCCGGAGCAACTGGAGCCGCAGGCGGTGTCGGATCGGCATACCCGCTGTATTTGAACACAATCACGCCGTTCTCGTGCGAGGTCGTGACGCCTTGAATCAGGCTGGCCGAGTCAATCAGAGCGAACACAAATCGACGCTGAGCCGCTCGATTCGTTTTGTCCGCCATATAAGCCGCGAACGATTGAGCCAATTCAGGTAATGGAGAACTCGTTGGAGCGACCGACTGTCCCGACGACGGGATGACGCCAGCAGGAAACTTGATGTGTCCCACAATCCACAGAATAAAACTGGAACTGGTGAAACCGAGCGTCCCAAGCAGTGTCACCACAAATGACGCCCAGCCCGGAGTCGTCACCTGCACGCCGCCCGGACCGGCTCCTTTGGCCACTAACGGCACGACCGTTGCGTCCGAGATAACGAATAGCAGCGAGCCACAGATTGCAGCCCCGATCAGAGAAATCAACAATAACTTGTTCCGCGTCATGCTCCATCCCCTCGCATCTAAATTGGATGTCTTCATCCAGAGATAAATAAGTCGCTTATTTATGGCGGCTGTCATTGCCGCTCCGAGTTTCGTGTCGAAAGCATACTGAAAAATGGGATTATGAACAATCGGGGTTCAGGATTTCAGCAAATCTCCCCATTTCTGATGAATCCGTGCCAGTGACCTGACGCACTCGCATCAATCGATGGTGTTACGTTCATTGTCTCGAAGTCTGGCCGGTCAATCGACCAAGCGAACTCCGGTTTTGGCGGAACGACGATTTCGTTCCAGTCGTCTCCCAATCCAGCTTTCAGGATCTCCCACGATTCCTGCCGTGTCATTGGGATATTCTTGCATGTCAGCCAGACATTTTGGCAATGAGGACATCGGAAAACGAACAAGTTCGGATGAATCCATCGCGGCTCTAGTTCAGTGAGTTTCATGCGGCTAATTATTGACTAACTCGCGGCATTACCGATAGATCAATGAAGGCCGTATGATGCAAAATAATCGTCCAACACAATCGGCCGTGCAGTTTCAATTCCGGTTCTCGCAGATCGACGGAAACCCATTGCCCATCCACAAATTTGGCGGATTCGCTCGGCCCGTCATGCGAGCATTCATTCGCAATCGCTTCGTAGAGCGTTCTGGCATCTAAAGCGGTTTCCGTCCAAGGAACAGCGACGAGATCGAAATCACGTTGTAATGATCCGTGAACCGCCAAGGCATAGCCATGCGATCGAGCAATCGCCGCTAGTTTCGGATAGAGACAGCAATAGGACGGGGCAAATGTGGGATCTTTCATCATTGCTCCTCAATGACAAAATCCGCATGGAGATAGACCCATTTCCCTCTCGACTTGAATTCCAGAAATCCGCCGGTTTTGTCGAAACTCCAATCTTCCGCCGTCCATTCGTTTCCGAGAGATCGCACTCGGAAACGAGATAATTTTGTATGGCTATCGGATTTCAGCGGTGTGACTTGGGCGCACACAATACTAGACCCACTCACTGACGCATCAATCCAAGCAATCAGGAAAATTAATATCATGCCGCATATACACCCGCACAATATCGTAGCCGACTGTGGCCGACACTCATTCATCTGATAGCCCCTTGTTCAATATGTTCCCACAATAATTAATTCTCATCGCGAATCTTTTGCAACAGTCGCATGCATGCATCGCAACCGTCAAAGGACCCGTTCGCTGCAAACTCCTGTCGCAGAGACATGATTTCCTCGATGACTGACTCGATTACTGCCTCCTGGACGGCACCAGCTGTCGAATCCCAAATCGTTTCCTCAGTGCTTGAAAGATCTCTCCATTCTCGATCTTCTCGAATGTGCCATTCAGCCCACGCTTCGAAAGCAAGCTGGCCCAGGGATTTCTTGTCACTCATCTTTTAATGCCTCCTGAAGTCGTCTTAGACATGCTCCGCTTTCGTCATCATCCAAAGTATCCGAACAGATTCCGATCGCTTTCCAGACCCGATCCATCACTCGCTCTTGAATCGTTTTCGCTGCGGCTTCGAATGTCGCTTTATCGTCCTCATAGGTTCCGATCCATCCATTGCGTTCAATGGAACGGTCAAGGATGTCGACTCCGTACAAACTGTCGAAGAGCAGTTCCCCAAGTGTTTTATTATCGTTGATCATTCCTCATTTGCTCCACTTCTGGCATGGCGTCAAATCCGCAATCATTACACTCCCAACCAGTATCAAGTTCGCCACCGCATTCCGGACATAGATCATTTTTGATATGCCATGAACGAGTTTTCCCGTCACGAAGCTGTTTGAAAATTCGATTCAGGATTGGCGGATTCTGATTATCTTGGATCTCCATTATCAAAATACCTTTCGTTCCCAACCCGCATTTTTCGGCAGTTTCTTTTCCTGAACAAACGTCAGAAACCAGAATTTATCCGCACACGCTTTCGCTCGCACGGTGGATGCCTCATTGATTGGGCCGCTTCCTTTTACGTCCACGATTTCAATTGTGAGATCGGCCAGAAGTACCAGAAAGTCGCCTTTGAATCGAGCATCCTCCGCGAATTTAAACGTCACTGCCTCGAACCACCAACCAAGAATCTCACCCTTCAACCGACGTTCTTCTAGACGAACGGCATACGATTCCTCCGTCCGATTCATTTCCCCGTCAACGTGCCGTTTTCCGTAACGGCCTTCTGATTTCGATAATGCCTTGACTTCAAGATTGGCAGCACTTTGGTTCATTTTCTCTTGTTTGAGAACATCAGTCGCTGATTTATTTTTCGCTATTCCGACACGGTTCAGCAGCGACGGATTCGCCAGAATCGCCTTCATCTCATCCTGCGTGACTTCGCATTTTGTCAGGGGCTTCCGCACTGTTCGTCCTTCATCACTGGAAACTCTCCCATTGCCACTTCGCACATTCGCTGCAAGATCAAGCTCGCCTTATCAATTGTCGTTTGAGGCAGGTCTGTAATTTCCTGATTGTTCATAACTTTCAACGCCCATTCGATATCCAGCTTCATCTGGCGAACCGACGATTTCAACTTCAGTTTCCGACAATGTTCTTTCGCATTCGCAATCAGAAACGGCCAGAGCGGTTGAATATCCCAGTCGATCTGAAACGCCGTCTCCAAGGCCGATTTCAACGCTTCCTGCGGCTTCGCCATCGCGAGAGTGATTTCATCCGACATCCCCGGAAAGTCGTTAGGATTCAAATCCTTCGATTTGGACGCGACGATTGCGATGATGCCGAGAGCCTGATGACTGTCCATATCACGACACCTTTTCTTGGACCATCATTTGATAATTCCGCTTAAAGTCTGGGTCGTTCAAATTCTCTGCGGCCCAACTCAAATAACCGGTCGGACACTTACCGATTTCGTTCCCGCAATATTTCCCAAACCGAAAGATATACTTCGATCCCGTCTGCTGACTTAACTTGTCAATCACCGCCCCCGCCTGCCCCTTCGTGAACTCGCACGCCTTTTCATGCGAAATCCCCAATCGGATCAGAAACTTGACCTGACTATCCGTCGCTCCACCCCGACGCATGCCGATGCCAATCTGTTGCGGAACCACCGCTCCCGACAAGCCAACCGCCTGAGTGCGATATTGGACTTCCGCCTTCACGGATGCCCGGCGTGAGGCTTCGGCTGCGTGTTTGATTCGCTCGGCTTCTGCACGTTCCTTGGCGAGTCGCTCCCGCTCCTCTTTCTCCATTTGGGCTTTTTTCTTTTCGTCCTCAATCTCCTGTTCAATTTCTTCGAGAACATCTTGAACATCGGCGGTATCGCCATTTCGCAAGCGAGCCTTCGCCGCTTCGATAATATTTTCTTCGTATTCCCCCCCCAAAACGTCCACGGCTGTAATGAGGTTGTGCTTGCCAGAATCGCCCGTGAAATCTAACACGGACATTGCCGGTTTCGCAGAAACAGAAATCGCCCATTTGCGTTCTTCTGCCGTGTTCCATTTATCAACAATTCCCGGCAGCGGGCGAGTCCCACGTCCGATACGTTGCATATAGCGACTGATGGACTTCGTAGGTGCCGCATTGACGATCACATCGACTAACGAATCAAATCCTTCACTGAGAACGGAGCAATTGAGCAAAAACTGGAATTGCCCCGATCGGAACTTTCTCAAAATCAAATGACGATCTTCTTTTGGCGTGTCGTCTGTAATGACTTCTGCTGAAAATGGCAAATAACGATTGAAGATTTCGCACATCAATCTCGCGTGAGCTTTTGTCACGCAAAATACGACTGTTGGACGCCCATGAGATTCCTCGATCGTTGGCTTCACGACCGCATGAATCATTTTTTCCTGTTGCTGAATCTGCTCAATCTGGACTGGCGTCAATTCTGACGTTGCTTCGATGACTGAAGACGATCCGCCCATCATGACCGTCGCAAGATCGTCTTGATTTAAATCACCGCCAAAACTACGGCACTTACTGAAATCCAATCCTTCGATGACAACAATCTTTTGCTCAATAGGAACGAGCCATCCTTCATCAATCGCATCGACAAGATTCATTTCATAGGCGACCGATTCGTACACATCACCGAGAGCTTTTTTATCCCCGCGTTGAGGAGTTGCTGTCGGCCCAAGAATTCTCAATTGCGGATTTTGCAAGAGAAAATAAGTCAGCACAGCCCGAGCCGATTTCGAAACGGAATGATGTGCTTCGTCATATACAATTAGCCCGACCTGACCGTCCAGTTTTGCTCGTCGCTTTGGTCGTGAGAGAGTTTGAATCGAAGCCACCACGACCTTGGGTCGGTGCCCCATTATTCCTGGATGAATTGACTCTTTCCTCTCTCCCATTTCAATGCCGGTTGCTTCATCTAAATGAATCCCGATTTTTTCTGCAGCCTGATCAATCAATTCTTCCGTATGAGCAATAACAAGAACTCGACCCATATCATCTGGCCAACGCAACACGACTTCGGCAAGCATGCACGTCTTGCCGGTCCCGGTTGGGGCAATCATTAGGCACGACTGATAAGTCTGCCAAGTGCGATAAACCGCGTCGACGCATTCTTCCTGATAGGGACGTAATTGAAAGAATCCCGTGCCGCCGGGTTTCGGAACGATAGGAATCAACTTCGGAACAACTGGCACTTCGGGGTTCAGATCCGCTTCCGAATAATCAATGGCCGACCCGATGGCGTCTTCAATCCATGAATCGTCGGTCACCGATATTCCCCTTCAAAGGGTTGCTTGGCCAGCCACGCCTTATCTTCTTTCGTTAGCGTCCGACCCTGTCCATGAGAAGTAAAGCCGCATCCTTGACAGTGCTTGCACGACTTAACTGGCTCACCCTTGCATCCAGCACAAATCCGCTCATAGACCGCTTCCTTCAAGTTCTCCCGGATCTGATCGCAGAGACGCTCGGCATCTTGTTTGTGGAAATAAAAACCGCCCGGCGATTCAGAGAATTCCAAAATGCGTTTCTTGAGAGCGGCAACGTCTTTTTGGAGGGCGAGAACAACAAGAGCGGATGGAATCACCTCTTTCAAACAGGCCGGAGCATTCGTGGTGTCGACCGATTGTGAGGCATCGAATTCTCCAGGATTGAATGTCGTTCCGCCTGACGGCTTGCCGGTATATTCCGTTTCAGGGACCGCTGTCGGCACCGCAATCGACGGAGCGATAGGAGCCGAATCTTCCGGCAATTCCTCACTGTTTTTTTTGACGGCCACTCGTTTTTGTTCCGATTTTCCGCCTCCTCCCGTCGGCGGACGACCGCGAGCGGGCTGCGTTCGACTCGGCAGGATTTGATCGGCAATCTTTTCCAAGATCTTTTTGGTAATGGAGTCCGTCTTGCCGCCCGATTGTTTGAGAGCCTCGGTCCACACATCGAGCCACTGCGATTCATCGTCGCCAATCTTCCGCAGCATCTGGGCATGAGCATCTGAGAATGGCAACACAATCTCAATTCCCCGTTCCTCGGCGAGCAGACCCATTTTGATCAAGGCTTCGCCCGCGTTCATTAACTGAATGCCTCGCGGCTGGCTGAAGGAAAACCCCTCGCCTTCCAAATACTCATTCATTGACTTATAGCCACCCAAACTCCATGTGCCCATCTCCCGGATTTTGTAGAGATTGATGGCCATTTTCGGAATGCAGCCCGTGGCCTCTTTCTGTCCCTGTTTCCAAGCTAACTCGCATTCCTTGTGGGCTTTTCGCTGCGTCGACGTGACGATCAATTCCGCTTCAACCATTTCCAATTCCTTTGTTGTTGTTTTTTGGCAAATCGCCCACTCAGAAAATCCCGCAGACGATGCCCCATTCGACTGTGCATTCGCCGCCGACAATCGACATCGCGTCTCGGAATGCCGACGTCATATTGCGAAACGCTTCCGTTTCCCGTCGCACGAGATCCATACTGATATCTGTCGGGCGTGGATAATCGCAGTCATCAAATCTCATCGTCCGAGTGATTCCAGGTACTTTGATATTGGGAGTCAAATACCGCCTCGTATCATCATGATCACGAGCTTCGCCTTCGCCGTCACGAATGACGTGCTCAAACGACTCGATCAGTTCTTGCGACACGTCCTCTGCCACCAGAGAGGGGCCGACATAGACACTCAATTTCATGCTCATGATTCTGTCTCTTTTTCGGCATCTTTCGACACATCGAAACCGCATGTTGAACAGATGCCGGAGGAAACGTTCAACGCATAGTTCTCACTGCCACAATCCTCTTTCGGGCAGCGAATCAAATAAATCTGAGTCTTACCAAGACCACGGAATGCCGCCCCCTTCCCATTGCTGAAGCGGATATTCACATGGTCGCGACCTCGCTGCTTCGCTTCGGCTTCGGTTTGCATATCGCGATACGTCAGCATTCATCATCCCTTAAAATGGAACGTCGTCACTGTTCGAATAGTCCGATGCCGGTTCCGAGGAACCGCCGGACGAACCACCTTCCTCGGTAGATTCCGAGCGTCGATTCCCGTTCTCGCCGGACTTTCCGCCGAGCATCACCATCGACTCGCCGATCACTTTCACTTTCGATCGCTTGGCTCCCGTTTCCTTATCGTCCCATGTCTCTTGTTTAAGTTTCCCCGAGACGAGGATTTGTTTGCCTTTCGTCAAATACTGACCGCAGACTTCCGCAATCTTTCCGAAGAACGTCACCTCGAAAAACGAGCACTCCTCGACTTTCTGGCCGGATTTGTTCGTATAACTCGAATTCACCGCGAGGCCGAATTCGCAAACGGCCGTTCCACTCTGAAGGAATTTCTGTTGCGGATCACGGGTAAGATTGCCGATCAATGTCACTTGATTAAACGAGGCCATGAAGTTCCTTTACGGTTGAATGTCATTCGTCGTCAAAATCCGGGTCGGCTGCGAAAGACGTTTGAATATAGGCTTCCGAAAAATCCCGGTCGCGGATTCTCTTCAAAATCGCCCGACGAAGCAAACACGCAGAATCGCCTTCCGCCTTAGTCAATCGAAAATAGTTTCGCCACAGTTGCTCTTCAGTTTCCGTCGCCTTTTTTCTCTGCTGTTCCTGACTCAGTCGCTCCGGCTTGGGAATTCCCATCAGTTGCACCTTCTTCTTTCGACTTCGACGAACAAACAAATACCGCTGGCTTCCCCAAGAATTTCTTAACACCCCGCCGCATCAACGTTCCCGGCGAAGGCATCAGACGCAAACCGTAACATCGCTCGCCAAATGCTTCGATTTCGCGGGCCTCAATTCGCACTTTATGGCCGATTGTTTTGAATCCGTCTGATTCGCCCGTCACCATATGCAGCACTTCTTGCGACGTGGAATTCAGCACGAGCAACTTGGTTGTTTCCTTGAAACCAAGGCACGGATGCTTAATCGGCTTCTTATCGGCCCCTTCCAGCGACATCGCCGGATGAAACTTGTCGATCGTCAATAGAAATGATCGAAACGATTGGTTATGCACCATATCCGACGACCGCAAAAATCCTGAACCGAGATCATATTTGGAGAACATTTCCTCGCTCGGCTTATCGCTCGCTTTTGCCATATCTCGCCTCCAACGACTTTCGTTCCGCTACTGGACAAATTCGCCGCAACGCTTCATCGCTCAGATGAAAATCAACATCTCGCAAACCACATTCACACACACGTCGCAGCCCGAACTCATGGCCCCATCGAATCGCCCGCAACTGCACAATCCTGTCAGTATTTCGCCTGCGTTCGTCATTGGCCTGAATTTTCCATCGCATTTCTTCGATCGTATCCGCTCGTCCCTCAAAATCACCGCAGTTGAACGAAAATGTCATCGTTCACTCCAACGATGTCAGTTGATAATCAACCTGCGAATAATGAGCGCCTGGATTAACGGCTTGCATGGAAAAAATAACCCGGAATACGCAAACAGATTCAATAGTAGGCCGATCCCATCCGTCCCATACGCCATCCACTTTTGACGTTTCATGAATGAACGACCGCAGTCGATTAGCTTGATCAATCGCCTGTTGTTCCGAACCATAAAACCATGTTTCCGTATCACAGTGAACGCCCCATAGTTTTTTCATCCTTCGAACTCCACAACTTCATCATCATTGCCTTCATTAAAGTCCCATGGACCAACCACCATCGTCGGTTCCCATCCGTCATTCCAATTGCCTGACTCTTTTCGGGCTGCGAATTCTTTCAATTTCTTGCGAACGAAATCCTTGGCGATTTCGCGGCTCCGCTCATCAAACCATCTCGTCTCAACGCGATACAGCTTCACGGTTTCGACGGCCCAGAATCGAAAGACCGAAGGCAATCCATAATGCGTCTCGGCAATCAGACTGTAGAACGCATCCTGAATGGGATAACCAAACTGTTTGGCAGTTCGATTCCAATCCGCTGGGGCAATCCGTTCGGTGGTTTTCACATCCCAAATCCGCACCATATCCTCGAAAACTGAGTGGATGTCGATCTTGCACCGACACGCCACGCCTTCAACGATTGCATCCAATCGCTCCTCGAACTTCGCTCCCGAGTTCACGATCGGGCCGAGATCACTGGAATAGACGGCTGCGACGACTTTCTCAATCTGCTCAATCTGATCTTCCTTCATCGCGACGACAGGAAAAATCTTCTCTCGGAACTCTGCCGCTGCACTTCCAATTAATCCATCTTTTTTGTTCATGCAGCTTGACGGATAGACACGCACGAGATCGTCGAGACTCTTTTTCTCCAATGTGATCGCATGAACGACTTTACCGACTTCCGTAAATCGCGTCGCCTCTTTCTTCGCCAGCTTTTTCGTGATGAACGTATGGTAATATTCAAGCGGCGAATGGACGAACAGCTTGAACTGAGTGCAGCTAAGACTGTCGGTTTCTTCGTGGTATGATTCGGAGTATGGCATTTTAAATTCGCTTTCAATCACACGCCGACATACTTCGGACGCCAGTAACCATCATCGCTCTTCGCAAAGTCGCCGAACATTAACGGCTGTTCCACGGCAATCATCTGAGCAATCCGACTGAACACATGCAAAATTTCTTCTTCTGCGACCGGCGAACAACGCATCGTCAACACATGACGGAGAGCACGGACATTCCCGGTCCACACACCGCCAGTTGCAACTCCAAGCCCCACAATTCTTCGGAGACAACTCGTCACCAGTTTTTTGTAGGCGAAGTTTTTGTCAGTCGATTCCATGTCCCAGATCTTCAATAATTCTCCGTAAATGATTTCTTGGTGCCGAAACGCTTGCATGAACAATTCGCGGCTATTGTATTTTTTGTTGAGGATCTCTTCGGGATCTCCCTCTTGATCTTGCAGCGATGTCGGCATCCAAAACGGAATCGTCTTATCAAAACGAATGAACCGCAGGGAACCTTCGCTGATCGCCCAACCCGCACGATGCCTGTTCATTTCCGCTGTGAAGACACGCGATACATTCTCAATCGCGAACGTGAAGACTGAGTGTTCAAGGACCGACCCGTGGCCGCTCGCGAGAATGTTGTCGAAGTATTTCACATAGTCGCTGCGAATCTGCGTGACGTTTGGATTAAGACCCGCTTCGAAACTCATGTAACACCGCTTTCCAGCTAATGCGACGAGCAATGCAGGATCGCTCACAGAATCTGAATCAGGAATTTCGAATTCGGTTGCACCCAACGAATCGAGCCACTGTTTCACGGCTGCTTGGTCGACTGTGGTTTGGGCGATTTTGAAGATATTGATGTCACGTTGTTCGGGCATGTCTTTTGTTCCTCTTCTTGAATGAGACGATTTAAATACCACTGGGCTTTCTTCAGATCTTCGATTCCATTCTTGTGTCGGAATCGGGCCACATATTTAACCACGTTTCCGTCGCAGAAACCGAGGCCCCAATCCTCGATCGCTTCGATGACCTCAATGTTTCCAGAATTATAATGAGCTGGATGATTCACAGCTTCTTTGATCGGCATTTTTGCCATTATTCATCCACTCCATAACACATTCGATAGGCATCATCAGTTGTGTCGTCATAATACTTCCGCAATACATTCGTCGCCGCGAATCCTTGCGACTGAAAGAACAACTGAGCGTCGAGATTCGTCTCGCGAACCTCTAACACAATTGACGTTCGACGTTGTTCCAGGATTTTCTTTTTCATCCTCTCGACCAGCGAGTAACCGATACCGGTATGCCGATGTTTCGGAGCAACCGCGAAGTTCAGCAGATGCAATTGAGTTTTCAATAACTCATAGATTGCATATCCAAGAATGGATTCGTTTCTTTCCGCAACCAGAGCAATGACGTTTCGGCGTCGCAGGGTGCCCAGATAATCTTCTCGCGTCCATGGAAATTCGAACGACTCGTTCTCAATCTCCAGAATCTCCGGCAAATCACGGCTGATTGCCCATCGTACGAGAACGTGAGCCCTTGGAGTCGTCATGGATTTTTGGCCGAAAAGTCGCATGTTTACACCATTGCCGGATCATGAGTAAAGATCAGTCGAGCCACACCTTTTATCAAATCGGCATCGGAAATGAGCACTCCTCTTATGGCACATGAATCAAAGTATTGCACGATCTCTGCACCGGCAGTCCAATGCCATTGCTCCGGCGTCTTCATCGAATCATACGGCGACATCGTTTCATGAGCATCGCGGACCACGACATCGCCATCTTCCCAGACAACTCCCTTCAGGGCAGTCGTCATCACCAGCTTCGCTTTCGTGCGGATCGTTTCCACCGTTTCTGGCGTGATCGTGATGATGATATCGGCATTCGTGCTGGACTCAATCATTTGCGTCGACATGGACTTCTCCTACGGCTGTTTTTGGCTTCGTATTCAGTACAACGAACGATTCATCGGAATGGTTCACGTAAAAATGAACGCGGCGAACAATTTTCTGTTCGCCGCGTTAAATCATTTGTCGGAGGCCGGAGCTTTTGCGAATTAAATGTTGAATTCGTGATTGGTAATCATGATCAATCCCTTTCCTAAATAGAGTTCCGACTGAGTTCATCAATCTCATCGAGATATCTCCCCGATTGGGTGGGGAACCAAACCAATCGCTCCATCTGCGAATCGAGCCAGTCGATTCCATTTTGCACTCGCTGCGGAATTGATAATTCGATCATGGGGAGTCTCCTTTGGCCTTTGCAAGAATTTTGCGGGCTTGGATTCGGAAAAATACAGCATCATTCTCATCAGCCGCGTTTACGAGATCTTGCAAGCACTGGAACAATTCAGGAGCCGCTGCAAGCAGTCGGCAGTCAGCCGCACTTTGTTCGTCAATCAATGGGCGAACATCCGCGTCCAGTGTGGTACAAATGAACTTTTGCGGACGCGATTTCGTATAAACCGCACACGGTCGATCGACATCCGGATTGCCTGTGGGATGCATTTTAATTTCGTTCGTTTCCCACGGACCCGGCGTATAACCTTTCATCATTCAATTCCTTTTCCTGTTTTTGGTCGTTCTCAATTCCACGGTATTTTCCGGATGAATCACCGCTCGTATTTCCTTGCCATCAATCACCGCCAGGACAGAGAGCATTCCTCCAATCACGTGCCCACGGTATTCCACTTTGGAATCCATTGGAATGATTGTGCCGTCTTCAGTTGTGGCATCACACCAGAGTGTCAGTTTCATCGTTTTTGCTCCCCGACAGAAATTAGGCTCGCCGAATCCAATGAGACGGCACTCGATGCATGGCCGTCATCCCACTTCACGAGAATTCGCCAGCCTCGATCAGGAAATGCTCGCTCGACAATCCCGCGAACGATTTCGCCATTGTCTTCTTGGAATGCGACTGGATCACCGATCTTGATTTTCGAGAGTTCAATCGACATGCGATCCCCTTCCTATTGCGGATTCAATTCGGAGAGAACTTCTCACGAAGGCGTCGGACACTCGCTCCATGCGTTCAATGAGGAGCGTCTGAAGCTTGATCTGAACGTCCATCTTGGCAGAGAAGTCTTCTAGAGCCGACGCCAGCCGGAGAGCCGCGATTTCGAATCCGCCGGATTGCAATTCAATGTCTTGTGGCATTTCATTCGTCCTCATCATTCGCACTTCGCCAACTGACCATCCTTCACCTGATACCACGTATCAGCAAGGATTCCATTCTCGCCAACTTTTCCGGTCAAAAATCGCCATCCATCCGCGTCTGTCCAGAAAGAAATCGCGAATGCACCTTTCGAGCCGACCTTGATGCGACCATTTTTTGCGGCGATGGCTCCAATGCTATTTTCTCCCGACATTTCCAATCGGGCATCGTATCCAGAACTGGCCAATTGGGCATCGTTTCCAGAACTGGCCAATCGGGCACCGTATCCAGAACTGGCCAATCGGGCATCGTATCCAGAACTGGCCAATTGGGCATCGTTTCCAGAACTGGCCAATCGGGCACCGTATCCAGAACTGGCCAATCGGGCACCGTATCCAGAACTGGCCAATTGGGCATCGTATCCAGAACTGGCCAATTGGGCATCGTATCCAGAACTGGCCAATCGGGCATCGTTTCCAGAACTGGCCAATTGGGCACCGTTTCCAGAACTGGCCAATTGGGCATCGTTTCCAGAACTGGCCAATTGGGCATCGTTTCCAGAACTGGCCAATCGGGCACCGTATCCAGAACTGGCCAAT